AAGCCAGTGGACCCCGTGAAGCCCGTGGCGCCTGTGAAGCCGGTGGCTCCCGTGAATCCCGTGGCGCCTGTGAATCCCGTGGCGCCTGTGAAGCCGGTGGACCCCGTGAATCCCGTGGACCCCGTGAAGCCAGTGGACCCCGTGAAGCCGGTGGACCCCGTGAAGCCGGTGGCTCCCGTGAACCCCGTGGCGCCTGTGAATCCGGTGGACCCCGTGAAGCCAGTGGCTCCCGTGAATCCGGTGGACCCCGTGAATCCCGTGGCGCCTGTTGGACCAGTTGCAATTGCTCCCGTGGACCCCGTGAAGCCAGTGGCTCCCGTGAATCCGGTGGACCCCGTGAATCCCGTGGCGCCCGTGAAGCCAGTGGGTCCACTCACTCCTTGGTAACCAGTCACGCCCTGGGGACCCGTGTATCCGGCGGTACCCTGCGGTCCCACAGGACCCTGCAGTCCAGAGTAACCCTGGGGGCCCGTGAACCCCTGTGCACCTGTGAATCCCGTGGCTCCCGTGAACCCCTGTGCACCTGTGAATCCCGTGGCTCCCGTGAATCCCGTGGACCCCGTGAAGCCCGTGGCGCCTGTGAATCCCGTGGCTCCCGTGAACCCCTGTGCACCTGTGAATCCCGTGGACCCCGTGAATCCGGTGGACCCCGTGAAGCCAGTGGCTCCCGTGAACCCCGTGGCTCCCGTGAACCCTTGTGCACCTGTGAATCCCGTGGACCCCGTGAAGCCGGTGGCTCCCGTGAATCCCGTGGCGCCTGTGAATCCCGTGGCACCAGTCAACCCTTGTGCACCTGTGAATCCCGTGGACCCCGTGAAGCCGGTGGCTCCCGTGAATCCCGTGGCGCCTGTGAATCCCGTGGCACCAGTCAACCCCGTGGGTCCACTCACTCCTTGGTAACCAGTCACACCCTGGGGACCTGTGTATCCGGCGGTACCCTGCGGTCCCACAGGACCCTGCAGTCCAGAGTAACCCTGGGGGCCGGTGAACCCCTGTGCACCTGTGAAGCCAGTGGCGCCTGTGAATCCCGTGGCTCCCGTGAATCCGGTGGACCCCGTGGCGCCTGTGAATCCGGTGGACCCCGTGAATCCTGTGGACCCTGTGGACCCCGTGAATCCCGTGGCTCCCGTGAATCCCGTGGCACCCGTGAAGCCGGTGGACCCCGTGAATCCCGTGGCACCGGTGAAGCCTGTGGCACCTGTGAATCCTGTGGCACCCGTGAATCCCGTGGCTCCCGTGAATCCCGTGGCACCGGTGAAGCCTGTGGCACCTGTGAATCCCGTGGCTCCCGTGAATCCCGTGGCACCGGTGAAGCCTGTGGCACCTGTGAATCCGGTGGCACCTGTGAACCCCGTGGCACCCGTGAAGCCTGTGGCACCTGTGAATCCCGTGGCTCCTGTTGGACCAGTTGCAATTGCTCCTGTGGCTCCAGTCCATCCCGTGAGACCTGTGGGTCCCGTGAGACCGGTGGGACCCGTCGCAATAGCACCCGTTGCTCCAGTCCATCCCGTGGAACCTGTGGGTCCCGTGAGACCGGTGGGACCCGTCGCAATAGCACCCGTTGCTCCAGTCCATCCCGTGGAACCTGTGCCGCCCTGAGCACCTGAAATCTCAAACACTGAAATGGTCGGCCCACCCACCTCACCGAAATCAACAGTTCCGCCACTACCCGCCAATGCAAGACCGCCAGTAGGTATGACCAACGAATACGTATAAGTTCCCGCGACAGGATTGTCAATGACTGCAAGTGAATAGGGCACATTCACGTTTGCAGCCGTGTCTTCAGCCATCTGAACTTGACCAAGAGGCGTAGACCCGCGGTACAGCTGAAGCTTCACCCAGTTGTCTCCAACTCCCGCAGCCAATGGGTTGAAGTCACCATACGCAGTGACGTGGATTGGGAAGCCACTTGTCGTGAGTGTCGTGCTGATGAGCGTATATGGGAGAGTTTGGGACTGCGCTATCGAAATCTTCGAAACTGAGTTTTGGTTCCAGTTGGCGCTGTATACGAAGGTTGATCCAGTCGGTCCAATGGGTCCCGTAGGTCCAGTCCGTCCCGTAGGTCCCGTCCAACCTGTGAGACCTGTGGCACCTGTCAAGCCTGTGGGTCCCGTTGCAATAGCGCCCGTGGGACCCGTGAATCCCGTGGCTCCCGTGAATCCCGTGGCTCCCGTGAAGCCAGTGGCGCCTGTGAATCCCGTGGCTCCCGTGAATCCGGTGGACCCCGTGAAGCCAGTGGCTCCCGTGAACCCCTGTGCACCTGTGAATCCCGTGGACCCCGTGAAGCCGGTGGCTCCCGTGAACCCTGTGGCTCCCGTGAACCCTGTGGCTCCCGTGAACCCCGTGGCGCCTGTGAATCCCGTGGACCCCGTGAAGCCAGTGGGTCCACTCACTCCTTGGTAACCAGTCACGCCCTGGGGACCTGTGTATCCGGCGGTACCCTGTGGTCCCACAGGACCCTGCAGTCCAGAGTAACCCTGGGGGCCGGTGAACCCCTGCGCACCTGTGAATCCCGTGGCTCCTGTGAATCCCGTGGCTCCCGTGAATCCCGTGGACCCCGTGAACCCCTGCGCACCTGTGAATCCCGTGGCTCCCGTGAAGCCGGTGGACCCCGTGAATCCCGTGGACCCTGTGAATCCCGTGGACCCCGTGAATCCCGTGGCGCCTGTGAACCCCGTGGCGCCTGTGAATCCCGTGGACCCTGTGGCGCCCGTGGCTCCTGTGAATCCCGTAGACCCCGTGAATCCCGTGGCTCCTGTGAACCCCGTGGCTCCTGTGAACCCCGTGAACCCCGTGGCTCCTGTGGACCCCGTAAATCCCGTGGACCCCGTGAACCCCGTGGCTCCTGTGGACCCCGTGAATCCCGTGAAGCCAGTGGGTCCACTCACTCCTTGGTAACCAGTCACACCCTGGGGACCCGTGTATCCGGCGGTACCCTGTGGTCCTACAGGACCCTGCAGTCCAGAGTAACCCTGGGGGCCCGTGAATCCCTGCGGACCAGTCGCCCCCGTGGCGCCTGTGAATCCGGTGGACCCCGTGAAGCCGGTGGACCCCGTGAAGCCAGTGGCTCCCGTGAATCCGGTGGACCCCGTGAATCCCGTGGCTCCCGTGAAGCCATTGGCTCCCGTGAATCCTGTGGACCCCGTGAATCCCGTGGCTCCCGTGAAGCCGGTGGACCCCGTGGACCCCGTGAACCCCGTGGCTCCTGTGGACCCCGTGAATCCCGTGAAGCCAGTGGGTCCACTCACTCCTTGGTAACCAGTTACACCCTGGGGACCCGTGTATCCGGCGGTACCCTGTGGTCCTACAGGACCCTGCAGTCCAGAGTAACCCTGGGGGCCCGTGAATCCCTGCGGACCAGTCGCCCCCGTGGCGCCTGTGAATCCGGTGGACCCCGTGAAGCCGGTGGACCCCGTGAAGCCAGTGGCTCCCGTGAATCCGGTGGACCCCGTGAATCCCGTGGCTCCCGTGAAGCCATTGGCTCCCGTGAATCCTGTGGACCCCGTGAATCCCGTGGCTCCCGTGAAGCCGGTGGACCCCGTGAAGCCAGTGGCTCCTGTGAATCCTGTGGACCCCGTGAATCCCGTAGACCCCGTGAAGCCGGTGGACCCCGTGAAGCCGGTGGACCCCGTGAAGCCAGTGGACCCCGTGAGACCTGTCGGTCCAGTTGCAATGGCACCTGTTGGACCTGTTGGACCTGTCCAACCCGTGAGACCCGTTGGACCCGTTGGACCCGTTGGACCCGTTGCAATTGCACCCGTAGGTCCTGTCAAACCTGTAGGACCCGTAACGCCCGTTGCACCCGTGAATCCAGTGTATCCTGTAGTCCCTGCCCCTGTGTACCCTTGGGGACCAGTTGCACCCGTGAATCCAGTGTATCCTGTAGTCCCTGCCCCTGTGTACCCTTGGGGACCAGTTGCACCCGTGAATCCTGTGGCGCCCGAAAACCCTGTGAACCCTTGAATGCCTTGGTATCCCTGAGGTCCACGGTCACCGCTTACACCTTTGGGTCCAGATGGACCCACCGCGCCCGTTGGTCCATCGTATCCGCTCAGCTTTGAAAAGGTGACTCCTGCGCCGAGGAGTGTTGCGGCGCCACCACTGCCGACATATTGAATTGAAATCCCGATGTAGCCACCAGGAGGCAGCAAGAAGATGGCCGACGATGCAATGTACGCTGTACCCGTTGCATACTGGATAGCAGTTTCACCTTGGGTGTAGGTTCCAGACATGGTCGCGTAGGTCGTCAAGGTTGATGCGGCAGGGACGGATACATTTGCATACCAGTTCGCCAGCAAGGGCAGTGTCGTAGACCCGCTGTTGTAGAATACATCTGAATTAGGCTGCGGCGGGACAGCAGTCGACAACTCAAAGTTCGGTATTCCTACAGCAGACGTGTTTGTACTGTCTGCAGCCAAGTAGGGAATAAGCACCGTGACTGTCGAGGTCAAAGTAGTCGGCGGAATCGTCACCTTTGCAAGCGTCATCGTTGGGCTTACCATCATTGGTCCCGTGGCTCCCGTGGACCCAGCACCACCGCCGCCGCCACCAACTCCGACGAAAGGTAGGTTATTCCACACCGTAGAGCCGTCGCCAATCTTCATCTGACTCGCATAGATGCCGTCCAAGACAACGGATGGCTCACCTGCTAAAAGAACGAGCACGTTGCCGACCCCTGTCCAATTGGCATACGTATCTCGACGTAGCTCAAACTTTACAGGGTTGACGGGCATTATTACTAGGTTGGCATACAATTGTCTCAGCGTTTCCACCGTTCAGAAGAATGTAATTGAGCAGCGTAAAATACGCACCCCCGCCGTCCATGACGAAGTCACCACCGCCATCCAGTACATTCGGGTGGTCCACGAACGCAGTGCCACCGTCGTACTGGTCTGCAGATGTCCCACCATCCAAAACAAGGGCTTCTTCGTTTCCTGAGAACATACCATCGTACACATCGCACACTTGTCCAGCCGCAACTTGGCATGCCGCTTCGCACAGACCAGAGATAGAGTACAACTCCAAAACTCCATTCGTGAACCCGGACGTGTGGTTCGTCTCGCGCAACACATGACACGGGTTTCCATACGACCCGCTCACAACCGCCTTGCGACGGAGAGTCTGTGTGTAGGACGATGCATCGCGAGTTCGGCCTGTGAACCGTTCCTTGCCTACGGAAATGGGCACGGGCAATGAGGGTCCTGGTTTTGAGTGTTCGGGAAGTGTGGATTGATAGCCAATCCATAATACAAATGTTAAAAGGAGTGTGCCGACTAGGCTGCCGACCTGCATTGTTCCACGCTTAGATATCATCTACATTGACTTCCTCCTCTGCAATGAACTCAATGCCACCATCCTCTGTAGGGGCATCCGTAGCCGCCCGAGCAAAGATGCGCTTATCGGCGGCGGGCATGATTTCTTGGTAGCGGGCAATCTGCTTGTCGTTGAAGACTGACATAATCTTCCACGGCGTGCCACCCAGTCCCGTGTTGGCGAGTAGAACGACGCTACCCACATCAATCCACACGTCCTTCTTGCCGCGGCCGCGTAAGCCGCCGCGCAGGGGTGCGTGGACCAGCTTGTCCACCATGCGCTTCTTGTGCTCAACCTCCTCCTCTTGTACGAAGAAGCACTCCATCATGCCTGAGCCCAGTCGCCGCATCACCCGGGCGACAAACACTCCATCCGTCCCCGCCTCTTGCAGAATATCGTCGAGCAGCGCATCGTTGAACTTATTGTTGGTCTTGGTCTTGTTGGACTCGGAGTTGCGTTGCGAGCGGTGGCCAGAGCCTCCAGTCGTATTGCGGGGCATCTTAACGGATAGTCTCCTTGTCCATTGGGCACACGTTTCCATTTTTGGTTATCCGCGAATCGCCTCCACCATGATAAGGTATCCTTCTAACGCACTCAGAAGATGATAGAATGCGTGAATGGTAATGTCGCGAGAGTCCCGTGTCTCTTCTGTGGTCCCAGGCAAGGAATAGATGTAGTACCCCAGCACCAGCTGGATTCCAATTAGCATAAATGCATTGGGACCCAGAAAATAGGCGTAGGTCAACCCGACAAAGTGATAGGAAAGCACGAAGGCAACATCAAGCGAATACGCCAGAGGATTATGCGCAATGTGGTAGATGAACGAACAGATGCCGACACCCGCCGCAACGATAAGTCCTGGCCATTTCTTACGATGATAGGCTGCCAACGCAGGGAATATGAAGGAAAGGCTTGTTAATAGAAGGACTGGGTCAACAACGCTCATTGTCCAGTGGCGCTAAAAACGGATTCTTTGGGACCAGGTCCCACTGGGTCTCGGGCCCTCTACACACCTGCCAAGATGAACTCCGCACTCTCCCACTCCCTCGACATCGCCATCCGCCGCTCTGCACCTGCATTCAAGGTCAATGGAGAGGAGGTAAGCCGCCGCCTCCTCGCCGCCCTGTTCCCGATTCCGAGCGTGGTCATGCCCACGGTTGCCGCAGTCGCGCCCCCTGTCGTACCCCCACCGGCGCCCGCGCCACCCGCACCCAAGCCTGCCACCAAGGTTCCCGTCCTGAACCTGGTGGGACTCAACCCAACACAGCAGAAGAAGTTCAAGCAGATTTATGAGGAGTTCAACGGCAAGACGCCGGATGACACCCTCGTGGATGTCGCAGAGGCTTTCTTGGCGGCCGTCAACCGGATGCCCGCCAAGGAGTACGCCGCCCGCCCCCCGCAGGAGCACATGCGGGAGTACCTGCGTCCCTCGCCGTCTAACGCGGCAGCCGCGCCCCCGGCGCCCCCGGCACCCATCAAGGTGGCTGCGCCCCCCAAGCCCGCCGAGGTTGAGGTGAACGAGAACGTCGTGCTCGTGATGTACAAGGGCACGGAGTACTGGGTTGGCGAGGATTCCAAGCGCGTGTACTTGGAGACATCTGAGGGCGTGCACGACCTCCGTGGCATGCTGGGACTGGCGGAGTTTGACGCCATGGAGATGCCGGTGGACGAGGTCTAAAGACCGTCACACTCCAAAACCAAACAAATCAATTTTTCACTGATGGAGGCGGAAGACAGCAGGGGAGCGGAGGCGTTGCGACTTCGGGGGACATGGGTCCCATGGCTGCACCCACTGTCGTATTTTGGCTCGGATGTGCGGTGGAATCGCGAGAGAACTGGGCACCTGCAATGATTGCTTCCTGACGAACGTACGCGGTGAAGGCAGATGCTGTATCTTGGCGTTTCTGCGGGTAAGGAGAGTAGACTTCAAAGAAAAAGTCAAAGTAGTTGTAGCTAGACCCCCCAATCGTTGCGTAGACCCGCACAGTTGTTTTCCCCGTATTCACGGGCATACCCGAGAAGGTCGCAGCCACCGTATCAAACGTTAGTCCCAACGGAACAGTGTCAAGGTTCACGAAGAAGTACGCGTTTGACTGACCCAGCAGTGTCAGCACGATGGGTGTAATGTACCGATACTGCATTACTGCGTAATTCAGTGACTGAGGCGTTGCCAGTTGAATCGTTGTGTCTTGCAGAGGCGATGTTAACACGGAGTTGGACCCGAATGGATTTATCACATTGAATGTTCCCGAGAACCGGGAGATACCCTGCACCGGTGATGTCACCGAAGCCCACCCCGTGGAGAAATTTGAGTTGTTCATGTAGACCACGTTGCTATCCGCTACAATCCACTGCGAGTTGGCGTAGGAGACTGTGGCTTTTCTGGACAACCCAAGATTTACAGTTGACCCCCAGTCTTTTCCGTTTGTAGACGTCTTGAGTCTGTAGACACCGTCTAAGATGTCACCCGTTGTGTCTTGTCCAAGAGCAACCCAGCGCCCTCCGCCGTAGACGACCACACCTGCTGTATAGTTGAATCCACCCGACGTGGCGTTACTCCATGTCGCCCCACTATTCGAGGACCACTTCAGCGTCGGACAAATAGTGTCGCCCGCGCCGCCAGAAGATGGGTTCCCCGACGCGGGTGCATAGACGTGGTTTGAGTCAGACCCCGCCGCAACCCAAGGAGACCCATCTAACGCAAAGTCCCGTGTCTCTGCCAAGAAATATCCAGTGGGGTACGTCCACAGAGGAACAACGGTCGCAAGCTCCTCCCCCGGAGGCAACGTGCCCCCCGTCATACTTGTGATACGAACCATGGTGGGCGTGGTTGTTCCGGTAGAGGGCGAAGTGCGGATAAGCGACCCACCTCCTGCCATATAGATGCTGCCCGACCTGCGCAGAACAACAGCACCAGTGTCGTACCAATTTGAATCAAGCGTGGCTGGAAAGAAGGGATTGTTAGGAAACTGGTGCGTGTCGGTCACTGCAAAGGCCCAGTTCGCGGGCGTTTGCGCCGTGTAATATCCAGGCGTCCAAGTTGCCCCATTGTTGGACGACACATGGAGATACACTTGTCCAAAGTCGTTGCTGGCAGAGGGCGATAAGTCAACATTTTGCCCCTGTCCCAGCGCATACCATGTGGACCCAGACCCAGAGTACGCGACAGAAAAGGCACTGCGATGGGTCGTCCAATTGTCGTTTGGTGGCGTTGGTGTTGGAAACCCCGCTGAGAGACTCAGGGGTAGGGCAGTTGCGTCGCCATACGCAAGGCTTCCAAAGATGGTCTGCCCGTTGCTTCCCAGTTGCGAAAAGGACGCAACCACGTTGTTGCCGCTTGACTGAATGTCGCTAGCCGCTGTCGTGGGTGTGTCTCCATACGGGTTCGCATGTGTGCCTCCTGTCAAGGGCGTACCCACGCCCGCCCCCGAGACGAGAGATACGGACAGATAGGTATACAGCGGTGTGATTCTGTTGCTCCCTATCGCAAGCTGCTGATTCACCGGGACTGTCGATGACGTCAGCGTAAAGGTTGACGACATGGGAAAGGTGCCCACAAGGGCATTCACCACAATAGGTGCAATGTTGATCAGTTGTGCGGGAGCGCTTAACGTGCCTCCAATGATTCCTGTAGAGGCACCAATCGTCAGACCGTACGACGGCTGTGTCAGAGAATACGACGTCACAGGAACACCCGAGTGAGACGTAGCAATGGTCTGTATTGGCGGAACTGGTCCACTTGGTGCCACTGAATAGGACGGTGCGGCTGTCGTGATAAGCAAGGTGTCGGGGTCTACGGAATACGGATACAAACGGGAGAGCGTTGAAACACCCGTGGAGGCTGTTGCAGTAAAGGCTCCACTCCCTCCACCCAGACAGGTTCCCGATATCAACCCGTTGCGACTGCATGTGAGACCTTGGGGCAGTCCCGAGGTGCTGTATGAAATGATTACGCGACCGCTCAATGTCGTGGCATTCAACTGGAGTGGCGTACTCACCCGATTCTGTTGAAACTTTGCCGTAACATAACTCCACGTAAACACATCGTCAACTACGGAAAATAAGATGGGTATGCCTGTAGACGCGGTTGGGGTTTGGGCCGTTACCGCCCCGAACGTTGGTGGAACAAGAACCGTGGGTGTCCCGCCGAATGTGAGTACAGTGCCCGCACCGGTGACATTGCTGGTCGCGGTAATGCCCGCTTGACTGAACTGAGGATACGCAAACGTCAGTGTTTGTCCTGTGCTTGATGTGGCAGTCAAGCTCAAGTTGCTTGAATAGTATCCGGGCAGCGCATTGCTCAGGGGGCGTCCAATCACGAACGTCAGCTGGTCGTCCGCAAAGGACGACAATGTCACCACATCTTGAATGGCTACGATTCCGACTTGGATAGAGCCCGTGATTCCTGCCGATACGTCCGTTGCAGTGACCGTGTACGTCCCAGAACTCGCAGCGGATGGAGTTCCTGTTAAGTACGCAGACCCCGACGAGGAGAATATGGACAATCCGGCGGGCAGACCCGTCGCACGAATAGAGCTAATGCTCGTTCCCGTACCAAACACCGTCTTGGCGTTAAAGCGATATGCGGAGGTTGTGGGAACGGGAAGTCCCACCGTCAGCGTGGGCAAATACGCATTGTTGGTCGGCTGTGTAAAGATGACCGTTGGCGTGTACGAGAATGTCAAGGTCGTTGAGTTGGAGAGTCGACCAGAGAACACGCTCGTCGCCTGCACACCGAGAGTATACTGCAGCTGGTTGGACGTCATGCCGATGGGCGAGTCAATTGTAGGCGTCCCTGTCAGAATAGCCGTTCCCGACGGGTCTGTGGGGGGAAAGGAGTACGACACTGTGAACCCAAGACCGCTGGGAAGAGACGGCAAGGAATACATCAGATTGGACGCGGTCACGGGCGCCGTTGCAGTGAATGTAATTGGCGTTATCGGAGTTCCAACCGTGAGTGTCTGGACAACGGGCCCGCCAAACAGCTGAACACGTTCGGGCTTGATTTGAATGTTGATGGTAGACGACACCACCTGCGAGTTTGCATTGGAGGCTACGAACAGGTAGGACACGTTTGCCCCCGACGCAGCGGGAAGCCCTTGAAGTTGGAACAGGTTGGAGGTCACGCCCACAAACTTCAGCTGCGCTGGAAGCGGAGGCTGGACAAAGGCTGTAGCCGGGTTCATTGCCGCAACCGTCTTGAACGAGATGCCCGCAAACGGCTCATTGGCGTAGACCACCACGTTGGACACCAATGGATTCCCCGAGAGGTCGGTGAATCGCCCCTTGCCTGCAAACACCGTGTTTGAGTACACCAGTCCAGCCGCACCCACTAACACCAGCGTTTCTCCAGTCGCAGAGGAGATGGTGTTGTAGCCACTCGGACCTTTAAACGTAACGCCCGATGAGTCCGATACCAAGTAGTTGTAGAGGTTCACCGACGTGTTTGATAGCGGTGCAGACGACGGTGTGTAGGAGAACCGATAGAAAAAGGGTTCATACTGGTACAGCTGGAAATTCCCGTTACTGAGCGCAGGGTAATACCCTGGGTCAGGTTGGAGTGCCATTACTTATCAGCAGGAAGAACTGCTTTAGGTCCCATCGCAGCACGATGCGCAGCTATCTCTGCGTTCTTGTCGGCCCACCGCTTCTTCATGCGTTCAGATGCCGCAGCCCTGGCTTCGTCGGACATGGTGCGCTTGGCTGGTCCAGCGACTCCAGCAGGAACCAGTGCCTTGATGACCTTCTTCTTTGGCGGTGCCTTGACCACGTCCACTACAGCGATTTCGGGTGCAGCCGGTGCCTCAGGTGCCACGACATTCAGTTCGTCAAACTTAGTCTGTGCCGCCTCAATAGCCAGGTCCCGGTAGACCAAGTCGAGCTTCAGTTTCAGAAGGGCTGACGCCTTGTCCATACTCTTCATCGCGAACATTTCGGGTTGCAGAATACCAAGTGGTAGGCTTGAACGGAATCCGTTTTTCTTCAGCCACGTCCTTATTGGATTCGTATTGGACGTACAGAAAGTATGCGAATGTGGATAACACTAAACCAAGCAAGGCGACGTTAAAGAGTGTCGCCGTTGTTTGGACTAGTTCGTTGCGCCGCCCAATTAAGCTGGACTCTACGGCGCCGAGGTAGGCAAGGTGTTGCATTGTGGAGTAGCAGGAGTCCAAACGGCCCCAAGAAACGACAGGGATGCGCGTGCCCACGGGTCGGGTAGACAAGAACACACGTGGATGCGGTTGTGGTACACTGCTGCAAGCCTGACCAAATCGTGAACCTGTCTGCGTGTCTGTCCCTTGGTGCACACTGCATACGAGGTGCCCGAATACCGAAGGCAGTCCATTTACGTACCTGTAGACGACAGGCTCTGTGTATACGGATTCTTGGTAAAGCCAGTCTGTATCTCGGGGCTGTTGCGCGACACCAGAATGTCCTCCTGCAGCGGGTTGTAGTACTTGACGGACCCCTGGAGTGCCGAGGTCGGTGCCTGTCCACCAATGTTCATCAGTGGCGTGTCGAAGCGGGTTGCAGCCGCAAAGATGGACTCGTCGCGGTGAGTCGCCACGTTCGTCGCCTGAGGACCCGTCTGCAGAGATGCCATACCGCCCACGGGTCCACCAGGTGTCGGGCGTCCTTCCACGGTCAACTTCATGAACTGCTGAAACGGCTCTGTGAACGACCGAATGTAGGTTTGGTAGGTGTTGGCTGACTGCGGTCCACCAATGAACTCCTCGGACGTTGTCTCGCGCCTCTGTGCCTTCATCATCTGCTCGGGGTACATGGCTCCACCCACCTGCTGACCCACGGCGGTGTTCAAGTGGTCCATCGCACCATCCTTGCCTTCCAAGACCACGAAGCGGTCGGGCTTGTTCTTCTTGACGGGTGCTTGGATACCCATCTCCGTGACGAAGAAGGCACCGGGCACAGCCTCGCTCTTGTACGTGAGCTTGGGCTTGGAGGCAACGCGGAGTTCATCCGTTGTCAGAGGCAGGGCGTATTCGCGCGCCGCATCCTGCTGGTACCCACCCGACGGCAAGTTCGTGTATCCGTCATTCACACCGGGACCCACCTGAACACGGTCAATGGGAAACACATTGGCCGTACGCAGAGATGTGACTTGGCGGGACTGCTCAAAGTCCACCTCACTCTGCTGTCCGAAGGGGTTTCCTGTCCCCTTCTCGGGGACGAAGAACGCAGGTGCCTCTTCCTTGTGGTGAAAGGTCTGCTTGCCCGAACCCGTGTACGTATCCAGAATTCCATCGGTTGCGCCCGAGTACATGGATTGGGTCATGTTAGCCCCGAAGAACGGCACCATGTTGTTGTGCCCTGTCATGGCATCAATCACCTGCATGACACCACCTGTCTGTTCAGGATTCAGAAAGGTCTCCATCGGGTTCTTGCCCGCCGCGGCCTGGACAACCTGCTTCTTCTTTCGGGGGTTTGCCTCGTTCGCCATGGCATATCCGAGGGCAGCGAGGCCCATAAGCAGAACCACGTCCATTTGTGTATGACCAGACAAAATGTGTTACGAAGTGCTTCGCGTCTCGGGCTGACGTGTGAGCACATTAGTGGCAAACGGAGCCACGGCTCCATCCTGCGGCTTGAACACCAGCGGAACAAACGGAAATGTAGATTGCTGGTCTGTAGGGCGAGACACCAGTCCTGTAGTCTGTGTCCCCGACTTTGTGAACGGCTTCAGCATTGGTAGGCAAGGGTCCATTGTTTTCTATCGTAGAAATAACGGCATGCCCAAAGGCGTGATTGAGAAGGCTCAAGAGACTGCAGCTGAGTTCCTGTGGATGCCCGAGGTGGTGGCCCCGCTCTACGACATGATGAAATCCTTGTCAAAAACTGCGTGGGTGGTCTTGACCTTTGTGCTGGTCTTCATGTTCTTGCTGACGTGGTACGGCATGTACAAGGAGGCAAAGCTAGCTGGCTATCAAACAGGCGTTGCGGTCATTGTGCCACCTATCAGCATTGCAATTGCAGGGGTCATCGTGTTGATAATACTCATCTTCTTCGGAGGCATGGTTTCGCCAATTGATGTCTTTGGATTTCCAATCTTGCACACATATCCCAACACGTGTGACGCGACACATCCAGAGCTCCACGGGCTATTGTGCTACAAGCCTTGCCCATCAAATAGGCACCGCGTGAGTGACGTCTGTTGGGCCGACACCCAAGAGAATGGTGTGGGTACACCTGTTGGACTGGAACCGTGCCCCGATGGGTGGGAGAATTGGGGACTACTATGTCACGAACCCATCTCTTGGCGTCTTGAAAACGGTTGGTTATGGATTCCATCGGGTGGACGCCTTGTTGGACGCTTGGACCACGGCGGGGTGTGTCCGGGTCCTCAAGACGCAGGTGGGTTGCCTCAGTTTGACGACTGGTACAAGCGCTGGAAGAGCGCGTCGGATAAGAAACCGAGAACGAAGAAAAAGTGCTCGGAACCCGCGAATGCCCACGACACTGAGCGCTCGTGCGAGGAGCAGAAACTTGTAGAAGGTGCAGTTCACGTAGAACGGGTAGATGGTCTCTGCTACAAGCAGTGCCCATCCGGCATGACCCATGTACCCTTGATGCCGTATCTATGCGTCAAGACGGAATCCAACGGGAAACCTATGCGTCTTGATTACTATGATGCGGATTCAAAGGTTCCATCGTTGATTCAGTTGTTCGGACGGTTCAATCCTGCCTAGAGGTTCTTGCCGTTGCCCCTTGCAGGAAACATTGCATAGCGATTATCATCGTTTGGCTTGCTCGTATCGCGAAAGACAAGAGGACCACCTTCATCTTCAATAACCCAATGAGTACCAATTTTCAATGAATTGACGGATTTACTGCTGTCAAAGACTCCAGTAGGTCCACCGGGACCTGCGTCGCCCTTGGGTCCAGAGGCACCGGTCGGTCCAGAGGCACCGGTCGGTCCAGAGGCACCGGTCGGTCCAGTTGCCCCTGATGCCCCTGCCCCGCCTGGCGTGCCCGCAGCTCCGTCATGTCCAGCCGGTCCAGTTGGTCCAGCGGCCCCCGTGCCCCCAGCGCCCCCCGTGCCCCCCGTGCCCCCAGAGGCTCCCGCTGCGGCTACGTTGCCAGGGTTGTGGATGTACGTGTATCCAGCAGGCCGATTCGCGTCTAGAATGTTTGCATCTGACTCGGCGACACGCATGGGCTCAGTGAACGACTCGGTCACTGTCACCGGGCTACTACCACCGAGACCACCGAGATTCTGACTGAACTGGGAGCCGTACGACGCGGCCGCCGACGCATTTGAACCCATGGCTCCATATCCTGACCACTGCTGGCGGGAGTACGGGGACACTGTGAATGACGACAGCATGCCTTGGAACCTGTCCACAGCGGCTTGGAAGGCTGTGCTATCGGACCCTGGAGGGGGTGTGGGAAACGTCATTTTCTTCGTGGCTGCAGGTTTGTATCCGTAGCAGTTGAGACCGAACTTGGACCCAGGGTCAAAGTATCCGCCATTCACACCCACGCGACCGCAGGCCGTGCGCTTCCCCGGGTCAACCTCCTGCTGCAGGGATTCCCATGTTGCGCGCTGCGTGGGAAACAGGGCCAATCCACCCGCAGACCAGCCGTATCCACACCACTCCGCACCGTCATTGTATGCCTCGTTCACCTGTTCAAGTGTAGCAAGGCTGCCTCCAAACGCTGCACATCCAGCCGGCGCCTCGTCGTAGGTGAAGGTACTGTTGTCAATGTGGAAGACCTCCATGCCCACTAACCCGTATCCACTCGAGTTGTCCGCACCCGCCCCTGGAGGGGGTGTTGACGCCTTCTTTACGGCGAACATGGTGGAGGGCAAGTATCCGTAGGTCACCAAGATAACCACACACAGTATCAACACCAGCCAAAAGACAATCACGGCCAATCCTGAACCACTGACGAAGAAGATGAAGAAACTTAAAATCATAGTGACCGAAAGCGCGATTCCGACGCCAGCGGAAATATCTGCATTCAGTGTTGTGGTTGGCGTTGTCACAGCGGCGCCGCTTGTAGACATCCCTTGCTTATTCCTTGAGGCGATAATAGAATAACAGCCGCATGGTGTCCGACAGCGGGAAGTTGTTCGGTCCGTGGTCCTGAACCCGTTGGTCGTCAAACTCTACCCAGTTTGAACCAGGCGGCTGGGACCGGCCATATGCCCACCAGTGTCCGCCATTGAAGCAGACAACCGAGGACAAGGCGTAGCGGTTCGCATTGATGTTCAGAAGGGGAGAGTAGGACACCGACGTGTTCAGCGTGGTGCAGTGGAAGACAAAGACGTCAGGAAACGTAGCCATCAGCAGCTGCTTGGTACATCCCTTGCCCTTGCACTTTTCACATGTCCAGTCGGGAATGGTGATGGGCTGCACAGACTGACCGATGCACGAAATCAGCCCCTGCTTCTTTGCCGTTGGCGTCACTGAGAACTCAATCAGCGACTCTGTCCGCAGGTCCGAGTACTCGCAGTTTGAGCACTTGACCTGGTGGGACATCTTGAACCGGCACAGCTTGTCAAGGAACGGCAGCTTGTCACAGAGGAACTCCAAGAGCTCATGGGAGTCGCCAATGCCCTCGCCCGCGGGCATGAGTCCCGTCTTGACGCACTCGTACAGGGCCTTGAGCCCCTCGTCGCCGCGCGAGCACCAGATTTCTTGAAGGGAAAGGTCGACGGGGTTATTCTCGTCGGCCTTGTCGTTCTCGTAGCGGTCTTGAACTTCAGGAAGGCGGAAGACTGCTTGCAGAGTTGCGTTGACCCAGCAGGAGCCACGTTGATTGCGAAGTCCAAAGGTGGTTGCCATCTTACTTCATAAAGACCCGATAATCTGGTAGGAATCCTAACGGGTCGCCATCCGTTTTCTCCGGTTTCATGGGCGTGAATGCGCCGAGCTGGCCGGGTGCCCGACAACCGGGCATGTACACCGTATTCCCGTCGGCACCTACCTGCTGTGCCGTCGGCAGAATCATGCCATTGGAATCGGGGAGAGTGGTATTGTTTGATTTGGGACCATACATGGTCGGATAGTTGCTACCCACCGAACTCCAATTTCCCGACGTTGTGGCTGACGTATACGACCCCTGCCCTCCATACCTTGGACCGCCCACCTGCATGCCGCTGTAGGGAGTTGTAGCATTGGAAGACGGAGTTCCAAAGCCACCCCCAGACAACCCCGATAGCAGGAGCCTGGTGCCCGAGACATCACTGCCTGCTGCTGTGTTGCCCGAGACGTCACTGCCTGCTGCTGTGTTGCCCGAGACGTCACTGCCTGAGGCATCCATATACATCCCGGCATATGTAGACTGGTTGGCCGCCGTTGCAGCAGCACGAATAACAGCCTGCGCATTCGCGGTAACCTGTGCTGCAGTTAGTGGTGCGTTCGCGGACCCAGGTGTCGGCGTCACAAAGTACGCAACCAACAGCGTATTGACATCTGCCTTGGTCAACCCAGATGGAATCGCCCTTGTCTGCAAGAATGTGTCTACATTTGCAGATGTGAGGGGCACGGTCGCCGCTGCATAGACTGCGTGGAAATCAGACATGATGTCTGTAATCGGTTGAATTAGCCGTACAGGGTCATCGGAACCCGTGCTTGTCTTCAGCGCAGCCTTCATGGTAGAGGGCATGGCAGTGACAATCTTGGTCGCATCGGATGCAGTGTATGGAGGGCCCTTGATACCACTCGTGTCTTGGAAGAACTCAACGGACGACGAGTGCCACAAGAAGACGAGCAGGAGCCCGATAACTACCCAGCAGAACACGTCCAACTTCTTCATTGTAATACTCAAATATTTTCAATGGGTGTCAATTCTCGCTTACGACGCTCACCTCTTGAAGGAGTCGTCTGCGGAGTTGGCGCCAAGGGTCCCATTGGAGTTTCATTGAAGGGCCCCGTCGTATCTGCGGGTACGTACTCGTCTTCTTTGCGCGTGCGGACTTCGTCTACGCCGTCCTTGGGCTGTAGTGCAGCGGACGGTTTGAACGCCTGTGTTTCGTCGCCCTTGCTCGTTGCTGAATCAATGTGAAACGCCTCCATGATAATGGTCTTCAATACAGCTGGGTCTGTTCCCGGAAACGGGGTCTTGACAAAGGTATCCACCGCAGCCTCCTTCGGGCGCTCTGTGGCGGGGACGTACACTGTGTCGTAGAAGGCAGCCAGTGCGGTGATGTACCCAGCAGGGTCTGTACCGAACGGAGTGTTGGCGGCAATCTTGCTGTTCCAAAGCGAATTGGCGGCGGGTCGGGTCACGACGGCGAATGCACCTGGTCCAGTCATAGGACCCTGTGCTTGCCCGACGGTCGTCACAGCGGTTCCCTGCGGCTCGGTAAACTTCTCAGCTGTCGTCATCATCAACAAGGCCACCAGCAACAACAGGGGGAGCCACCACATTGTTATTGAACGACACAAAACCAATCGCTGGATGGAGGCGGGGGTTCCTTGCCTGGAGGTGTGTACGTGGAGGTCGGGACGGTATCTAGCTTGAAGTCTCCACGCGCAATAGCCGTGTTGGTTGAGTCTATGCCCTCCCACGACGACGACATGGCGTCGTATTTGGCTTGCGTTGCGGGGTCACGAGGCGTGAAGGTCTTGAAGGACGCTGCCGTTGATTGAGCATACTGGGTGTACTGCGGCAACAGACCAGGCGTGCCTCCGTTCGGACGGAGGGGAGGTGCAGAAGAGCCGATGGTCGTCATTTTCTAGTAGGTGATATAAATGAGTGTGTTCTCTCCCGCTTTTGGAGGACCGCCGAAAGCAGAAGAAGGAGGTGGCAAGATGGAGGATGCACGGAGGTCTCTCCGTAAGCGTCCTGTTCTCGTGTTGTTCTTCATGAACGGTTGCCCGCACTGTGTCCACAATGAGCCCGCGTGGAAGTCGGCGACCAAGAAGGTGAAGGGCAAGGTGAAGATTGTGCGTGTGGAGTCAAAGGACGTGCCGCCCGAGGAGGGCGTCAGCAGTTTCCCGACAATGAAGTACCGCCCTGCGCACGGACCCGACCGCGTGCTTCCTGGGTCGCAGAAGACGGGGCGCGACATTTTGATGAAACTGGGTTTGAAGGGAGAGCGGGGTACGCGGAGGCGCAAGGCGGACACGCGCAAGACGCGGCGGCAAGTGTAGCTCACATGGCATTCCACGCCGCTTGTGTCATCTTCGTCTCTCCGGGGTGGAGCTGTGAATAGAGGTCTGCGTCGCTCGGTGTCACCAGTGTACCCTTGGCGGGAACGTAGCCTTCATTCAAAATCTTGTCCGATTCCTTTCCACCCTTCATGAACTTCAGTAACCCCGCATGGTCATCAATAGGCACCGAATGGAAGTTGATTTCTGACCGCATGTTGGCGTACACGTCGCTGGTGTCCATGTACAGGTTAGACGTCTGGGCAAAGGACGCATTCACCTTGTCACGTACCTCACGGCTCGTGATGTCTGCAGGTGGCGGCTTGTTCGGATTCTCGTTAATGTCCACCAATGTTGGATTCATGAATGGATTGTCAACGGTCGGCTGTGTCGTGTCCTTCCCTACGTAGGACGACACATACGGCGAACCGCGGAACATTTCCTTGGCGACTGGAAACCACTTGTGCAGGGCCACCGTAATCAACATCGTCACGGGGATATACAGAATGTACCTGAAGTCCATGGAGCATAGAAACAGCAGGGCCGACAGGTAGGTGACGAATCGCACCACGGCATTCAGCGATTGGTCCACCGTCATATTTGGCGTGGGAACAAAGGCAAGCCATGTATCCTGCCGAAACAGAACAGACGGGTCTGCGATCCAGAATGGTTCGCTCATCTCTTATCTTCACTTGCGACCTTTTTCGCGCAGTTTCTTCTGAAGACGTGCCGCCATGCGAGCACGACGAGCCTCGGGGGAGTTGCCCATGATAGTCTCCGACGTATTGCCCGTGGTGTTACCCTGCTGTCCAACCACCATGTCATTGAAGTACTTGCCGAACGTGGACTGGAACTTGGCGCGCAGGGTCTCCAGCTCCCGAATCAGCTCCTTCTGGTTGATGCGGCCCGTGCGGATGCGCTCCTCCAGAATGGTCTGGGCGCGCTTCATGATGGTCTGGATGACCGAACTCCGTTCCGGGTGCTGCAGGGCTTCCAGCAGTTCCGTGGGGTTCTCAAAGTCAATGCCGAGGTCGTCCAGGTCCATGGACGACACGAGGTCGCCTACGACGGTGGCCAGACGAGTGTTGATGAGCAGCTCAAAGATTTCGTGGAGAGATGCCTCGGTGTCCTCCTGCTCCAGCAACTTCAGAATCTCGTCCGTCTGGGCGTTGCCTCCGGGCAGCATCGTCTTGAAGGTCGCCATCATCTTGCTGAGCTTCTCCTTCGGGTCGCCTTGAAGGAAGGAATAAATCATGACCATGTGCAGCTTCTTCCACGCATCGTCGTCTCCAGACCACCCCCGACGAATGTCTACGCCCTCAAGGAACTGAACGGCGGCTTCACCGCGAAAGAGGGTATTGTCCTTCTGCACCACTTTCATGGCATGGGGCAGGAGAGCAGTCTGGACTTGCTGATACAGCTCTTCGGACGGCCTTGGGAAGGTCAGAGTCGGGGACTTGTCCTTCAGGTGGTTGATTAGCGCGCGGAGGTGCTCCATTGTAACTTACTCAGACTTTTCCATTGCCGCCCCTAGACGCGAACTGCGCCTTCTGGGTGTCGGTGAGGCAGATGCAACCCATGTCGGACACAAAGGGACTCGGGCAGCAGTCAGCCGACTTGCGATTGTCGTCAAATGCAAACAGCTTGGCGTCCTCCGTGACCTCGTACGGGGACTCCTTCAACTCCTTCGGACCCGAGTCGCCCGTCACCACAGGCATGACCTCGGAGCGCACAGGCTCTCCAATCTCCTGCGCAATTGTGAAGGTCTCTGTCGTCTGCACCTGAAAGGCGACGTAAATTCCGACGAGCAGCGAAGCAACAAAGAAGGCAAGGACCACGGGTGTTCGCTTCATTACTAGGAGGCGGCGAAAAAACGGATTCCGCGGCGTGAGGCTAACGGACTCTACCACCATGGACCGTCTCTCTCTCCCCGAACTTAAGCAGATTGCTCGCGCTCGTCACATCAAGCAGTACTACATCCTCAAGCGTGCCGAGCTCATCCAGCTCCTGACTCTTGCTGAACTCCCCGCCTCGTATCGTATTGAGAAGATGACCATCCACGAGCTCCGCGATGAGGCCAAGAAGCGCAACCTGCGTGGTTTCTGGGGTCTCCGGCGCGAGCGTCTGGTCGGCCTACTGTTTCCTGAGGTCCAAGACACTACCCCGAAGCAGAATGAGGAGGATGAGCGCGAGACTCAGGAACATCATGATCCACAGGAGCATGACCCCAAAAATGTAGGGGTACAGAAGGTTTAGGATGCGCTGCAGCAGAGGCTTCAGAACAAACTCCTCAAGGGGCTCTTGTACGGCCGCCGACTGGAACTGCTCCAGCACATCTTTTAACAGAGGGTCAAGCAGCTTCCGCATGAAATTTGTCTGTGCGTGATAATAAACTACGATGAAGTTCTCGCAGCAGAAACTCCTTCGTCTGGGTGCCATCCTTGTAGGAATCGTAGTCGTCTATGGACTGTTCACATCGTATGCCGGCGGCAAGGGTGCCGTTCTGGACGGCATGCAGACAATGTCGCCCCAGGAGCTGGGTGGCGAGGGTGCGTCTGCGCCGATGGCGGATGGCGGCCCGTATGTCCCCGCCGCCGAGACGGGCAGCCTCGGTGGCAATGCGGTTCAGGTGAGCGGCATGCAGGGCGCGACCCCCTCGGGACAGCAGACGTACACACAGCGCACGCTCGCGTCCGACGAGCTCCTCCCCAAGGGTGAGATTGGCGCCTCGTGGGCGGCCGTGAACCCGACTGGCGTCAATGACCTGCAGGGTCAGAACTTTTTGCAGTCGAGCTACCACACCAACGTCTCCATCATCGGCGTGGCCCAGACCAACCGGAACCCGACCTACGACATCCGCTCGGAGGTGCCCAACTCGCAGTCCAAGGTGGGCCCGTTCCTCAACTCGACCATCGACCCGGACCCCTTCCGTGCGTCGCGCGCGCTGGACGGCCTGTGCGCGTAATCTCCCACCACTACACAATGCTACCCGTTGCCATTGGAGTGACGGCGGCGGCGGTTGCCATGTCCTACTTTACAAACCCTAAGAACACCGTTGCCATGGAAGGCACGGACGGCAAAACATACGAGATGCAGAATCTCCCCCACAAGGAGGAGGCTCTGAAACTGATGGTCACCATCCACACGAACGTAGAGAAGCTGCGGACATATTACTCGGACCCTCTTGTCGCCGCTGACCCACCCGTCGGGCGCTTCTTGGCGAACTACAACCCCGACGTCTTTGTGGAGAATGACATGCACTCCCCCGACACCTCATACTCCGAGAACAAGGGACAGAAGATTGTCGTCTGCCTGCGCGACAAGACAAGACCCCCCGAGTATCCCTTGGTCGACGAGAACACGGTTATGTTCGTGATACTCCACGAGATGAGCCATCTGATGACCGAGACGATTGGTCACACACCCGAGTTCTGGGCCAACTTCAAGCGTGTGCTCCACGACGGAGTCAAGCTGGGAATCTACAAGCCCGTCAATTACGCCCATTCTCCTACACCATACTGCGGTATGAAGATTACCGACAGTCCAATTTAACACACTAAAAACCTACTTCAATCATAATGAAGACACTTCCCATCGCAGGAGCGGGGTCCGTGTCGTTCTTTGAGGACGACACTCTGGACATTGTGCGACAGCACATCGCTCTTGCTGTGAATTCGTATCCACCTCGGTTGTACGTGGAGGCACATGTCTCCTTGCCCGCCGAGTACTATGCAGACCCTCGCCACTGGGAAGCCCTGTTTTTGCGCGTGTCCATGAACGGGTCCCGTGTAGACAAGGATATGTTCAAGACCTATGTTGAGCAGGTGCGTGGACTGGCTGCAGTCATTGAGCCCGTTGCAACCCGCGAGGATTGGATGGCCCGTCCTGCGGTGCTGGAGCCACTCTTTGCTCCGGGTGCCGTGTTCTTGGAGTGGCGTATCTTTGGTGTCCCCGACGAACGATGCGTGGTGCTGCCCCTACCTCCCAAGGATATGAATATCCCTGCAACTCGCATTCCTGTACTGAACGGACAGAGCTTGTATGAGACCTTGTACCCCGAGAACCGAGAAATCACCGAGTTCCGTGTCACGCCTGTTCCTGCTGACGTCTCGCAGTTGGTTCAGCGTGTCTACTTTCCTCTGCTCCAAGCCGATACGCCGCAACGCTTGTCGGAGTCCGAGCTCCAGTCCCTGCGCACGACGACAGACCAGTTGAAGGCGCTACTTGAACTAGAGACGCCGCAACCGAACCACGTATCTGTTCTCCGCGCCAAGTGGTTCGTACCCCTTGTGGAGACTGAGTTTTCCGCACCTCGGGCTCGCTTTGAAGAAATGTTCTATGGACTGACGGTGTCCAAGAAGACTCCGTATGTCGGGTACTTTACGTCCAGGCAGGAACTGACGCGCCACAAGTTCTTTGTGACGGATGAGAAGACCAAGACACCCTACTTGGACACGGGATTGTGGAAGTCGTGGGCATCCAACACGCAGCCCCAGCGCAAGTTGCCGACTTTGCTGCTGTACCGCGGAACGGGTCGCACCTCGTTTGACCGCATCGCCATCACCAACAAGGACATCACCTTTACTGCGTGGCGCACCAAGGAGTCCAAGGAGAAGACCGAAGAAATCAAAGAGGGGTTCGTCAAGTGGTTCAAGTCTCTGGACGCAGTCACGCCATTCGTGGAGACCAAGGATTTGGACCTGAGCCGCTGGGAACTGCAGGACCTCTCCATCCTTGCGTCCTTCACCAAGGAGATTGCCCAGTTTGATATGCTGCGATTCCCTTGTTTGCGCTCCGTCTTTTCCACGCAAGACGACGCCTTTCGTCTGATGCGCGCCGAGCACCTGTCTGCGGACATGACGCCGCAGGAGTTGCGGGCGTACCAAGTCTTGTATGAGACAGAGGATGCCAATGCGAGCACGTTGGTTGCGGAACTGGGCATGACCCAGCCCGAAGCCGATGCATTGGTCCAGAAGTTCATGACTCTCGGAGAAGAATTTGACTTGGAGCGGATTCTGCGTGGGTACCCTACGTTCAAGTATCGTAGCAAGGAGGTGATTGTGTCGTCCGTGACCAACGTGGACCGCATCCTGCAGTACGCTAGCCTGCTGCGCCACATCCTCACCTCTGACGATGCGGCTGTGAATGCAGTGTGTCCTCGTCGCCTTCAGGTGGTGGAGGCTGCCTCTGCTCCAGTCGCTGTCGTGACAATCCAAGAAGGAGATTTCCAAGTGGACGACGACTTGGCCGCCCTGCTTGGGTTGGAGGAGGAGGCGCCTGAGCCCAGTGGTTCCAACGCGGCGGCCGCGCCCGCGGTCGCTCCACTACCCGCGCCAAGCAAGCAACTCAAGAAACTGGAATCGGCAGAGGGCACCACGTACAATTACTTCAACCGCCGTCTTCGCAAGTTCAATCCCGTGATGTTTGATGAGAAGTATCCGTCCAATTGCGAGAAGACCAAGCAAGTGGTGGTCCTGACGGCTGAAGACGAGGCCAAACTCCCCGCGGACTACTCGGCTCGCGCATGGACAACGCTGGAACTGAAGGAGCCCGATGGAGTGGCCATTTGTCCACAGTACTGGTGTGTGATTGATGAGATTCCTCTCCGCGCCGACCAGCTGGTGGAGGATGCGTGCCCCGTGTGCCGTGGCAAGGTCATTACCAAGAAATCGGACCGCACTCCGGAGTTCAGCGTCATCAAGCGGAATCAGGACAATGTGTTTCCCGCCTACAAGGAGGGACAACCCTGCTGCTACAAGGAGCGCCGAGCAACGGATGTGATGACAAAGGATGAAACCAAGGACGATACGTACATTCTGGCCACAGGCAACCTGCCCGACCGTCGTTTGGGATACCTGCCCGACGAACTCGCGAGGTCTCTTCGCATCAAGACGTCGTACCCAACCAGCGTGCCCAAGAAGCGTGTTGAAGCCGGAAACGGGGACTTCTTCCGCGTGGGTCTGGGCAGGGCATCCGTCACGCTCAAGAAATTCCTGAAGGACGACACGGCAATCCCCACGCCCGACAAGGCACGTGAGGCTGTGATGCTCTGTTCCTTCTTTCGTACGTGGACTGACTTGGGAGAAGGAGAGACACAGGCTGACCGCATCGTGTCTGGAATTGCCGCCGCCTACGCAAAGGGTTCACTGTCTGGGCTTGATGAATTGGAGTACGTGACGGCTGTTATCAAGTGCAGGGTCATTCGGGTGTCGACCAAAACAAACACGGTTTCGTGCGGATACTGGTCCGATACACTCAGTGCTCAGTCGCGCACCATTGTGATGATTGACGGCGACATCCTCGCCCACGCCACACGTCGCGCAGTCAAGGTCGGCGATAAGTTTGACTACAAGGCAGACATCCAGAAGGCGCCCTTTGCAAAGGAGACGCTGGCTACCTTGTCCGCGCTCCACTCACAGGCCTGTGCGTCCAACACGCCTGACCTCCAATCTGCGTTAACAGAATTGCGTCTGAAGTCCAAGCCGAATCCCCAGCTGATTCACGACCCTTTCGGACGTACGCAAGCGGTCTTCGTGCCTGGTGTGGTTGTCTTGCCCATTCAACCCGTGACACAGCCTCCATTGCCTGGTATTCCTGTTCGCAGTGGATATGCCGATATCAAGACAGAGGAGTTGCCCACCCAAGCCGACTTGCGCGCCTTCTTGGATGCGGCGCAACACCCCGGGTTCAAGTGGGTAGAAGACTTGGTGGATGCCGATGGGCGCCCGACAGAATCCCTGCTGGCCTCTGGATTCCGTGCGCCGTTCAAGCCCGGTGCGCCCATCCAAGGCAAGGCGGCCAAGGAAGTGGTGGGTACGGTGCGGACCACCAACGAGGACCAGTTGGTCAATGGGCAGCCCAACGCAGAGGATGCCAAGACCTTTCGCGAAGTGTCGTATGCGGCTGAGGTCTTTGACTTTCTGCTGTTCTCCTTGTCCAAAGACGTGCAGGTTGCGGACTACAGTCCCCTGCGCAACAGCATTCTCAAGCGGGATGCCAGTCTGTACAAGCGGCTGGAGACATGGATGGCTAAGAAATCATATTGGGAAGTCGCCGAGAATCCTCGTGACTTTGTGAACAAGGTGCGCACTCCCTGCGGGCAGTTCAAACAAAAGGACGCGTGTAATGCGTCGTCCTTGTGTGGGTATACCTCGGGGTCCTGTCGTATTAAAGTGAATGAGTCGCCAGACAAGAAACCAGCCGTCCTTCGCAGGATGGTCAAGACCTTGATGGAAAACGACAAGCAGCGTGCACTGGTGTTGGATGAGCGGATGTCGCCCTTCTTCAGCACGGTGCTCTACATGGAAATGCCGCATGAACTGATTACCACTAGCGTGTGAAGGCACCATACGCAATCAGACCCGCGGTCGCAAGCATGACGTATGCATGCGTGTTCTTGCTCGGGTCCTTGTCCGACATCAGCATGTGGATGTGCGACCCGACAATGATAGCCAGCGCCAGAAGGATTGCCCAGGTGTGCATTTACCATATGGGTAGACATTTAGCGGCGGCGGCTTGGAGGAGCCTACCGGCGACGAGTGGAGCGGGACTTGCGGTGGCGGCGGGTGCGACGACGGCCCCCGTGGATGTGTCCATGGTATTCTCCACGACGCTTATCATTACGATGGTGTGTCAACCCCTCGCGGATCCTCGCTTTCTGGCCGTACAGCTCCGCCTGGCGACGCGTGAGTTTCTGTCCACTCTCATAACGCTGACGCTCGCCCTCGATGCCGCGGAAGGTCGTGGGTTTGGACGAGTGTCCCTCGTGGCCCTTCGTGCGGCGAAGGTCGTTGATGTGAGACATTTATCTTTCACTGTGAAAGATTTACGTCGTCGGCGGTTCCGAAGGAACCTACGCCTTCGGGGCGGTCTTGATGAAGTGCACCTTCAGGAACGACTGGAGGTTCAGGTACGTCACCTCATCCTTGTCCGAGACGCGCAGGAGCTTGCCGAGCGCGGCGTTCGGGAGGATGCGGCGCTTGAAGTTCGGGTCGAAGCAGTTGTGCTGCTTGACGTAGCCCGAGATGAACTTCGTGACCTCCGTCTGCGAGCGCTTCTCGCCCGACTTGAGGCCCATGAACGCGGCGAGCTCATCCGTCAGCGGGCGCTGCACGAGAAAAGCATTGTTCGCGCGCCGAGCCTCGTACGTCTTGAGCTCCTCGGGGCTCATGTCCTTCGGGTCCTTGCGCTTCTTCTTCTTGCCATCGCGGGCCTCGCGCTTGGCCGCCTTGATGGCATCCTGCACGCCCTTGACGGCGTCGCGCAGGCGGGTCTGGAGCTCGGCACCGAGGGCCTTGAGCTTCTCGCCGAGGGCGGCGAGCTGAACCTCCGACGTCTCCGTGGACTCAACCACCACCGGGGCAGAGGGGGTCTCAACGGTCGGGACCGTGAGCGTGGCGGTGCCCGCGGCCTTCTCGACCTTCACGGCCTTAGGCTTGGGGGCGGCCTTGGGGGCCTTCGGGGCCGCCGCGGCGACGGGGGCGGGGGGTGCAGCGACGGCGACGGCAGGCTTGGCATCGGACTTCTTGGCAGGCATCTTGTTTGCCTTAACGACAGAGGAAGAGGCAGACATTTTGAACGCGTTGGTATACTCTTACCCTACGGCGGTCATGTAAATCGCTTGCGTCAGGAAATCGGGGGAGGGGCGCTTCGTGTACTTCAGCATGCGCTGTTTGGTGCAGACATAGTACGTCCTGTAGGCCATCACGGGGTCTGGGTGTTTGTATTCATCGGGCATGGCTGGCTTGGGAGACGTCCACGCTTCAGGCAGACCTTGTGGGGTGTTCATGCACAGCCACACCAGGTGCTCCTCGCACTTATGATGCTTGCCGTACCGGTAGGTGTACTCTTCGCACAGCTCTAACCCGAGACGACAGAGCCAGCGGTAATTGGCTTGGGACTCACGGACCCACTTTGCAGTCGGATGGTTGGGGTGGGTCTTCTTGTAGGCGTTGGAAGGCATGGTGGTACCACACATCCAGTGGGCGCAATACAACAACTGGCAGGATTCAAGAATCATCTTCACGACGTGTTTGTCGCAGTGAAGGCGAGCCGCTTCGGCGGGGTCGAGAGACAGGAAGAAGATGTTCATGGTGACGACTTCGGTACCCTGCTACGACGAAACCCGTTTTTAGCAGCGGTACAAGGCCGACAGGACCAGAAATACAAAGTCGTAGCTGTTCGCCCCCGACAGCATGAACATCAATGCATTCAAACTTGTCATGATGTACGCGTTTGGCGGTATGCTGTTCGCATTCTGTATTCCCCGCGTACAGAAGCCGATTGCGCGGTGAGGCCTCTTTGGCATGTCTCCAAGGTCAACAGTCAGCAACCGGAACATGACGACGAGATTCTGCTTTGTCAGGTCCACGAACATGTTGGGATGCACGTCTTCAAACCCGTAGAAACGGAAGATTTGACACAAGGACGTCCAGCGTCGGAAGATACGGTCGGGGGTCGGAACACCTGCTTCCGAAGGCAAGGACATGCCAAGCCTGCGACGGGCAATCCATATCCGTTTAATGCGCTGCTTGACCTCATGGTCTAGCGGCACGTTGGTATACGGGTTCAAGGGCTCAATAGACCGAATGGACCAGTTCCATATGGACCCAAAATCAAACCACCACAGCTTGCCCGCCTCTTCCATACCAAAGTACTCGAACGGATGTTGCTTTCCCTTCTCCACGCACGTAATCACGTCTTCGTCGTTCACACACTCTCTACGGTTCAACACACCGGGTCCACACAATGCAAGGTACTTGCGTATCCTCCACCCACGAAAGACCGACTGTATCTTGACGGCAGGCTGCCTGCGATTCTGGTTGACATCCACCCACAAACGAGGTACCTTAGCTTTGCGGTGCGTTCCACACATGGTATGTCCCATCAACGCGGGTGCTAAGCACTGGTCTGTAGACTTTACGTTCCTTGTAGACACACACTGCGGCATCCCTTGATTGACTGGAAGAGTTTCTTGAAAGTTGGATTCATGCGCTAAAAACGGAAACGGCTGTCGTTGAGCCAACCAATCTTACAACCTGCTAAAATGTCTGCCTCCGCCATCGTTCCTTCCGAGACTCTCGACATCTCCCGCGTCACCATCGGCGACATCCGTGCCAACAAGGCCGGTGGCAAGACTGTTCCTATCCGCTACAATGGACAGAACTTCCAGATTCGCATTCCGCGCATCTTCTACCCCGCGGGCGTGGTCACCCGCACGGACGACCAGGGCAAGAGCAGCTACAGCCTGCTTGCGTCCCTCAAGGGCTGCGACACCTACGTCAAGGACCGTGCGGGTTCTGATGCGGGTGAGATTGGTGGCCTCTACAACTTCATGCTTGACCTTCAGGAGAAGATTATCCAGCATGCAGTTCTGAACGGCGGTAAGTGGTTCGGCAAGTCAAAGTCGGAGGCTGTTCTCCGCGAGACGATGAAGCCAATCCTGAATCCTAGCGTGGAGAAGGTGAATGGCGAGTGGGTGCCGAGCGGCAAGTACCCGCCTAGCCTCCGCATGAAGATTTCGGTCTGGGATGGCGCAGTCAGCCTGGATGCGATGGACCCGAACGGCGACTCTATTGCGGTGACGCTGGACAACATTGAGCAGGTGTTCGCCAAGCGTATGGAGGGCCGCATGGTGATTGCGCCGAGCATCTACGTCACGGGCACTGGCTTCGGTGTGACGTGGCGTGTTGTGCTGGCCAAGATCTTCCCGCCCTCGCGTGTGTCGGCCAAGGCGGCCTTCGCGGACATCAAGGAGCCTGAGGACAATGCCGCGGAGGAGGAGCTTGATGGCGAGGACTCGGTCCAGGTCCCTGTTGCGGAGCCTGAGGAGGAGGAGCGTGCGCCGCCCCCGCAGATGAATCGTGCGAACACGGGTGGTGCGGGCGCGCCTCCTGTTACTGCGGCAAAGCCTGGTCGGAAGCGTGCGGCGGTGGCTGCAGCGCAGTAAAGACCTTAGAGCCAGACGGAGGCTTGTGAAGCGTCAAAAACTCATCCACAAAGAACACCTTGGATAAATTAGGCATATCCAAGTGAGACGATACACACCCAGCATGGAGTGGCTCAAGAGAAGCCCATGCACACTTTTCACATGAGTACATCTTGGGTGGGTTCAACACCATGTCGGGACTGTACACACGAACTGAGCTCTTGAGACACCGCTCCAGTATCTTCTTTGGTGTGGTCCACCCTTCCGACATGAACTGCTCATACACAGACTCGGGAAGGACTGACCAGAGACTGTCTCCAACCTCCCACCCTTTTTCCTGTAGAAGCGTGGCAAAGGGGCTCTCGTAGTACCAACGAAGATGCAGGTCTGCGTGGTCTACCAAGTCGTGTTCCGCCAACCCCACGCGGTCTAGGTCCTCGTCATACAGCCAGTAGACATTGGCATGGGAATACACAGGGTCGCGGCGTCCGCGGTAGACCTCCCGGCCATCCATGGTCCACAAGTCGGAGACCACGTCAATGTCGTGTTCTGTAATATCAGACGACACGGGGTACACCACACGGGGGTCAATAGCTGACTGCATTGTTAGCCCGTCGCACTTAATCAAACGAGACCACAACGCGCACATCGTGGCGGCGCACAGACTTGGTGGCCGAACGGGACAGCTCGTGGCGCTTACGACGGCCCTCCTCCGTATTCGTCACCACCTGCGAACACGCCTCCATGTCTGCGTGAATCTCATCGTAGTGCGCCTCCAGATAATCAAGGACCTCGTCCTGCACGGCCCACTCAAAGAAGTTGAGCTGTCCAACCGTCGTATCCAGCCCCCGAAACTGGATTCGCTTCCACCTGCAGAACGGGTCGAACATCTTCTTGTTGTACGCCTTGAGGTGCGCCTTGTAGACCAGGTACACAATGACGTGCTTGTTGTCGCGCGTCAAGAAAGATACATTCTGCTTCTTGGAATAGTTGGTCACAAACCAGTCAATCAGGCGCAGGCTCAGCTTGGACTCACCCTGCAGGATGGATTGGACGCGAGCAAACGTTACGGGGTTGGCATAGAATCCCTCCAGGCGGTGCAGTACCCACTGCTCCTTGCTTTGAATCACAGTGTCCGTCATACCTAATCTGTGTTTCACCAGTGAAAATGAGTTTAGGAGTTCAACGCATAGCAAACGCAATGGATGACGCCCTCAAGGAGTGGCTGTGGGATGGACCGTTCACGCATCTTCAAACACGGATTCGGCACTTTGTCAACTTCTGCGTGACTCTTGTCCCCCTGTCCCACCGCACGATGCGCAAACACGTTCTGCTGCGAGTTCACGAGCTGATGAAGGGTGAGCTTGGGCGCAGGTGGACTCGTGACCGCAACGTGCGCAGGGTTATCCGAGTCTACGGACAAGACGACCAGCGAACGGCTGCGTGGCACTCCAAGCGCGGACAGATGATTACTGCTTCGGAGTTGGGCGCAATCTTCACAGGTGGTGAGACGCGGCGTTCCGTCATGGTTCGCAAACTGGAACCTCCTGCACCATCCACGGGTCCGCCATGCGCACCACTGATTTGGGGGACGCGCTTTGAGCCTGTGGCCAAGAAGATATACGAGGAGGAAACCAGCTGTTCTATCACGGACGTCTCCTGTGTCCAACATCCCATTCACTCCTTCCTCGGTGCCTCGCCCGACGGCATCGTGTTCCCCACGAATGAAGAGTCAAGGAGTACCCGCTACGGACGGTTGGTGGAGTTCAAATGCCCCTTCTCGCGTGTGGCCAAGGACGGCGTGCCGTCCGCGTACATCCATCAGATGCAAATGCAGATGGAGTGCGCGGGCATTGATGAGTGCGAGTACGTGGAGTTTCGGTTCAAGCAGGTGTTCTATGCAGAGTGGGTAGCCTTCCAAGGTCGCAAAGGTATCTTTGCAATCTTTGAGGACGATACGGTGAGTTACATAAAAGATGCGTCTTGGGGGAATGAGCACCAGAAGGTGCACTGGATTCTGCAGTCCGTGAAGAAGGACTTTGTGCCCAAGGACCCCGAGTGGCTGCCCAAGCACTTTGCCGACATGAAGTCCTTCTGGGACGAGGTGGTTCAGCACCGCGCGGCGGGAACCAAGCCCGCATCACCGCCGTCCACAACAGTAACGATAGACCTTTGAGTACCACGGTCTGCGGTCAGCGAACTTTGCATTCCACTCCTTGATGGTGAAGCGATTACCCATACTTCCATTACAACGCCGACAAATGGGATACAGGTTGTCAAGAGTCGTCTTGCCACCCTTGCTCTCAGGCACATCATGCCCGCACTCAAAGTCAAACACGTTCATGCGGTTCTGGCACCACACAATCGTGCAGGGACACGAGAAGACATGTCCACAACGGTATATCCACACTTGTTCTCGCAGGGCACCGGGTATTTTCTGCTTATGAGCCATTGTGATTTACTTCACGTAGGCTCTATATGCGTTGACTTGGAAGGGTGTCTGGATACCCTCAATCGGCGGACTTACGACAGTCGGAGCGGGCATGTGGTTCGTGCGCTGCGCATAACTGGAGTCTATCGTGGCATCCGTCCGCTGGATTCCACGCATATCCTCAAACGGCGGGTCAGGACGCTTTGCCTCCGAAGAGAAGAATGTAGACCATGCCAGCCCAACGGCCACCATACCTACGAGGAGCACAAGGAGTTCAGTCATTGTTTAGAGACCCCGAAAAAAAGGGATTGTTTCGTCTCTTGCTCAACAACAAGCATGGCGCCAACTGAAGAAACCGCACTTGATACTCTCCGCCTCTTCTTCAGTCGTCGTGGTCTCCCAACGGACACGACTCGCATCACGACAGATGATGTGGAAAAGGCAAATTTGTACACAATCGGTAAGGTGTTGGTCATCTTCAACCAGAAGCAAACCACCTCCATCCCAGATATTGGGAACTACCGCAAGTTCGCAACGGAGAATGCATATGCTCAAGGAATGGTCGTGGTCTCTCGTTCCAAGCCGTCCGACAATGCGCTGCTTGCCATGAAGGCCGTGGCCAAGGACAGGGTGCAGTTCTTCTACCTGCCCGAACTGCAGTACGACATTACACAGTCAAGGTGGTCCATGCCCCATCGCATTCTGAAGCCCGATGAGGTGACGGTCCTGCTCAAGGAGAAGAACATCTCCAAGCCCGAGGTCCAGTTGCTCTCCATTGATTCGCAGGACATTCAGGCCCGCATCATTGGTGCCATCCCAGGCGACGTGGTGGAGGTCATTCGGCACAGTGATACGGCGGGGCAGTCCAAGGTGTGGCGCTACTGTGTCACCGACGCAAATATTGTCTGAACACAATGAGCACCCCCGGACAGGTCGCAGACGGGCAATTAGCGGATTTGGAAGTCAAGTACCAAACGGCAAAGAGTGACTACGACACCAAGGTGGCTGGTGCGCTGGCCATGACGACTGGTACGGATGTGAATACTGCACTGACAGGCGTTCTTGCAGCCAAGCAGAAGATGATGGACATTCTGAACCAGATGGTGGCCATCACCACACAGGTTCCAAATACGAACTTGGACAGCAAGCGGCGGGAACTGTTGGACCGTCTCCACGACTTGGAGCGGCAGTACAATCTTTTGTCTGCCAGCGATGACCAACTCAAGACACTCCAACGCATTCGGGACCGCGAAGAGGAAAAATTTGAAGGTCCGTTTCTGGTATACTCCGGGCTTTTCATCCTCGGGTGTCTGGGTCTTGCAGGCGCCATGGTCATGAAGGCTATCTAGAACACACCGCTCACAAACACCGCAAACAACCCAATCGTGAAGACGGCAACTGCCTTGGCCACCATCATGGTCGTGTCCTCCACCCGTTCTCCAGTATTCACCTTGGACTTGGTCAGAGTGTCCTTAAGCTCGGGCAGCGTCTTTTCATACGATGCCACCTGCTGGTGAAGCGCTGCCACATCGGAGCCCAATCCCGCGTCGGCATTTGATGCCGTTTCAATCTGGGTTTGTGCAGTCGCCACATCCTCTTGCTTCTGGGCGAGCTCCATATCCAACTGTATCTTTGCATTGGACGTGGCTTGTGCGGCCCCAGTGTTTGACGGGTTAGACGTGGACGCAATCAACAGTGTCTTGTAGCTATCCAGCGCTGCCTGAAGGTCGGCAGGGAGCGTAACGGTTCCGCTACCTCCGCCAGGTGGATTCGTTGCGTGCTCTCGTGCCGACAGGTTGATAATAAACAGAAGCGTTCCCGCGAGAAGGACGAGCCACTCGAGCATTATCTCTTGGCTAGTAAACAAAATGCCTGTCCGTTCCTTCATTGAACTCGGTAACAACGGCGTTCGCCACGTGGGCCTGACATCGGACGCATCTGAACACACCCGCTATATCCGCATGGCCGCCACGATTGCGCCGTACATCAACAAGGGCGTGTCCCCCGTTCCCAATGCCCTTGGATGGCGGAGCATGGACGCAAGCCGTGACGCCCGTCTCATTGCCCCCATCTACGGCGCAGTTCGGTCTTTTCTTCCTAACAGAGGATAATGGAAGCTGAACTCTTGCTCGGAGTTCTGGTATTGGTCATCTTGTGGTTTCAATCCCGTGAAGGAATGGCAACGGGGGTGTTTGATGCTAGCAATAAGATGCCCGAACCTGCTCAGGTAGATGAGATTTTCGACCAAATCATGTCGATGGCGTCACCCGTCCTACAGCAGGCATATGCAGAGACGCTTGCATTTGCCCAATCCACGTTCGTAGAGGCGAAGGCACTTGCAGCCAAGTACCCCGAGGACGAGAACCTTACCCTTGGGATTAATTTCGCCAAAAACTCCGACCATATCGTAGAGCTGTCCAAAGTCGGAGTGGTCTTTGGGCTTCTCACGGTAGGAAGCGAGGTGAAACGAAGGAATGGAGCCATCACAGAGACGTCCCTCCACGCAGCCATTGACCCGCTCTATGCTACGTTGAATCAACACATCAATGACGCGGTTCCGCCCTTTGTGGCGCCGCCCAATATGTCCAGTGCAGAAGCAGCCGAACTCAAGCCCAAGGTAACTGAATATGCAGAGAAAACCCGAGCCCTTGTGAAGAAGTACGACACGCCTGAAGTACGTGATGCACTGGTGGCGCTACTGAAAGTGTATTTTGTAGACCAGCTTGCGCCCTCTGCGCCAGCGGCCCCCGCTGCCCCACCTCGGGAGCCTAAGTGCCCTATCGGATTTGAAATGGACGAGACGACGAAGACATGCCACGTATCGTGCCCCCCAGGGTTCGCCTACTCAAATGCGGGTGGGGACAAGCCGAAATGCAGCAAGGGAACAGACTTTGAATACTTTCTACCGCCGAATCTTCCGCCGACGAAGGAGTCGTTCAGTGTCCGCGAGCACCTACCAGGTGACGACGAGTTGTCGGCTCAACAAAGGGCAGCTGCCGCGCTTCAAGCAGCGCAAACTGAACAATCTGCAGCCGTCTTGCGTCAGCAAGAGTATCAAGCCGCCCATCAGAAGGCAGTTCAAGCAGGATACGAAGGTGAAAATATTGACGCGTCGCGCGATACTAACGCGAAAATGTACCAATCCTCTCGTCTTCGGCAGCAGACTGCGGATATGATTGATGATTTCTTGGCAAAGTCTCCGAGTCCCCGCCCCGCCACAGCGGGCACCCCCGATGCAGAGGAAGTCAAACAGCGGAAGAAGATTCTGTCCATCCAAGCTAAGCATCTCTACGTGATTCAGGCCGCGCTGCTCACGCTTCTGCTATCCATCCTTGCGTTTCTGGTCATGCCTGCGTGGGCTGCTCAGATGTCGGTGGTGTTGATACTCGCAACGGGTGTCGCGGCCGCAATCTATCTTTCCCAGATACAATGAGCGCACCCGCACCCACATGCCCAGACGGGGCACAACTCATTAATGTCGGGACTCTAAGCTTCTGTATGCTAAATGGGCAGGGTGTTGGACCGCCGACATGTCCTGCTGGGTTTGTCTACACGCCGGGCAATCTATATAGGTGCGAAGTTGACCCTGCCACCACGGCAGCCACCCAGCAACAAGCCGTGGCGGATGCGACTGCGAGTGCACAGGCTGCAGTGGACCGCTACACGCTATCCTTCACAGCCCTGCAGGGGCAGAAGGAGCAGTTACAAAAGACTCTGGATTTGATGACGTCAGCCAAGGGATTGTACTCGGGTGTCTCCGATGACCTCCACTACTCGGTGGATGAATTCACAAAGAACATTGCCGACCTCCAGAACCAAATCAACATTACGAACCGCAAAATAGCGAGCCCGTCGTGGTATCCTTGGTTGGACATGTTCCTGAATGTGATGCTGGTCTTGGTGTTGCTGTACGCAATCTATGTAGTTGTCTCCAAGATATACGTTCGTCCTGTCGTTCCTCAATTCCAGTATCCATACTAATGGAGATTACTGACCCCCGCAGTGTACTTGAGTTTCAGAAAAAGACGTTCTGCGGACACCCTCGGGCCCACGTCCGAAAGGTCCTCTTACAGAATGTGCAGTTGGGTCACGCGGATTACGCGTGCTACTGGACATTGGAGTTATTGTGCTCTGGCTTGGTGCATTCCTTGTGGGATGCTTTCTTTGAGGCAGCAGCCCTCCATATCAACCGCGCCAATCCCGCAGTCTTCACGTACTTGGCAAATGCCTATGAGAACTACATGCCTCTTGAATCTGGATACACGCTGTCCTCCATGACGAGTATCCGCAACAACATGGACGTTCGTCGTGCCGTCTGTGAAGTGGCTGCGGCCATGTCCACGTGCCGCAAGAACAAGTTGCCATCCTTGCCCACCATCAAGCCCACTCACGACTTTGACCCCGTCACCATCCAAGAGAGCATCAAGGCTCCCTCGTCCATGTACGGCAAGATTGTGCTCCGCGCCAATGACCCCATGCCGGTTGTGGTCCCGATGAATGAATTCTGCTACTGCATTCGGCAGGATGTACGTGACCTGACGCGAGCCTTGTACTGGATGTCGTGGGTCTTCACCTTTTGCCGTGAACATAAGAAGGCATCCAAGATGGTGCTGCCCTTTGCCAACCGCGCAGACGAGTTCGTCTCAATGGACCACGGAACCCATCCAATCTGGATTTTCTGGGACGCCGTGCGGCGACAGGCGAGCCCCCATGCCCGGCCGTATGTGGATATCCTGTACAAGATGCATTGTCTCCGATGGTCGCCCTCCGACAAGGCGAAGCGCCCCCTGCTGCTTGCCGCCGTGGTGATTGTGTGCGAGTCAAATTTGGACACCACCCCTGTAGCAGGCAACACGCTGGCCATCTCGCAGTTGCTGGAGGGCATGCCTCGGTGGATTGACGCCATTCAGCGCATGCAGCAATCCTTCTCGTCGTGAACTCGCTGCCACCCAAAAACGGAATGCAGGCGTTGAAGTTGAAGTGTACCAATACAATGGCGACCTTTATCCCCTCTATCTCTGCCACTCGCGTCGCTGGTGTCTGCGGTCTCCACAAGTACCAGAAGGTCGACGAGGTCTTCTACGAACTCTTCTGTAAGGATAAGGTTGTTGCACCCAAGATTCGGGAGGTTGAGATGCGCCTCGGTCTTCGCTCATTTGCGTCCCTCAAGGACGAGGTCTTCAAGGATGCCAATATTCGGCAGGTTGTGTACTCGGCACTCGATGCCGCCAAGTCGGGCAATGTGGCGGCGGCTCTGGAGGATGTGGAGGTCCAGTCTCGGATGGTGCTGAATATGCGCTACGCTAACCTTGGAGAGACGGTGCTGAACCAGTTGGTCTCCGAGGCGCGCGGCGAGGTGTCCAAGAAGCGCGGCCTCAACAACGAGGACAAGATTCTGAACACGTACGAGGCCGACAACAACGTGCAGGTAGTGGAGCGCAACACCAAGAACCTGAAGATGGACTTTCCGACCTTCAAGCTGGCGGGACGCACGGACGGCTGGGTGGCGGCCCATAACCGCATCGTGGACAGCAAGGACCGTACGCGCTTCTTTCCTGAGGTGCCCATCTACGACGAGATTCAGCTGCGGGTCTACATGCGGATGTCGGGTGCCACCGAGGCTGAGTTGATTGAGCGCTTTCCTCACAGCCCCACGCGCACCACCAAGTTCCTGAACGACCCTGTGCAGTGGGCGGTTATTGAAAACTCCATTACGGCGGCGGTGGTCAAGATGAACCAGATTCTTGAGTCGCCGACTGACCTAGAGCGAGTCGTGCGTGCTAATACAGTAAGGAATGGAGGTGCGATGCAGTGATACCCCACCTGCGTGGGTTGAGGTTCAAGGGAAAACAGTAGAGACCCAGTACCTCTACACCGGATTAGGCCGCATCAACCTCCATGCTCAGACCTTTCAGCTGCTCCAGCGAACAGGGGACACACTTTTGCTTACGGAGCGCCCGTATTCCGTCGGAGTGCTGTCGCGGGTATACCACGTGGAGAACATCACCTACACGGAGTACTCCGACGCACCCCGCAGGTGGTGTGAACGCACGGACCCTGTCACAGCCTTTTACTTTGAGGAAGTGCGTAGAATCGTGCCCGAGAAAAAGTAAGTCCAACACAATGGACATCTGGGAAACGCTTGGTCTTGCCTTCGGGTCTGTCTGCGTATTTGTAGTGCTTCACATGGCCATCTTTTTGCTGGTCCGCTGGATGTATCCTCCAACTGTGATGCCCGCACCCATGGTACTGCCGACTCCGGCGCCTGTTCCTGCACCTCTTCCACCACCCACGATGGCCGCGCCCCCGCCGCCCGCGGAACCGCCGTTGCCTGAGTATTACACGCAGCCGGCCAAGAAGGAGAATGCTGAAGCGAATTCGGTCACTGTACCCATGGCACCCTCTAGTCAAGAAGGGGCAACCAACATCGCGGACTTGTAAGGTGGTCCCGCAGTACAACGGATTGCCTGGCTGGGTCGTGCTCGGACACGACATGGATGGGACTGCGAAGGCAATTTGGACCGATGGTAGGGCTGAGGAGCACCTACCCATCGTGATGGACGAGCGCCTCTGCTTTGACACTGTGCTTCGTTGCGTGCGTCTTGGTCCCAAGCAGATTGTTGCCTATGACGTGTGGACGGTGAATGGAGAGTGTGTGCACAACAAGGTGTCCTTCGCAAAGAGGCAGGAGATACTGGCGTCTTTGCTTGCGGAGTTCCATCAGCCTGACTTGACGGCTCTGACGACCATTGGAGACGCACCTGCCAATGCGTTACTTCGCGGCTACGAGTCCTATGACGACATGCCTGGGTCCATGGGCGTATTCACTGAACAACCACCCCTTGTTCCAGAACATCTTCCCGACGAAGAGTAAATGGCTAGACATTCCAAGAAAATGAAGGGCGGCAACTGCGGCCTCCTGCACGAAGGTGGACGTCGTCGTAAGCGCACGATGCGCGGTGGTGGATACTCGTTTTCCCCAGACCAGGCGGGCTCTGAGCTTGGTGCTGGGAATGCGCTGCGCGGTGCTGACGGCGCTACTGCACCTGCGCCTGGCGGTCCCCACGGGGTTGGGGAATTCGCCGACGGTAGTCGCGGTGGCAATGCCTCAGGCGGCGGACGTCGTCGCCGTGGCTCGCGCAAGACCCGCCGGGTCGTAAAAAAAAAGTCCGTCGCGACGATTAAGCGCCTTCTGAAGGCAAAGGGCTTGAAGGTCTCTGGGTCTCGTCGTGCGCTCACAGCCCGTGCTCGCAAGGCGCGGATTTCCATGAAGGGTGGCGGCATGGTCACTGGGACACCGTATGGAGGATACGTGGGTACGGGCAGTGCTGGCATGGCTAGCCAGTTCGTTGGGGCTCACCCTGTTGCCAATAACGTCATCACTACAGGTGGATATGGACTCAATACGGCGGAGTCAGGCGGCGGCGTTGAGGCCTAGTCACCGCATCTGCCCACACGTACGGCATGTAGGTCGGGTCGTTGGTGGAGATGAAAGGACCTCCCACGCGGCGCCCTTGAAGCTCCATTCGCTGCATCACAAACTTCAGTTCAACAAACTCGGCGTACTCTGTCCACGCAGACATTGCGCCCACGAACGTTGACAGACAAAACATGATATCCGAATATCCAACACAATATGAAAAGAAGGCTATCAACGGCATGAGAATCATCTCGTTGATATGCTTGATACGTGGGACCCACTCATTGGATTCCCACACGTTGGACAATTGAATGTACCTCTCGGCGGTTTGAAATGCGGTCTTGGGCTTAGGAGCCATTCGCCTCAATCCTTACTCCCTCTGCGGGAAACTTCACAAGCTCCATCGTGCGCGGGTCCACGAACATCAGCCGTGTCTCGCTCGTGCAGCGAATGAAGCGGAACAGGAGGTCCAGCGCAATCGTGTTCCCAGGCATGAGGTAGCGAGCCACTGCATCCGTGAGGTCAACGTCAGTCGTCACGTCACCAATCCAAATCCATGGACTCTTGTAGGACTTGAACGGATTTCCCGTGTACGGCGTAATCTCCTCGCACTCGTAGAGCAGGCGGCGACGGACCTCGCCATCGCGCTGCCACTCCTCCACGTAGATGGAGTCCTCGGGCACATGGGTCATGATGTCGTCATATTCATCGTAATCGGAGAGAAGGTACTTGCGGTTCGCAATCTCGAACGGGGCGAAGAAGGCAGAAAGAGCACGGCGAAGGCGAAGGCAGAAGCAGGAGGTCATCTTTTACGATGAGTTCGTAAACCTCTTGTACGGAGAATCCGTTTTTGCCTGGAGGCTGGGGTCGCTGGTGTTCTGCGGCAGGGTGTCAATGGACACCGCCGTGCCCGCTCCACTGGTGAACGTCTCTCGGCTCGGAACGTTCTGGATGAGAATGACCTCGTCCAAGTTCAGCTGCATGGACATGGCGGTGGCAAGGGCTGTAATCACGAACGGCGCGGCCACGATAAACCACGACACGGGCGAGAGACCGATGCCGCAGAATGTGTTCAGCAGGTAGACGAAGAACAGACCAACGACCAGCTTGACCGCGAATGTCACCCACAAGCCGAGTCCAAGGTCTAATCCCAGCTGAACGACCAAGAAAATAAGGTAGAGCAACGCAGGTGGGCAGAGCTCTTCAACGAAACGCATCTTCAGCTATTACACTTCCTTCAAGAAAAGTAATGGAGACCATCATCTCCTTCACTGGATGCACGCACCAAGAGGCCGAGTCCGCGCTTGCTGCTCACGGAGGTGACGTCTTGCTTGCACTTGACGCCCTGTTCAAGAAGCCCGTGGTGTCCGGGGAAAAACACATTCCGCCTGCACCCAAGGTAGAGACAGGGCAGGACGAGGAGCAGAAGGCGCGATGTGCCGCAGGGCGTGACTTGATGGACAAGCTTACCTTCGTATTTTCAGGCGCCCACCGGAAAAGCCTAGAGCAGCCCCCACAGGCATCTGAGGCACCCGCGGTATCTGAGGCTGTCCAGCCGCTGCCCGCTCCTCCAGTGTCTTCACCACAACCGGGTTCTCCCGGACAAACGCCTCCACCTTCTCTGCAATCCGAGGCGCCTCTGTGAACAAATCCATGTTCGTCACACACTCCTTGCACACCTCCTGCCGAGCCGCGTATACTTCGGGGTCATCAAGTGACGTAATTGCGGCCATCCAATGTTCGGGCCGGTCGCGGTCACACGCAATGCCTGCAGGGAGAATCCACTCCTCCACGCCCTCTGTGGTGCCAGGCGCCTCTGCGTTGGGGTTGGGCTTGGAGTAAATAACGGGAATCTTGTTGTACATGGCTTCCACCGCGATGCGACCAAAACTTTCATACTTGCTCGGCATCAGCAAGATGCGCGTCCGCGAAAGAATGTTCCGCACATCGTCATCAAACTTGGTCCACTCAATGTTAGCGGGCGCGGGCGGGACCCACAGCTCTCCGTAATACGGAACGACACCGAGGAACCTGCGGTCGGGCATGCGCTTCGCCAATTCAATGAACTGATGGACACCCTTGTTCACGTTGGCATTGACCAAGGTAATCATGTCCCCCGAAGGATACGGGTCCATCCGAATCTTGTCCTCGTGCATGATGGGGCGGATGACGTCTGTGCGGACAATTGACCGCGGCCACGGAACGGCGGCGCCGCGGAAGTTGGACTCCATCTTGCGATTGATGAAGAACAGCATCTCATTCCACTGACCCGTAATATTGTCCGTAATGGCCCTGTACCGCCCATCAAAGTGGCAGGTTGCGACCATAGGGCGGTCGAGACCACGGCTGTTGATTTTGCGAACAATCGGCAGGGCGGGCGCGTGGGGGCAAATCCACACTTGACTGGACTCAAGCAACTCGGTTCCTGCAGTGTAATGCATGAAGCGGAAGCCGCGGTACATGCCGCCGCCGTATCCCTCCTTCGGTTTCTCGGTCGTCATAAACGTGACCTGGTGGCCACGTTTCTGAAGTTCGATGGCTAAGTCAATATCGTGCAGGAATGCACCGCACAAGTCGGGCATTCTAGTCGCAAAGAACAACACTCGCATTATGTAGAAGACTCTACGCGTTTTGCCTGGATTAAGCGTGTCGGGTCCCCTCCGCGCGCCCACTTGTCCAGCAGCCAGTTATCGGGATTGCTGTACTCTGCCTGCTTGACTGGAATGAGCGGCTGGTAGTAGTTGGGAATGGCCTTGTCCATGATTGTAGAATTGTCCTTCGTACCCCGCTGCAGCTGGGAGCGAATCAATCCAGATTCAGTATCCACCTCCGCGGGAGCGCCTCCACCCATGTTGGGCGTCGTGGCAAAGGGACGCGCCCACAACTGCTTCGGGCCCTTGACGCGCCACGCCTCGGGGTCACCCCAGCGGAGTTCGGAGTTGGTGTCCACCTTGCAACCGTTTCCAGGCATAAAGAACCCGCTGGTCGCAATCATACCAGGCTGGTCGGCCATGGCGAGTGCGGGGTTCAGAGAGTCCGAACAGCCCCCGTCATTCATTGTCTGAGAGCGAGACGCCGCTGACTGGTTCGCCACGGCATCTGCGTCTGCACGGGCTGTGTCGTTCTTGCCTCGCGTCAGGGCGTAGAAAAAGTCGATTGGGTTTGACGACATGCTTATCATCAAACCCAGAAAGTTTCACGCAAAACGGACAGTAAGACTAAAGGCAACACAGCTTCAATGGTCCTTCTCCAGCCCTGTGACTGGCACGAGCACGATGCGTCCTACAAGGTCGGCAAGCAGCGGGTGCAAGAGTATGTGGTGGACGTCTACGGCCGCACAGACGATGACCAAGTGGTGTGCTTGCGAATGACTGGCTTTACTCCGTACTTCTACTGTGGTGGGTCCGACCCGGGCGGGGCCACACAGGTCAAGAAGTATGACGTCTTTGCCGGGTTCAACGACCTTGCAAAGACGGCCGTATGGAAGGTGACGTGCTCCACACTCAATGCGTTCCACGAGAAGAAGAGGTCCATGACAGACCGTGTTCTCTACGAGTCTGACTTGCCGCCCTTTCTTCGGCTCATTCACGAGCGCCACCTGGGTCCTGGCTCTCCCCTCGAGTTTGAGGGGATGCGAGTTGAGTCTCCGGAGGATATGGCGGTGGACGTCATGTACACGTGTCACTACAGCAAGGTGTCCCCGGCCACCGCCCACATTCCGCTGAAGGTGGCATCCTACGATTTGGAAGTGTGTCCGCTGGTCGGCCAGCAGTTTCCAGTTGCCACCAAGGACCCTATCATCCAGATTGGCGTGTCCTTCCGTATGTCCGATGACTTGATGACGCCGACGAGCAAGTACGTGTTCGTGCTGGGGACCGTCTCCGAGTCCGATGACCCGAACACAACCTTCATGGGCTGCCGCACCGAGTCCGATGTCCTACGTGCCTTCCTCAACTGTGTGCTGGACGAGAACCCTGACGTCATCTGCGGCTACAACACATTTGGCTTTGATGACGGGTACGTGGAGGAGCGCTGCAGACAGCTGGGCTTGACAGAGGAAATCAACCTGAGCCGCGGACCTGCAGCCAAGAGCAAGCGTGGTGAGGGGTGGGTGACCAAGTTCGCAGAGACCAAGAAGTTTGAGCTGGCGTCGGGAAAGTATGACCTCCGCATCATGTGCCTCCGTGGTCGCATGTCGGTTGACCTCCTGCTGAACATGCGCCGCGAGCACTCGTTGGATTCCTTCAAGCTGGACTCGGTTGCGGAGACATTCCTTCGTGGAAAGGTAGTACGGCGCGGAATAAAGCAGGTCTTCACATACAGCACGCGAGGCCTGAATAATGGCAACTATGTAAAGTTCGATATCGTGGGCAATACATCAGACCCCTACCGCGATGGAGCCAAGTTCCAAATCTACGATGTCCAGAAGGACTCGTTCCGTATCAAGACCGACGACGACCTATTGGATGAGTTTGATGCCGAGACACTTAAGAAGCTACACTGGACCTTCACCAAGGACGACGTGGAGCCACATGAGTTGTTCCGTCTCCACCGCGAGGGCGGACCCGAGGGACGGGGGCGCATCGCCAAGTACTGCATTCAGGACTGCGACCTGGTGCTGACGCTCATGGCGAAACTGGACACGCTGGTCAATACTCGTGGAATGGCGGATGTGTGCAAGGTTCCGATGCAGTATGTGCTGACGCGGGGTCAGGGTATCAAAATCTTCTCAGCCGTGGCGTACTACGCGGCCCAGCGCGACCAGATTCTGCGGACGCTGGAAAATGTGATGGGTGACCAGACCTACGAAGGCGCAGTCGTCATCAGCCCCAAGATTGGCATGTACTTGGACCAGCCCGTGTCGGTGCTCGACTTCAACTCGCTCTATCCCACGAACATGATTGCCTACAACTTATCGCCCGACACACTGGTCTGTGAGCGCCACTTTGACACCGAGGGACGCAAGCTCGGACACTTTGGGCTCTCCATGGAGACGGTGCGGGACCTAGAAGAGAGGTACAAACTGGACGAGGTGAGCTACGAGCTCAAGGATGACGAGGGAGTGGTGACGGGCAAGGTGGTGTGCACGTTCGTGCAGCCGGGGAGCAACGAGATGTTGACGGGTGTTCTGCCCAAGACGCTGGAGATTCTGCTAGCAAAACGGAAGGAGTACAAACAAATGATGGAGGATCCCAAATACGATGATGCTGCTCGCTCTGTCTATAATGGTCTTCAGCTTGCTTACAAGGTCGTCGCCAACAGCGTGTATGGGCAGACTGGTAGTCGTACGTCTCCCATCCGCAAACTGTGTGTTGCCGCCTGCACCACCGCCGCAGGACGAACTGCTCTGTACAAGGCCAAACACATCGTGGAGTCCGAATTCAACGGAGAGGTCATCTATGGGGACACAGACTCTATCTTCATCAAGTTCCCCACCAAAGACCTCGCGGAGTCCATCCGCCTTGGAATCGCGGCGGGCAGGAGCATCACCGACCAGTGTCGCCGGCCGTACAAAATCGCGTACGAGAAAACCTTCTATCCATTCATTCTGTTCTGTCGCAAGCGCTACGTCGGCATGAAGTATGAAGAGGACCCGAACCCCGCCAAGGCCAAGCGCATGTCCATGGGCATCGTGCTAAAGCGGAGGGACAATGCCCCCATCGTGAAGGACGTCTTCGGTGGAGCGCTGGACACACTGCTGCAGGAGAAGGATGTACGCAAAGCCGCTGCGTTCGTCAAGCAGAAGCTGAAGGACATCTTGGACAACAAGGTGCCGCTGGAGAAGTTCGTGCTCTCCAAGTCGTTGCGGGACGACTACAAGAACCCCGAGCAGATTGCCCACCGCGTGCTGGCCGACCGCATGGCAGACCGCGACCCGGGCACGGCTCCCAAGGTGGGGGACCGCGTGCAGTATGTGTACGTGGAGGGAGCCAAGAAGGGTGCCAAGCAGGGCGACAAGATTGAACACATTGACTATGTGCGCGCCAAGAAGCTGTCGGTGGACACGACCTTCTACGTGACCAACCAAATCCAGAACCCCGTAGCCCAGCTCTTCGCCCTGTGTATTGAGCAGCTGGAGGGATACAAGGCTCCCAGTGCAGTAAGCTACCGGGAGATGCACGCTCAGTTCATGGAGAAGTTGAAGGACGAGGAGGAAGCCACATTGTCGGTCTTGGCCAAGAAGGAGCGGCAGCTGGAAGGATTGCTGTTTCTGGACAGCCCCGACCTGAAGAAGGTGGTGCGCGCCAACCAGCACGGTCCGCTGGATGCTTTCTTCGCAAAGAAGTAAATGCCCACGCTGCGTCAAAAAGTCAATAGTTTCTGCACGGTCGCGGGAACCACAAATGCTTCGAGCATGCGGATAGCCAAGTTGGAAGATGCCCTGAAGAAGTCCAAGGACGAGATGGCGGAACACAAGAAGGATATGAAGTATCAGCGGGCACAGACTCGCAAGGCATCGAAGGTGTCCAAGCCCCCGAAGGCCCCGAAGGCCCCGAAGGCACCCGCTGCCCCGAAGCAGGAAGTGAAGATGGCCCCTCTTCCTCCCACTCAGCCCACTATGGGGATGACCGCCACTCCCCCAGCCAGCGGCGGGGCTCATCGTGGATCCAAGCAAACTCCGAAGACAGAGGAGAGGAAGGCGGAACTCGCGAATATCAAGGAACTGCGCGATGCCTATAAATCAACCAACCTCGCGTGGAGGGCCGACCCCAAGAACGAAGAAAAGGCCAAGGCTGTGCGGGAGGCTCACGCTGCATACATGGCCGCGAAGAAGAGGGGTGGTACGCGGCGGCACCGCCACACTCGCAACTGCCGCCACAGCCGCCGGCGTGCGGATTAGATGCAAATCCCTCTAAAAAGTAATGGAGGCCACGCCAAGGCCAGTCCTCGTATGCGTTGAATACGAGGACGGATACGATACCCTAGTACGAGCAGATACACATCAACACTTTTTCAAATGGTCCCAACGAGACCGCGCAGTGTTGCGCCTGTTTCGGACCCTACAGTTCAAACGTCTGGTTGCGTGCCGTAAGTTTAGACGGGCCGACTTGCGGCTTGAGCTCAAGGACCCCGACCCGTATGAACCTGAGTATATCTTCTACTGCATGCGGCTTAAGGGTTGTTCGGTTTAGACAACAATGCTGCCCCACCTTGTTCCGCTCCTGAGAGACATTGTTGAGAACGAGACACAGTTCGCCCGCCTTGCCGTCAGACTGCCCGAGGCTACTCGGAACCGCGTCATGGCGAACCGCCACCGACAGACAATGGTGATGCTGGATATCCTTCGCACTGCCGTCTATACTCCGCGCCCGCGCCAGCTGGTTCCTCGTGCGAACTTCACGATTGACCTCACGGGCGACCTGATGCGGACATTCCACGAGCCCGTGCCCGTGATTCCCACGAATGCTCAGATTGCATCCGCAGTTGAACTGAACGCAGGTCCTCCGGTCAATGAGCTATGTGCCATCTGCCAAGACAGCTTTGTAGGCCCCTGCACTCGTCTCAGCCGCTGTGGACACCATTTTCACCAGCCGTGTATCATGGAGTGGTTTGGCACGAGCGTTCGCTGCCCTGTCTGCCGAAACGATATACGCGGTGAGGACGAGGAAGAGGAGGAATGAGCATTTGCGCGTGCACACCAACCCGAAATCGGGGCTGGACACAAGCCTTCTCAGAAGCTTGCATGGGAGCACAAACTATGCAGCCAGACCACTGGATTGTGCTGGACAATACGCAGGGTGAAGGTGGGTGGGCTCCAAGTGAGATGAACACCCTCCACCGACAGTCCGAACCACTGACCATTGCCGAGATGCGGAACAAGTGTTTGGAGCTAGCGCTGGAGACTGGGTGTGAATTTATCGTCTTCTGGGATGATGACGATTACTATCCGCCTCCTCGTATTCAAATCGGTGTGGGTGCCCTGAAGGCAAGGCCACTGGCCGACATTGCAGGGTGCTCGTTCATGTACATGATGCTGACCGAACTCAACGCCCTCATGTCCGTTGGCCCGTACCAAGACAAGCACGCAACCGCTGCGACGTGGACCCTTAGAAGACACTACGCATTAAGCAATAGGTTTGACGTAGCCCGCACCTTTGGCGAAGAGGCGTCCTTCACCCACGGGTGGAATGCGAACTTGATTCAGGTGAATTCAGAGAACACCATTGTGGTGATGGGGCACAGGGGCAATACGGTCAGCAAGACAGATGTGTTCTGGAATCCCGAACGGTATTTAGCCAAGGTGGTGAACAATATCAATGGGAAGCAGGCGTTCCGTTCAAGGTGGGCGCTAACGCCTGAACTATGGGGTCTGTGGAAAACCACGTTTTCTGTCGGAGAATCTCATTGACCTCGGGACTCTGCTTGAAGACTGGGCATGGTGGAGGGAGCGACTCCGACTGTCCGTACTGCAAACAGTGGAGCATGCGCCGCACATCGTATTGGCACGTCTTGGCCAGTGCTTGGAGGTCGTGTTTGGGGAACAGCGGCTTCAGGTCGGACACAGAAGGAGGAAAACAACGCAGAATTTCAATGCGAGAACACGCCTTGAAAATCCGTGGAACCTCATTGCAGGTCAGAAGAATAGGAAGTGTCCTGTCTGTGGACGCAAACCACTCAACCAACTTGCGCTGGGCATGGGAGTCGGAGCCATCCACTTCGTCCAGCACCAAGCAGGATGCCTTGTTGTCTCCCCGAATCATGGACGAGATACTGCGAGTGTGGCGATAGGACGCAATCAGGCGGGAAACGTCATCGTGCGACCGCATGGACTGGGTCGCATTGATTTCCAGTGGCTCCATTCCGCAGGACCGGATGGACGCCAGCGCCATGGTTGTTTTCCCGATACCGGGCGAGCCGTGAAGCAGAATGACGTTGGAATGCGGTTTCGTCGTCAGGTAGGACTGCAGTCGGGACTTGACTTCGCGATGCCCAACCACCTCATCTAGAAACTGAGGCCGACGAACTTCGCTCCACATAGTCGTGGTTAGCATGGGTTGAGAAAATGCTTGCGAACTACTAATGGATGTTCCGCAGCACGTCTTGCGGTCGCTGTTTCGCGACACCGCCTTCCCATTGATTCAGCACCATGTGGATTCCTACAATGACATGCTGGACGCCCGTATTCCATCGTTTCTCCGCGCCTCCAACCCCTTTGAGCTGGAGTTGCCCGACAAGCGGTACATCCGAATCTGGATTGGCGGAAAGGGTGCCGACAAGCTGAAGTGGGTGGCACCGACGGACGAGATGGGCAATGCCATCTTGCCTCACGCCTGCCGTCTGGACAACACGACCTATGCCGTGACACTGATTGCGGATTTGGAAGTGGACTATGTATTCCCGGCTGGAAACACGGTGACCAAGGTCTTCGCTGACTTTGAGATTGGCAAGGTTCCCTTGATGCTGCGAAGCCGGCTGTGCTACCTCACGGGTATGGACGGATACTCAGTGGGTGAATGCAGGTTTGAGTTGGGAGGCTACTTCATCATTGACGGGTCTGAGAAGGTGCTGCTGACTCAAGAAAAGTTGGGCAACAACCTGTTCTACTGCGGCAAGAGGACGCAGGTGGTGAACCCCGACAAGCCGGCGGGACCTGTGGAGAAGTCGGATGAACTCCAACTGGCGGTTCCAAACTATTACGAGACAAAGGAAGAGTACTACGCTGCCATCCGGTCGGTCTCCGAAGACGCCAGCCGCGGTCCCTTTTCTCATTTCTTGGTGATTCCTCCGCCGACCACACTGATGACGGCTCGTGTGGCGCTGATTACCCTTCCTGGCTTTGAAAACCCCGTGCCTGTCTTCAGCGTGTTCCGTGCGTTGGGGCTAACCACCGACAAGGACGTGTACGACACTCTGCTTGCGGGCACGAATGACCACGACCGCATGGCGTACGACACTCTGTTTTACCAGCTGATGCTGAGCCACGACGCAAACGTGAAGAACGACATGGAGGCACTGGTAGCCCAGACCCGTACGCGCTCACGGCCTGAGGTGGTGCGCAGTCTTCACGATATGCTGTTTCCACACGTAGAGACAGACGACGACGTTGGCGGGTTGTTCCGTCGCAAGGGTTATCAGCTTGGACGTATGCTGCGTATGGCGATGGAGATGGCGTTGGACTTGGCAAAGCCCACGGACCGCGACCATTTCAAGTTCAAGCGTCTCCAGACATCAGGGGACTTGTGTTTCGGCGAGTTCCGTCGCATCTTTCGCGAGACGGCCCGCAACATGCTGCTGGAGCTGGACAAGAAGGTCAATCAGTTCGAGCGCGTGAATTACGCAGGAGACAAGCTGGTGAACGTGCTCCAGCCCATCAACCTCGGTTTCTACTGGAAAAAGTATAAGCTGTTGGGCGAGTTCCTGAAGTCGTTCAAGGGGTCGTGGGGCGGTGCGGAAGGCATTGCGCAGGAGTTGAGTCGTGTGTCCTACGCGGGTGTCATTAGCCATCTCCGCCGCACCAACCTGCAGATGGACCGCACGTCCAACAAGAAGGAGCCCCGCCGTTTCCATGCCTCGCAGATGGGTCTGATGTGTCCGGTGGATTCACCCGACGGTCGCAACATCGGGTATATCAAGGCACTGGCCATCATGGCTCGTATCTCCACACCCTTGGCAATGGACACCGTTCGGGCCATGTTGAAGGCGTACGTTCGCCCCATTGCGTCCGTTCACCCGTCGACGTGGCTGCCGACGTGGACCCCCGTGTTCCTGAACGCGGATTTAGTAGGTGTATGCATCGGCAAGACGGAGGAGTTGCACGCTCACCTGGTGAAGGAGCGCAGAACCCGTAAACTTGCAGTCTCACTCGGCTGGGACCGCGTGGCCAATGTCTATACACTGACCTGTGATGGTGGACGCCCAATCCGCCCCGTCTATCGCGAGGGCGTGACAGCCGAAAAGGTTCGTGCCGCCAAGGACTGGACGGAGATTGCCGAGCTGATTGACTACTTGGATGCAGAAGAACAGGACATCACTCGGCTCTCCATTGAGCCGTTCCACCCCAAGGTGCAGTCGGAGATTCACGCACTGTTTGCCTTGTCGGCGCTGACGGGGTTGATTCCATTCTCAGACCACAACCCAGGTACGCGCAACGCATTTGCGATTGCCCAGACCAAGCAGACGTGTTCATGGTTCCACACCAACTACCTGAAGCGCTTTGATACGATTGCTGTCTTGGCTGCGTTGCCCCAAATCCCTCTGACGCAGACGTGGGTATATCGCGAAATCATGGGCGCAGGTGGCTGCATGCCGCATGGAGAAAACGCTCTGATAGCCATCACGACCTATGCAGGGTTCAACCAAGAGGACTCAATGATGATTAACGGCGCATCCATGAAGCGTGGAATGTTCCAGACCATCTACTATCACTCCTACGACTTCATGGAGGAGATGACAGACCCGGCGACGCAAATCCACACAGAGTTCGCCAACCCTGCCGTCAATCCGCTGTTCAAGGAATCGGTGAAGCGCAAGGAGGGTATGAGCTACGACAAGCTGGATGCCGAGGGCGTGATTCTGGTGGGCACGGAAATGACGGAGGATACGGTCTTGGTCGGAATCGTGGCTCCTATTCAGGATATCAATGGCAAGATTACGGGGTATCGCGACGTCTCCGAGAAGCCGAAGCGGGGGCAGCATGGGCGTGTGGAATCCGTCTACCGCTACGCCACGCGTGACGGACTGAAGGGTGTCAAGATTCGTGTGGCTGAAGAGCGCTATCCCGTCCTCGGTGACAAGTTGGGAAGCCGTCATTCGCAGAAGGGTACGTTGGGTTTGATTCTGCCTGAGGAGGACATGCCCTTCACGGCTCGCGGTGTGCGCCCCGACGTCCTGTTCAACCCTCACGCTCTGCCCACACGCATGACCATCGGACACTGGATGGAAAGCTCGTGGAGTCGCTTGGCCCTGAAGTTGGGTGCATTCGTAGATGCCACGCCGTTTACCACATCCGACAGCCTGCCGACATTGAAGCGTATCATGATGGAGCAAGGGTTTGAGCCGTATGGTACCGAGACCCTGTACAATGGACAGACAGGCGAAATGATGGAGGCCGACATCTTCATGGGTCCCACGTACTACCAGCGCATGAAGCACATGGTGGAGGACAAGGTGAATGCGCGCTCCACAGGTCCCCGCAAGCTGCTCACACATCAGCCGTTGGAAGGCAGGGCAGACGAGGGTGGACTGCGTATCGGCGAGATGGAGCGCGATGCGTTAATCGGACACGGCATGGCCAAGTTCACACAGGAATCCATGATGGACCGCTCAGATGCCCATACGTTCCAGATTGACCGCGAGACGGGTCAACTGGACACCAGTCGCGACATGGTGAACATGCCGTACTGCATGGGATTGTACACTCGGGAGTTGGAGTCTATGCATATTACAGTCAAGATGAAAACGGAGTGATTGGGCAAAATGCTTCTTAACCTCATACAAAATGCTTCGGACTCTTCTTATGGCCATCTCTGCGGTCCTCGTTGGAGGACAATCACCATCTGCCGCACCAAGCCGCGCGCCAACGCAGCTGTCGTTCATGGACACAACCAAAATCGTACCCACGGGCAACTACACGCTTGGATACCTGAACAATACCGCAGAGAACGACTGCCGCATTGGAGTCGCTCGGTTTCAAGCCGCTGTGACAGGACAGGTGTCGCAGTTCTCCTTCGGTGCCTTCTCGCAAACTGCAAACGAGACATGCGGAATCGGGTTCGTTCTGCGGTCCCTCCCGAATGCAACTCAGGTGGGTCTTGCCGTGTCGGCTCTGTTCTCCGACGTGGTCCAGCCTGTAGTTGGAACGATTGAGATGATTCCCTTTCCCGTGCCGTCCACGGCTCTCTGGAACTTGGAGGCAGGGGGGAACTACACCATCACAATTCAGCCCTTCACGTGGGCATCTGGAAACACGGCGGGTGGTGGGTCAGTTGGCTCTGCGACTCACTGCACATTTGATGTTCCCTATGGACTTGCGGGTCCGCAGTACGGGCTTGTTGGATACCGGGGACCGACTGGACTTCCGTGTGGCTCCACGCCCCTGACTCTGATGTCGGCCGCAGACAAGATGGCTCTCCTGATGAAGCTGAAGGGTGTGCCGATTCCGAGTGCGACCTCCACTCCGACTCCAAGTCCTACGACCTCAAGCACGGCCACGCCGTCTCCTACCGGGACTCATACGGGAACTCCGACACCAACGGGAACTCCTACGATTACGGACACACCTACTCCGACTCTGTCGTCAGGGGCTACCTCGTCGAACAGTGCGACGAATACGCGCACTCCGTCACGCACTCCTTCAGTCAGTTATTCCCCTACTCCCACGCCGGTTTCGACACCTAGCCCGTCTTCTTCCTCCACGCCTACTCCTACACCAAGTCTGTCGTTTCGTGCGACTGCTTCTGTGACGCCGACTGAGACACCTGGACCCACAGATTCTCCGTCCCCTAGGCCCGTTGCGGGAATTGCTGCGCCTACGGTTGTCCATGTCGATGCGCCGTCGAATACAGGGGCATTGGTTGGAGCAGCCGTTGGCGGTGGACTGGCTGTGGTGGCGCTCATTGCACTTGCGGCCCGATACCGCACAGTGTCCATCCAAATCAATGGACCCCGTCGTATCAAGTCGTGGAAGCACATGCCAACGCTGGAACTCAATCACAACCCGCTGGTCGTGACCAAGAAGTCCAAGTTTGACACGGTGGACGCCGCTTAAAGAGTGAATCACAACACTACAAAATGAGCCTGTATCTGTACATTGCGGATGAGAACCTGCGAAACGCAACCGCAAACCACCTACAGACACGTCGTCCCACCGATTCGGGGTGCGACCTGCTCTGTCCCGATGTTGCCTTTTCGCTGACTGGTTCTCGACTGGCAAGTAATATCGCTTACATACAATGGGCGTGCTAAACTTAATGGCTGACCATCTTTACGTCACAAAGCGTAACGGTGACCGCGTTCCTGTCTCCTTCAACGAGGTGCTGACTCGCCTGCAGCGCCTCGCCGACGGACTTGAGCACGTGAACCCTGATTTGGTCGCACAGAAGGTCTGCAACCAGATTCAGGACGGCATCAAGACGTCGGAGCTGGACGAGTTCGCGGCCGAGACATGTGCCATGATGCAGGCGCGGTATCACCCGAACTACGGCAAGCTGGCGGCCCGTATCCTGATTGACAACCACCACAAGAACACCCCTGCTCGCCTGATTGATTCGGTGCAGGTACTGTTTGATGAGGGCATTGCGTCGGAGTCCTACTACTGCGTGGCGCAGGATTTGGGGCTTGAGAGCATGATTGACTACTCTCGCGACTTCATGTTCGACTACTTTGGCTACAAGACGCTGGAGCGGGGATATCTGCTGAAGCGCCGCGACGGCCGCACATGGGAGCGCCCGCAGCACATGTGGATGCGTGTGGCTATCCAGCTTCACGGCGGTGACGTTGTCCGAGTGAAGGAGACGTACGATGCGCTGTCGCAGGGCTACTTTATCCACGCAACGCCCACCCTGTTCAACTCGGGCACGAAGCATGCGCAGTTGTCGTCGTGCTTTCTGGTCCACATGCAGGAGGACTCTATCAAGGGCATCTACGATACGCTCGGTGAGTGTGCGCAGATTTCCAAGTGGGCGGGCGGAATTGGGCTGTCTATCCACAATATCCGTGCTCGGGGAACTGACATCAAGGGCACCAATGGACAGTCCACAGGTATCGTGCCGATGCTGAAGGTGTTTAACGACACAGCCAAGTATGTAAACCAAGGAGGAAAGCGTAATGGGTCTTTCGCTGTCTACTTGGAGCCTTGGCATGCAGATATTGAGGAGTTCCTTCGCCTCAAACTCAACACGGGTAATGACGATGAGCGTGCTCGCGACCTTTTTTATGGTCTCTGGATTCCCGACTTGTTCATGCAGCGCGTCGAACAGGACGGCTCTTGGTCCATGTTCAGCCCAGATACCTGCCCCGGGCTCTCCGACTGCTGGGGCGATGAGTTCAACGAGCTCTACTGTAGCTACGAGCGCAAGAACCTTGCCATGAAGGAGATTCCTGCCAAGAAGCTGTGGCAGATGATTGTGGACGCCCAGATTCAGACGGGTGGACCGTATCTGCTGTACAAGGACGCGTGTAACTCCAAGTCCAACCAGCAGAACCTCGGCCCCATCAAGTCAAGCAACCTGTGCACCGAAATCATTGAGTACACCTCGCCCGACGAGACAGCCGTGTGCAACCTCGGGTCCCTGGCGCTCCCCAAGTTCGTGAAGGATGGCAAGTTTGATTTTGAGCTGCTGAGGTCTTATACCTGCATCTTGGCTCGCAATCTGGACATTGTCATTGACAAGACGTACTACCCTACGGAGAAGTGCAAGCGCTCCAACCTCCGCCACCGCCCGATTGGTATCGGCATTCAGGGCCTTGCCGATGTCTTTGCACTCCTTCGGATTCCGTGGGGGTCCCAGAAGGCGGCTGACCTGAACCGCGAAATCTTTGAGAACATCTACTACGCCGCCGCCACAACGAGTATGTTGAGTGCATCGTCTGGAGGCTGGCGTGGACTGGCGGTGGACGGCGACAATGCGTATCCGAGCTTTGCCGGGTCTCCCGTCAGCAAGGGCAAGCTGCAGTGCGACCTGTGGGGAGACGCACCCAAGTCTGTTTATCTGAACTGGGATGCGCTTCGCAAGATGTGTGCGGGTGGTATGCGCAACTCCTTGCTGATTGCGCCCATGCCGACCGCGTCCACGTCCCAGATTCTGGGCAACAATGAGTGCTTTGAGCCCTTCACGTCCAACCTGTACTCCCGCCGCGTCCTGTCGGGCGAGTTCATGGTCGTGAACAAGTACCTCGTGGAGGACCTGGTCAAGCTAGGGCTGTGGACTGCCGAGGTGCGCACGGAGATTATCGCGAACAACGGGTCCGTTCAGACGATGCTCCAACTTCCCGCCGAGCTTCGGGAGCTGTACAAGACAGTGTGGGAGATTCCGATGAAGACCCTGATTACCATGGCTCGCGACCGCGCGCCGTTCATCTGCCAGTCGCAGTCTCTGAACCTGTTCTTGTCAGAGCCGACGCCGTCCAAGGTGTCGTCCATGCACTTTTACGCATGGAAGCAGGGACTCAAGACAGGGTGCTACTATCTGCGCACCAAAGCCGCCGCCAAGGCTCAACAGTTCACCGTGGAGCCATCCAACTGTGTGACATGCTCAGCTTGACGCGCGTAATTTTCTTGGGTAGTAAACAAAAATGACTCTCTCTCCTGCTCTCGCTGGTGGTCGTCGTCGCACTCGCCGTCACGGAAAGGTCCACGCTGGACTGAAGGCCAAGACCCTGAAGCGCATGCTGAAGGCTAAGGGCAAGAAGACCACGGGCAAGAAGTCCACCCTCCTCAAGCGCCTCAAGGAATAAATCTGCGTTTGATATAAATGTCTAGCGTCTCAGCTTCTACAGGTGGTACGCTTAGTGGTGGACTGGATGGCGCGACCCTCGGAGGACGTCGTCGCACCCGTCGCTCTAGCGGACTCAAGACCAAGACCCTTCGTCGCATGTGCAAGCAGAAGGGCATGAAGACCACAGGCAAGAAGGCGACCCTGATGAAGCGCCTGCACATGCGGGGTGGTGCGCTGGGTGATGCGCCGCCGTCCGCCGCCGCTGCCGCCGCCGCCGCCGCGCCGCGCCCGCCGCCCCCGCCCGCCGAGGGTGGACGTCGTCGCCGCCGTTCCCGCCGCCGCGAGGAATAAAGTACGTACACACAATCTCCACACAACACAACAGAAAGACCGCGAACTCGCGTTTTTTCTGGAGAGTTAACATAGAAAAGATGGCTCGCTCTCACGGACTCAAGGCTAAGACCCTGCGCCGCATGCTCAAGAAGAAGGGCATGAAGACCACCGGCAAGAAGGCGACGCTCATGAAGCGGTTGCACATGCGCGGTGGCGTTGGTAGCGAGGACGTCAAATCGGGGACGTCGGACGCGGACGCCGCTCTCGATAGTGAACCCGAATTCGCAGAGGACTCCTCCTCTGGCTCTTCGGCTGCTACCACCCCCGCTGCTGCCGCCGCGTCCGGTTCTTCGGGTGCCGCGGCTGGCGAGGGTGCCGCCAGCGCTGGCCGTCGTCGTCGCCGTTCCCGCCGCCGCGAGGAGGGTGGACGTCGCCGCAAGCACACCGCGCGCAAGGAGATGCTCGGCTACTAAATCGCCCCCGCAATCTCGGACACCAACGTAAACAACTCGTCGGAAAACCCGTAGTGGCATCCATTCGTCTCGGACGCAGGTGGCTTGCGGGAGCTCGTGTTCTTGCGGTGCACCAAACTCACAATCACATCCTGGGGAGACAGCTCCCGACACATTTTCTCGCGACCGCGAATGAATGCGTCACCCTCGGCGACCTGAATATCGGGAAACGGCTGAGCCTTCCAGAAGTCGCGCGTGAAGCAGAGCGTCGCCTCCGATACACGCTGGCTCATGGGCAATGTCGCAGGCGGCACGTTCATGAACGACACGTGCTTGTGAATCTCGTAGCACGGCAGCACGGTGGAAAACAGGCATTCCTTGCGCGGTTCGGCCAACATATGCGCCACCCGCTTAAGCACCGAGTTCGTCGGGTACACATCATCGTCGTCCATCATCACCAAGACGTCGTGACTCGCATACTCAATCGCAAGGTTGCGCTTGGCTCCAATGGTCAGCGGTGTGTCTACCAGAATGTACTTGACGTTGGGCATGTCCGTAATCAGCTCCTTGATAGGGTCGGTGCCATCGTCCACAATCACCCACTCTACCTTGGACTCGGGGTACGACTGAGCCACCCTGCAGTACTTGAGCAAAGGGATAAAGGCACGGCGGTCACGGGTCAGTGTGATGATGGAAATACACGGCAAGTCCTCCTCCTTCGGCAGGTGCTCCTGAATCGCGTAATGCGGGGTGCCCTTGAGCGTATCAATGCGCTTCGCCATTCGCTCCACAAACTCGGCATGGCGGTCCTCGTACTGCTTGCGGGAAAAGTCCGACATGGACTTGAGGTCCGCAGTAGACGTTCCAACATAGAGATGCAAGGCCTCCACCACAGACCCCACGTCCGTATCCTCAAGAACACCCATGCACTGAGGGTGGGGAACTTCCTTGGTCGTAGACGTCCACAGCGCCGACTTGGTCAGCTCCATAAAGGGAGCAATCGGGCTGATGAGGGGCACGCAGCCGCTGGACATGGCTTCGTTCACTGCATGTCCGAACCCCTCGGCAACCGACAGACAGACAACCAATCCTGCTTCGGAGAGAAGAGCATCGTAGTCCTTGTCGCTCAAGACCTCCGACACTAGCTTTATCTTGCTAGTCACATGGTCGGGGAGTATACCAATCTTCACGTGAGCAGGGGAGTGGACAATGGTGAGCTCAGGCAGCAACTCGTACAATGCCGGGTCTTGGTGCTGAATACGCATGTACGCTTGGACCACCGGCTTGGGGTGGCGCCAGATGTTACGACCAACGGGCACAATGCCCTTTCCAAAATTCTTCTCGGGGTTGTACTTCTTATCAATGGAGGTCCATCCGATATAGTGGACGGGTGCACACCCGGGGATTTCCTCAAACATCTTCACTGCACTGTGCGTCTTGACCCAAATCTGGTCCACCATCGCGGCATATGGAAACCACGTTTGATAGGTCCACTCAGGGTTGGGGACCCATACATTGACGGCGGCAAACGGGAACAGAGCGGGGTTGATAACCTCAATGAATACGTTCACCTCGGCTTCGGGGGCGTGGGGCTGGAAGTGCGGAATGTGTCGTATCTGGGCGTCAGGTCCCAACACATGTGCAAACAGGGCATGCAGAATTGAAGTGTCTTGTGCCAGACCCGTCAGGGGCGTTGCTGTACCAATCAAGTTGACTCGCATTGTGTTAGACTTGTTTGCGTTTCGTAAATGTCTTCCGCGCGACCTTGAACACCCGAAGGCTTCTGCGCTGGAGTCCCATAGCCCTCCACGACTCCTTGGTGCGAGGAGCACATGGCGTGATAACCATGGGGCGGTCAAAGAACCACTCGGGCTTGCCGATGGGCAAGACTGTAACAACCGGGGCGTCGGGGACCCTGTCGGCCCACACCTCCGACAGTTTGGAGCACATCTGGTACATCTCCTCCGACCCGAACCCATACTGGCGGTCTGTGATGTCTTCGCAGTAGGCAGCATCGTCCAGCACGAACTTGGTTCCGTTCCACGCCAGTCCGTTTACGGGGCGGAACAGGGACCACGCAGGTTCCCAGACAAACCAACGGGACCCAACATGTAGATACGCTCGGTCGTGGAAGCGGTGTATCATTACCTGCTCAGAAGAAACTCTTGAGCTCGCCTGTCCGCGAGCCGTAGACTTGAGTGGCCACGGGGTTCGCGATGGGGTCAGGGAAGTCCATGATATCCTTGCGATACTGCTTGTACGCCTCCACCTCCGACATGATGCTGTTGCCGCAGTACGAGACCACGCGCTGGTTCAGGTCTTCCAAGGACTCGGCCACGCGGTCAGGGGAGTTGTCGCCATACTGCAGGTAGTAACTGCGCATGATAATCAGCAGGTCCGACTCCGACTGGTTATCAATCACGTGCCGCCCCATACTGCGGGCCAACACATCGGCCTTAATCTTTGCCTGGAGGTTGTCCACATTCCCCTGGCTGAAGAAGGTCGTGTTCAGCGGTGTGCACGAGTGACGGTAATTGATTCGCTCCATGATGGTGGAGGTCGGAACCAGACCCGGCTCGGAGGAGTAAATCAGTACCGAAGGTACGCTGCTCCCTTCTTGGTTACCCGACAGCGGGAGGCGCCCCGTGTGTTTGGGAGCAGCTTGGATGGCTGTGCCCGTGTAAAAGTCCGCCAGAGTCTTGACTGAGTAGTCGAGGCTAAACTGCATTGTGAGTTGGCTATACAATATTCCGCCCAAACCCCGTGGTGTCTGGCGTGGCGCATGTCAGCTCTAGCGTGTAGATGGGCTGAAGGCTTGTATTCAAAAATGCCAGGTTGGACCCCACCAAACTCGTGGGCTGGAGAACGTTGGACCCGTTTGCAGACCCGTCAATTGCCTCGGGGTACGTGGGGACCGCGTTGCCTCCAGCGTCTTGTGTGAAGAAGTTCGGAACCAAAAACCCGTTGTAGCTGGATACATACGGCAACGTACGAGCCGTTGCCCCCGTCCTCGGAACGTACTCGCCTCCGATACCACCGGGCACATAGTCAAGCAAGCCTACAACTAAAAACGGCGTGCCCACCATGGCCTTGATGAAATTGACCTTGGCTGAAGGTGTCAGCGGTGAGACCTCCATGTTGTTGAGCGTCAGTGGGTCAAAGACAACGCGGTCTCCTACACGAAGGTCGTTGGAGCTGAAGTACTGATAGCCCGCAGTAAAGCACTTCAGATAGAGGCCGCTGGATGCGTCGGCCTGAATGAGCGTAACGGTCAAGGTGTCATTCTGCGTAAAGGTCGTTCCAACAGGGTCAGTCAAGTTCAGCGTCAGCTTCTGTAGACTGGGAATGGGTGCCTGCAAGCGATGCGCCTCACGTCCCCAAGGCTCGTAGTCGTAGTGTTGGACACCGAGGTCCAGCGTAAAGTCCGTCTGTGTACGGGTCTTTTGCGTAAGAGCGGAAAAGGCGCGACGTGTGGTTTCATTCGCACCGTAGTAGTCTCCATAGTATGTGTCGACACCGAGGAGCAGGTAGGGATACGTTGAAAAGGCAGAGTACGGTTTCCCAACCACCTGTGCCTGGATTGTAGCCACGTCTGCGTTTCCGGGAATGTTCGGCAGTCCAATGAACTGCTTTTGAGGGAGAATGACGCGCACGATACGAATGGAGGTCACGTTAGATGCCTGGTCAACCGTTCCAAACCCCTTGCCCGACGGCTGGACATAGTAGGTATCGGCGGGCAAGTTGCAGTTAGGTCCAGGAGGTGCGTTGGGACTGTATGCAGGGTAAAACACGTTGGAATAGTACCAGCCTGTCAAGTTGCTGAGACCGGGAACCGTGTTTATCTTTCCGAGTGAATTCGACGCATATAATGGCACGGTTGGGTTGTTGGACGTTACGACGTTGGATACATACCGCGCCGCCTGACTTCCAAACCCAAAAATAAGGTTTGAATACGGATTGGGCTGCTGGACCCAGTTACGTTGTGCGGCGTCCACCACAATGTAGCGCTTGGACATCATAACATCTGGGATGTCCTGCACTGCAATCGCCGCAGCCGTGTTTCTCCATCCGCCACCCCCTCCGCCGCCCCCTCCGCCGCCCCCATTGTTCCGACCAGACCGCGTCTGACGGTCCCATTCAAGGTCTACGTCATCTTCCGCATTTGCATCACGGGGCCACCGACCAATTCCTCCGCGGGTTTGGTAGTTGACGTTCATTGAAGTCTTTATCCTAAGACCTGTAAATCAGCAAGCCAGAGTTTCTCTGCGTTGGTTCCTTGGAGCCTGGCAATCTCTGCGCGAATCGTCTCCATCTCCGCCACGTGCTTGTCGCTGACCTCCTTGGTGAAGGACGACACAGGCAGCCGCATAATGTAGTCGTACGACCCCTTGATGGTCTGGTACCCGTGCTGCTCCAGCAGTCCGTCACACTCCATCCGCGTCTTGCGGCGCAGGTTCGGGACTTGCACGTCCTCACACTGGCTCACGATGAAGCGGACCACGTTCGTGTGGAGAGGCAACTGCTCCTCCAGCGCCTTGATTTGGTGGGTGCGGCGCGCCTCGTACAACTCCAGACGGACACTCCAGAACGCGGACAGAATGTCATTCAGGGTGGCATACTTGGTAATGACACCCTTCTCATTGAAGGCGTGCATGTTCGTGGTCTTAATCTTGACCGTGAGCGACTTGACTAGAGCAGCCTCCTCAATGCCTTTGATGCGGATGTTGATGTCTTGGTCTGTGGAGGTATCCACGAAGTCCTTGATACGACCCTCGGACAGCTCCTTCTCCAGCCACTCGCGGTAGTCGGCCGTCCACTCCCCAGGCGGGAGCTCCGTGACCACAAACTCCTCCTTGTCCTTGCGATACACACCCACTGCGCCCTCCTCCGTGTAGGTGCCCTTGAAGCCCTCGTAGTACGGCACGAGCTTCGTGCTGGACAACGGGTGTCCTGCCTGAATCTTGGCAATCAGCATCTTCTTGAGCACCTTCGGGTCGCACGGCGGAATGTTGGTGGAGTAGCCAGTGCCGATACCGCGCGCTCCATTCACTAGCAGCATCGGGAGAACGGGGGCATACCACTCGGGCTCCACGGGCAGGCCGTCGTCGTCGCGATACGTCAAGACATCCATGTCCTCCTCGCGAATCAGCTTGCGCACATTCGGCTGGAGATAGGTGTGAATATAACGAGGGGACGCCGAATCCTTGCCTCCCTGCAACCGCGTGCCGAACTGCCCCTGCGGAACCAGCCACGCGATGTTGTTGGCGCCCATGAAGGTCTGCGCCATGCCCACGATGGTCTCGTTCAGAGACGCCTCACCGTGGTGGTATCCTGTGTGCTCCGAGACATACCCCGCAAACTGGGCCACACGAATCTCCTGCGTCAGGTTCCTCTTGAAGGCAGCATACAGAATCTTGCGCTGGGACGTCTTCAAGCCGTCCATCATGGAAGGAATGGAACGCTCCAGATTGTAGTAGCTGAAGTGAATCAGGTCCTTGTGGATGAAGTCGCTGTAGGGCAGGCGGTTCCCAGTCGGAATCAGGACCGAGCGGTCGTAGCCCTTGAGCCAGTCCTTGCGGTCATCGGCACGCTGCTTGTTGAAGGCCAGATCAATGGCTGGGTCCGACTCGGCTGTGTAATCAAACTTGACAGCATTGACCTTTGTGAAGTAGTCCTTGGCCTCGTCGCGCGTGGACGTACCCAATCCCTTGTAGTACTTGACCTTCCATGCGGGCGACTTTCCATCGCCCGCCCTCCACTGCTCGTACTCGTACTGGGAGTAGAAGACCCTTGACTCCTTCCCTCGGTTCGCCTTGACAATCGGCGTGGCCATGTACGTCAGAAACCCAGGGATGGCAATGAGCTCGTGCCAGAGCTCGTGGAACAGGTTCACCAGCAGTCCACGGATGTGACTGCCGTCCAAGTCTTGGTCCGTCATAATCATCACTGACCCGTAGCGCAGGTCAGCCGTGGTTGTGTACTTCTTACCCGAGGTCAGCCCCAGAATCTTCTTCAGCTCGGCAATCTCCTTGGTCTGCTCGACCTTGGAGTCAGACGTGTCCTTCACATTCAGCACCTTCCCCTTGAGCGGGTAGACGCCGAAGGTCTTGCGCTGCTCCTGGCTCAGTCCGCTCAGAGCCATGGCCTTGGCTGAGTCTCCCTCGGTCAGAATCAGCGTGCACTTGGACGAGTCTTTGGTCCCCGCCTGCACCGCGTCATCCAGCTTGGGAATGCCCGTGATACGGCTCTGCTTCTTGCCATCTGTCTTGCTATTGTCCTTGGCGTCCTTGGCCGACTGCGCCTCCACAATGGTGGACACCAGATTCAGCTTGGTCACCACCTTCTTGAGCGTATCGTCCGAGAGCTTGGGCGACGACCCGAAGGCCGATTGCTTGGTCGTCAGCGTCTCCTTGGTCTGGGACGTGAAGCTCGGGTTCTCAATCATGGATGTCACGAACACAGCCAGATTGTCGCGCACCAGACCTGGCTTGACCTTAATCTTCTTCTTGGTCTCCAGAAACTCCACCACGTGATTGACCACCTGGCTGGTCACGGCATCCACGTGGGTCCCGTTCTTGGAGGTCCAGATGCCGTTCACGAAGGACATGGCAAACTGCTTGTCCGTCGGGCTGTCGGCAATAGCCACGTGCCACCGCTCGTTGGGGGACTCGTACACCACCACCTCGCATCCAAAGCCCTTGGCATACTCGGTCAGGTTCTTGCACTTGACGGGCGTGCCGTTCCAGGACACCTTGACGTCCTTGCCGAGGGTCATCGCCAAGTCGTAGACACGCCGCTCAATCAGGGACTGCATCTCTGAACCAATCTCTGTCATGCCGAAGCGCGCAAAGTCAGGCCTCCACCCGACAGACACCAAGGACTTGTGCTTGCTCTTCTTGATAATCGGCTTCTCAATCACGGTCATGTTGTCCCTGAACACCTGTGAGTAGGCAAGTCCACGGGGCTGGTCGATAACCTCCACCGCCATCTCCTTTGCAAAGATGTTGACCAGCTTGACGCCATAGCCGTTCTTTCCACCCACCAGCTTCTTCTCGTCCTTGTTGTAGTTTGCAGACGTCAGGAGCTCGCCAAATATCATTTGGGGAATCCAGACCTTGTGCTCGGGGTGCTCGGCAACATCGATGGGCTCTCCATCGTTCGTGATGCTGAATCGCTCTGTGTCGCACTTGATGGTGATTGTCTTGACGGGGTTCTCGGAGTTCTTCTGGCGCAGGCGAACAACTTGGTCGTGTGCATTCACCAGGAGTTCATCCACCAGCTTGTAGAAGCCGGGATTGACGGGAACAGTGGCTGCCTTGAAGTTGTCTCCGTCGCGAACAAACACCTCTTCGGGTCCTGTGACGATGCTGCCTACGTACGTGTCGGGAAGGTCAAGGATGTGCTCGCGGTGCGTCTTGCGTTGGTAGGTAGAGAGAGCCATGGTGAGACAGTGGTGGGAGGTCCGCAGTCTTTTCGTTTTTAAAGAACAAGATGTCGCAAGGTCCTATCGGTCCTCAAGGTCCTCAAGGTCAGCAAGGAGGAACAGGCCCCACCGGGTACCAAGGAATTCAGGGGCCGCAAGGACAGCCATACGGTCCAGTGGGCCCGAACTTCTACGGGTCAAATACCCGACTGACTATTTCCAATATCACGACGGGTACGTCAAACATCGCTTTCTCGAGCGCGTCGACCTCGACCCACTACAACATCACATCCACGACACCCGTCAATGCAATCTCGTTCAGCGGAACCGCGACGGCTGGCATGTTTTGGGTCTTCAGGAACAACACGTCGAACATGATTACGATTCCAAGCGGAAGTGTCGGTGCCATCACTAATGTGGTCTATAACGGTAACAATACTGGCTCGTACACAGGTCCATTCTACATTGGAAGCGGCAACTCCTTGACGCTCGTGTCGAATGGTGGAACTACCTTTATCGCATTCTAGTAAATGGCGTACGTCTTTGCAATTGGTGCACCAACAGGACCTACCGGAATGACTGGAATGGACGGACCGCAAGGGGGTCTGGGATGGACAGGTGTCACGGGTCCCACGGGATTCCAAGGATGGGGAGGCGGGACACCTGGGTCCGCGGGCAGCCCGAACTTCAACTTGTCGGCGGTATCGTCGGGTACATCCATCACAGTGACGACTGCGACACTGGGAACAACGTACTATATTACAACCACAGGCATCACAGGCATCACACTGCCTGCGTCCATGTCCGGCATCACGGCGGGTGCATTTTGGATGTTCCAGAACAATTCAGGTGCTGGGTTGACTATCGCTCTGACAAATGGTACAGCCACATACAATGGAAGCGCGTCCGCCGCGTCAATTACGCTACCAGTCGGCAATGGGTTTACGCTCGCATACACGGGTAGCACGACTGCTTATATTGTCTTTTAAGAGTAAATGCTGTCATCCTCAGCAAATAAGGCACGTGCGATAACCAATTCTTTCACAACTGGATGGATAACTACAACTTTAAGTCAAACTATTCAGCTTGGTGGAGGAGGGTGTATGTGTATCGACGGAAACGAACTCCTCTATGCGATTGCTGCAAACGGAAGTACAACTGGATTCTTCACGGTTAATCCCCGAACAGGGGTAACAACTGGATATTCTGCGGGCGGAATAGTTGTGACATCTCTTGCGGTGACGTTTTCTGGGGTTGTTTTCATGACAACATCTGCCGGAGGTGTTTACGCCACAGGTGGTTCATACGGAAGTTTCAGCACCTCCACAAATCTGTTTACAGTTGCGAACGGTGTTTACGATCAAGCCCTCGCTGTAGACGATGCTGGACTGAATGTGTACATCGTTGAAAACACGGGGGGATACTTCTGCAAATTCAACGCATGGAGTGGTGGGACAGCGACACGGACGGTACTGGTGGCTGTTAATCTAACTAACTATCCTTATCGCTACAATAGCTTTGTATTGGACCAGTTAACCGGTAACCTTTACCTAACCAGTAATACGGGGCTGAACTCGCAGACTGGGCTCTACACCAACGGAGGAAGCACCGTTAACAGTGCGTGGGGGACGCGCAGCTTTGGGGGTCGAATCTATATAAACATAGACAACAAGCCGATTGTTTACGATGGACAGTATGTGATAATTCCAAACTCAGGTGGCGATTCTATCATTGCAACGCTATCTCTATCCGCGGGCGTCTTGGTCGGAATGGGGGTTTTACCAAGCAGAACAAATCGTTCATACTATTCTATTGGAAACAACAATCCGAATAATGTTACAATATTCCCCTCGGGCTACTGAGCCGTCACGCTCACCTGCACCACACCCGCAGGCAGACACCATGCGAACGTCACGCCAGGCACCTGGGCCTGCAGAGCAGCCACCGAGTCATTCAGGCTCGCACCTGTCAGGTACTGGATGTAGTCGGACACTGGACGCTCGGTTCCGTCGACACATATCGTGGGCGGAACCACCGCGCACGTCAGCACCGCGTATCCCGCAGGAAACCCCAGACCTGCCCATACATGCAGCTTGTCCACGAGACCATTCTGAGCCGTGTCAAACAGGGCCAACAATGCCGTCTTGTCCGCGGCTTCCTTGGCCGTGCGCGCCTGCACACTCTCCTTCAGCGCATCCAGAGTAACTAAGGGTGTGGACATTTGTCTATCCCCAAGAGTTTTCACCAAGCACTCCAGACAAGAGTATGCCTCCGAGAAAGCAGTTACAAGAAGCTCCCGTGGTGTTTTCGTTGCGATTGCCTGTAGAAGAGCATGTGCCCACGCCCGCAGAGGGTGGGACCAATTATTCCGACATCCTGTCGGCGGTGGAGACGTCCAAGGTAGCGGAGCGGTTTAACACGGACACAATGCGGGAGATTCTGGTGCGCACCAAGAGCCCGACGTACTCGCCGACCACCGCCTGTTTCTGGTGTTGCTCGCCCTTTTCGTGGAAGGCGTGTGTGCTTCCGATAAGTTATGATGCCTACGAGAACATGTATGCGTGCGAGGGTCACTTCTGTTCCCCCGAATGTGGGTTGGCGTATCTGTACGCTGAGCCTGGGTCCGACACCACGCGCTGGCTCCGTCACTCCTTGATGGTGGACATGTACCGTACAGCCTTTGCAATCAAGGACCTGACCCCTGCACCGCCTCGGGCTGTGCTCCGTATGTTCGGAGGGCCTCTGGACATTGAACAGTACCGTGAGTACCTAACGTCGTCCGACGAGCTGGTCTCTGTCCAGCTGCCCCCGCTCCGTCTCCACGTCCCGACTATGAATGTGCAGGGACCCGCGCGCGACGTCAAGAAGTTTGTGGCGCTGTCTCAGGATACGGTGGACAAGGCGACCAAGGAACTGCGTCTCCGCAGGACCAAGCCCGTCCACTCGGCTGCGGCAACACTGGACAAGTGCTTTTCATGAGTCAACACAATGGAAGGCCGCATACCGCAGGGAACGATTACCTGCGAGCGCAGTAACCAAGCTCAGACAGCAACCTCGCAACAGCGGGGTGCTGCCCCACAGAGTATCTACTCGTCTCGCATGGATTCGGTCGTTCATCACGTCACAACCCTGCCTGCCATGAAAAGTTTATTGTCTGTCACGCACCACGACTACCTGCCCAATGAATACGATGCGGTGGTTTTGGAGTCCGACGTGTACTTCCAGCTCATTGAACTGAAGGTGGTGGATGGGCACTTGGACACCATCAAGTTCATCTTGTTCTGCTTTGACCACGATGTCCAGCACCTCCAAGAGTTTGTGGACAATTGCAATACAGCCTACGAGCGCCGCATGGCCAACAAGCTGGGCATTCACCGGTACTTCTTTGACCAGATGGTGCAATCCAAGGCCAAGGGCAATGTCCAGAACCCGCTACCCGCATCCCATCTCGTGTACACCAAATCCAAGTTCGTGACGAACAGGACGTTTGACAATGTGTTCTTTGAGCAGAAGCAGCAGGTGAAGCACCGCACCAAGTTCTTTCTGGAGCATCGCGAGTGGTACGACCGCAAGGGCATTCCCTACACGCTGGGGTTTCTGTACCACGGACCCCCGGGCACGGGCAAGACGTCCACCATCAAGGCCATTGCCAACGAAGGCAAACGCCATATCATCAACATTCAACTCTCGGAAATCAAGACCAAGCAGCAGCTGCAGCACCTGTTCTTCAATGACGAAATCCACGTGTACAATGGCACCAATCTGGAGCGCTACACCATTCCCGTGTCGGAACGGTTGTACGTGATTGAGGACATTGATGCCATGGGCGATGCGGTCCTGAAGCGTGAGTGGAAGAAACCCGTAGCCGCCAAGAAGGACGACCTAGAGCCGTTCATGCACAAGGAGGAGGAGAAGGATGCGCTGGATTTATCGTTCCTGCTCAATCTGCTGGATGGCACACTGGAAGCCAATGGCCGTATTCTGATTATCACGACCAACTTCCCCGAGCGTATTGACCGTGCACTCATCCGCCCTGGGCGCATTGATATGATTGTGCACTTTCAGAAGTGCACGCTGGCGGTGCTGAACGAGATGGTCAATTCCTTCTATGATAAACAAGTGGTCTTGACAGACACGAATCTGGACGGCAAGTGGACACCTGCGGAGGTCAACCAGATTCTGTTTCGGAACTTTGAGGACCCGGATGCAGGCATCAGGGAGCTGGTGGAGTTGGCAACGAAGGACCTGTACGGATTCCAAGATAATGCGTAACCAGCACCAACAAGTTGTTCACATAGTCCATGATGTGCCCTTGGTTGGCAGGCGAAATCTGAACCCACATATCCTTCATCTTACGTATTACGGGAATGATGGTCTCGTCCTTCTCGTATTCCGCGAATTCATACTTTAAGAAAAAGTCGGCATTGCGAGCCTTGATGGTGGCGGCAAATGGCAGGCAGTGCTGCTCAATAGCGCCAACGACCATTCGTGGATTCGCCATCTTGGCCATCTTGAGGTTGGTGAGGTAGACTGGAAAATCGGGGTCGTCTGGAAAGACCAGAATCAGCTGCTCAATGAACAACTGAAACTGCTCAAAGAACAGCTTCAACAGCTGAGCTTGAGACATTACGTGTCTACGTTACTTCCGTGAAACTCCCTTGAACTCACCGTCCCGCTGTTTCTGCAGCTGCTCCAGCCGAGACCCGAGGTCGTCGTTGCGACCCGTCTTGTCTCCATCGTAACTCTGCTTGGTCGTCGGCTCAGGGGCTCCGGGGGGAGGCGCAGGCCCACCGAGGAACGTGTAGTGGAGCTGGTCAGAGGTCGCAGCGCTCTTGCCGTCCCAGCTGGAGTACGAGTCCGAGAAGCCGCCCGCTGTACCAAAGGACCACGATTCCAAGCTCGCCAGCATAGAGGCCCCGGGGACCGTGCCTGCGCCAGGAGTCAGAGCAGGGGCACTCGGCGGCGTGGCTGTGGTCGGTACATCACGACGAGCCGATACAGGCTTGGCAATGTAGCCAAAAATAGCCTGCCCCACAAAGACATCCTTTGTCTCGGGGACGTATAGCGTGGGCACCTTCTGCAGAAAGGGCGGCAGCTCCGACCGCTGCTTGCCGTCAATGGAGAACAAGCGACACAACTCCTGCTTGTTCAGAGTCTTGAGCGTATCCAGAATCTGCTTGCTGTGCGAGCAGCGTCCACTGTAGAACAGGATGGGTTGGCTGTTCATTGCGAACAAAGCCGAAAAAAACGGAAAGAGAAACACGCATTCAAGAGTAAGCATGGAGAACCTCAAGACGTCTTTGAACGGCTACCGTATCGACTTTGAGCTCAGCAAGGTGCCGATTCCGTTTGTCAATGGGCTGCGCCGTATTCTGCTGGCTGAGATTCCGACTGTGGTGATTCGCGATGTCGTGATTCGTGCCAACACCACGCAGCTGAACCACGAGATGCTGAAGCACCGTGTCATGATGCTGCCCGTGAATGTCCAGGCCTCCGAGGTGGGCGTGGTTCGCGACACGAAGTTGCGCCTGCACTTTGACCCCAGTCCCGAGGTGGACCGCGTGGTGACGTCCGATGACTTTGTGGTTTCTGGCTCCACTCGCAAGGATGTGCTGCTGAAGGACCGGGATTTGGGGACGCCTCTGTTGTTCCTTAAGTTGAATGTGGGCGGCAAGCACCCTGAGGACGGAGTGCAGGTGGATGCCACGCTGGGTGTGGACGAGGCTGGGGCATCTCAAGTGTGTGTCGCCACCTTCAGGAACCACATTGACCCCGAGCGGGCCAAGCTGGACCGTGACACGTACCTGCTGGGCGAGGGCGCAAATGCGGCTAAGGACACTCGTATCTTTGACAACCACCTGATTCAGCGCTCGTTTGAGATGGACGAGCGCGGTCGCCCGACGAGGTTTGACTTTGCGATTGAGAGCATTGGCGTGGTGCCCGCTCGCGACCTGCTGCGCCAAGCAGTGGAGGTCTATCAACGCAAGGTCACGGAGTTCCTGAAGGAGCCGATTTCCAAGACGGATGATGGAATGTTCTCTATTGAGTCGGTGGTTGAGGGACACACATTGGGCGCCTTTGCTCAGGTTCTGATTCTGGATTCGGGGCTGGTGGACTTTGTCTCCTACGACCCTGGACATCCGCTGGTTCCCAAGTTGACTCTTCGGTTCCGCACCAAGGTGAAGGCCGAGACCGTGTTGGAGCGCTTCCGCACGGACGCGATGGCCTTGTTTGAAAGCATTCTTAAGGGTGTATAATGGATGAGTTCTTCACCTTTGAAGCCAAGGACGTGCAGGTCCTTGGTGAGGTGGTCTTTGAGGAAGAGACACAGCGCCCTATGGCTACACGATTTTACACTCTGGACGAGCAGGTCTCGGACTCTTACGAGAAGATGGTCCCACGCGACAAGCGCGTCACCAAGTTCAAGTTGAAGGAACTGGAGAAGGAGGTGGAGCGGTACCGCGAATTGTACAAGGCGTACATCACACCAACTGCCGAAGACTATGTGCTCCAAGAACCCAAGACACGTAGGCACTTTGACTGGATTTTTCCTGTCTTGGCGACGGGGGGTGCGCCTACATACGCGTGGGCAGAATGGGCATCCCTCTTCTCTCAGGCGGCAATTCGTCAGCCGAATGCCTACCCCCGTATGATTGCTGCACTTCCACGTTCCTCCGATACTACACAGGGCACACCCTATCCTGTGGAGGTCGTTACGGAAACCGTGTCCCCTGAAGGCACCGACTCAACGCGACTCTTGCCTGCCTTCAAGACCACGCGGACCAAGCGCCACGAAGATGAGAGCATCACTCTGGTTCCATCCCCCGTGGAGGGTTCAGACGATAAGGCGACTCTTCGTGGATATTACTTGAAGTCCCGCGGTGTGGACATTCCCGACCCGCAAGCTGACCATCCGTTCTTCATGGACGACAAGCCTCGGTTCATTGAGACCCAAGCGCCCCTGTCCGACGTAGTGCCCGAACTGGAGGCGGTGATGACACACGGTGTTAAGCGGACGACGGACCCGTATGGCGAGGGGGCCAAGTACCTGAAGGTCTATGACGTGGCCATGTCATCCATTCCATGGAAGATGTGGACCCAGCGGTTTCCTCCTGAACCTGTAGCCAATGACCTGCCGCCTCCGGTGGACCTGCCTTTTCCTGAGGCAAAGCAGGATGCGCCCTCGCAGAAACTGACCGAGCAGTATGGTGTGCCGTACTTCCCAGGCATCTCCTCTAGGTTGTGGCTACAGCAGCAGTTGGACGGAGGCGCATTGGTCGCCACGATGTTGCTGTCCAAGGCGGCTGACGCAGGAGTTGCTCCCGTTCTGGCCAGCGGAGAGATGGCAGAGCTTGTCCTTCCGCCTGCCGACCTGAGCCAGTGTGGACTTACGGACGTGCCGTTCCAAGAGTTTCTGATTCGTGGCATTCTGCGAAAGACGAAGGAACTCATCTGCGTGCCCCTGGATATTATCAAGCAGGAACGCCATCAAATTGGATACAAGGGCCGCAAGCTGTGGAAGGACTCCACGGGCAATGACGTCTTGATGCCCACGATTCGTGCATTGGCTGCAATCAAGCCCCAGGCTCCGTCTACAAAGGCCCCCGAATTGTCTAAGTTCGGAGCTCAAGCCACGTCCAGTCAACGCTCGCAAGTCTTGGCGATTCTGAACGACCCTCAGCGCCTTCCCGAGGACAAGGAACAGGATGTCCAGCTTTTACTACAGGCGTCCATTCACTCCAACGAACAGTACACGGATAAGGAGGGTCTGTTTGTGCTATGTGACCATGCAGTGTCCATGCTCCAAGGTGAGATGGCCAAGGACCGGTTGGGGTTCTATCGGAAGTGGACAGCAATTGTGGACGGGTCTCGTGTGTGCCGCGTGTGTGGAGAGCAGGTGAACAATGACGTGCTCGTGGACCAAGATGAGTTCACAGAGGAGGGCCGTTTGTCCAAGCACAATGACGCACTTGGACAGGTGGTTGTTGGAAAGGAGGGCGTGGCGGAGTACACACGGAATCTCAGTAGTATGATGCCCTTGTTTGTCATGACCGACCCCTCCGATGCGACAGTGTATCTGTTGCTGTCGTTGTTGCAAGTTCTCCCCGACCCTGCTCAGCTCACTCCTGTGTTGCAGTTTGCCCGCACCATCTCCACTGCACTCGCAAAAACAGATACAGACGTAACTCGTCGTGCCCGCGGCACAGTGGGCATTGCGGCGGCGGCGAGCCTGTTACAACTCCATCTTCCTGCATTAACTCCGCGTCGCTCCTTCGGTCCTCGTCCCCTGATGTTAGACGGGTATCCCCGCGATGCAGACAAGGCCGAGGGCTTCACGATTGCGGATTCCCTGCTACTGGTCTTGCGCAAGACGTTCGAGGCGTTTCCTACATCTTTTCAAGGTCCATCTCTTGCTGTTCTCCAGTCCGTGATGCACGAAGGCAAGACTCTTCGCACACAAATCTTGGGTCTGATTCCAAAGTTCGTCAAGCAGTTCCCCGCACAGTTTGCGAAAGCCAAGGCAGAGTTCGGGTTGCGCCCCCCTGCGCCCCAGCCTGTCATGCTGATTCCTGTCGTCTTGCCTCCCAGTGAGATGGGAAGCTTCACCCGCTTCAGCCCGTGTCCGTCATTCCGCTTGACGTGGATAAGCAAGACACTGCCCGTGTCCAGTCAGCCCATCGTGAATATTCGCCCGGGGCTGACCTCGTCGCCCCTCGCACGGCGTGTTCCAGCATATCCTTCGGTTCGCGCAGTACCTGCAGTCGTGCCTATTCCCGATATTTCCAAACGGCTGAAGATACTGATTCCTGCGCGCATGGGTCTTGAGCCCACGGACTCATGGAAGGTGAATTCCCTGCTGATTGCCCACTTGAGTGCAATTGCCCAGCTTGCGACCCCAATCGCATCCTTGGACCCAACTGCATCCTCTGACCTGCTCCGCGACATCACCAAGGGATATCTCCGTGAACTCTTGGCTGCAATCGGCGGCGACCCCGAGAAGAGGCGTATCTACGACGATATGCGCGCAAAGGATGTAACTCTATATGCCCTGCTGGCGTCAGTGTCTGCGGCCCGAACAGAGACGAACAGCTTGCGGGCCAAGGAGCGCCACGCATTTACCGACCGGCTCCGCGACATGACGGATTCGGACCGCGAAATCACCAAACAGTTGCTGGACCGCGGCTTGGCTCCCTTTATCGTAACCGTCGCAGACCGTGACATGTTTGCAAAGCAGCTGCAGGAACAGGTGGCTGACCACGGAGAAGAGTACGAACAGGAGGAAGGGCTCCCAGACCCTGCAGCCGAGCGCTACGACCTCAATGGAGATGATGCAGTCGTGGAGGACGACAATGTGCCTCCAATTGGCAACCGTGAGCGGGACGACGACACTGGCGAGTAGTTTACATATGAAGGGCTCGTAACAGATAAGAATGCCGACCGCCAACACTCGCCTGTTCCAGCTGCACTTCGTTTACAAGAATACCCAGCTTGACGACGACGAGCTCGTCGTTGAGCGTGTTATCCAGACGCCCAACCTCACGGAGCCCATGTTCAGGCTGGCCTTCACCACGACTACGAACTCGGGAAACCGCGTTACGTATCGGTCGTACCTGAACCGCCACCGCCTGGAGACCTACGTTCAGTCAACCCTGAACAGTCTGCGTGCGGACCACGACCCGTTTGACATTATCCAGGTGAGCAGCAGCGTGTTCCCCAGTTTCATGTACAAGGTGGAGGAGATGTCGTGGGAGATGCGCGAGACGATTATGGACGTCATCATGACGACTGTCAACAGTGACGTGGCACGCATCCACGGGTAAAACGAATTAACCGCTACCAAACAAATAAACACTCATGCTGACCCTTCAGGGATATCAAATCCCAAAGGACCATCGTGAACTCTTGCTGAAGAAAGCACTGACTGTTCGCCCCTTCTCCATGATTAAGCCCCAGTTCCAGCCGAAGTACAAGGTGTGGCATGAGGACGCCAAACACCTGTATCTGCCGAAGCACTTTGGCATTGAGCGTTATGGACCCGTGCCTGAGCGCGAGGTACCCAAGACCGCCGACGCACACTGGGAGTTTGCGGGTGCTATCCGCCCCGCACAGTTGCCCGTGGTGAACTCCTTCCTGCTCCCCGAGCCGCACGACGGCGTCTTGTCGCTCCACACGGGCGGAGGCAAAACGGTGTGTGCGCTGTACATTGCCTCCAAGTTGAAGGTGCCGACGCTGGTGATTGTGCACAATACCTTCCTTCGCGACCAGTGGGTGGACCGTATCAAGTCCTTCCTGCCCAAGGCGAGAATCGGCAGGGTTCAAGCGGATGTCGTGGATGTGGACAGCAAGGACGTTGTGATTGTTATGCTGCAAACGCTTTCAATGAAGGAGTTAAATGGTAACCTCTTCGCTCCCATTGGCTTGGTTATCGTTGACGAGTGTCACCACATTGCTTCTGAGGTGTTTGTGCAAGCGCTACCCAAAGTTACGTCAAGGTACATGCTTGGACTGTCGGCGACTCCTGAGCGCAAAGACAAGCTGATGTTCGCCATCCACTGGTTTCTCGGCCCGTTATTGTACAAGTCCGATACGGGCGATTCTGTGGACACCCAGGTGAAGGTGGAGATGTACGAGTACGAAAACAATGACCCCGAGTTCAATGAAATCGTGGTGTCCTCGCAGGGGATGGTGTCGGTGCCCATCATGGTGAACAAGTTGACGGCATGTGAGGACCGCACACGATGGCTTATCCGCATTCTGGTGGACGTCATTGAGGATGGGCGCCAAGTGCTGGTGCTGTCTGACCGAGTCCAGCACTGCAAGGACTTGTTGAATGGGCTGCCTGACGGCTTGAAGGAGGAGGCGTGTATTCTCAGCCAAGCGGTGAAATCGGATGTGCGCACCGAGTACTGCCGCACCAAGAAGGTTCTGATTGCCACGTACAGCATGTGCAAGGAGGGGTTTGATGTCCCTACCTTGAACACGTTGGTGATGGCCACGCCGAGACCTGACATTGACCAGATTGTCGGGCGTATTCTGCGAGTGGAGAAGGCTGGACGCGCGGTCCATCCATTGATTGTGGACATCGTGGACCCCCAGTTCAAGCGTCAGTTCGGAGCGCGGAACACCTTGTATCGGCGTCGGCAGTATCGCGTCACTCGCATGCTTATGCCCCAGGCGCCTTCGGGGCCGCCGGGGCAGCTGCCACCACGGCCGCCGGGAGCACAATCTTCACATGAGTCGCTGGTGACGGCGGGGCACTCCTCGGAGGAGGACTGAGAGGTGCAGTCAGTCCACCCAACTCGTGTGCCGAGTCCACGAAAATCTCAATCTTGTTCAGTCCATTAGTCTCTTCGGGCTTGGAGATGTCGTTATACCGCTCCATGGTCTTGGAAAACTCCTTGGCAACTGAGCCAGGAATCGGCGGGCTCAGTTCGGCCAGACGGTCGTATTGGTCCTTGACGTACTTCAGATAGTCCCCGGGCTGCATGCGCTCTAAGCGAGGCAGGCGCATCTCCACATTGATGAAGCGATACAGTTTTGCGTAGTGGATTGCCGACATGCGATGCCCTTCAGCCCGCTTGGCCCACGCAAAGTATGAACCCATCGTATTCAAGATACCAATTACGAGCGACCCAACGCCTAACGCAGTGGCTGCCAGTTGGTGGTCGGCGAACAAACTAGACGAGCCCGCGTTCAGGAAGGCAACCGCACCCGACCCGATGATAACGGGCAGGTCAATGTACGTCTTGCGGCGAGTGAAGATGCTTTCGGCCTTCTTGTGCATGATGGCCAAGCCGTTGGCCTTCTCACCCGTCTGGGCAAAGTACTCCTCCAAGACGATGGTCCAGCTAATCCTGTCTCCAATGTCGGCGGAACCAGAATCGCCCATTTTGTTTTTAAACGCAGAGAACAATGTTCATCCCCCTCAAGTACCTGACCGGCTTGTCCACTCGCAAGAAGACCCAGCGGAGGCGTGAAATCACCCGTCGCGCCAAGATGTCGTACAAGAACCCTGCTGCCTACCGCCCATTTGCCACCGACAAGGGAACGCAACGCAAGCCGTCGTCGTATACCTCGCGATTCCACAGCAAGTACCCTGGCGTTACGGGATTGCCCGCGGTGTCCAAGGCGACTGGCGTGCCGCTGAGTGTGTTGGAAAAGGTGTACAATCGTGGACTGGCCGCGTGGCGCACGGGACATCGGCCGGGTGCGAGCCAGCACGCGTGGGGCATGGCCCGCGTGTACTCCTTTGTGCTTCACGGAAAGACGTGGCGGACAGCCGACGCGGATTTGGCGCGTCGGAATTCTTCGCACTAAAGCACAATGCAGTTCGACCGCAATGGTGTTCGGGTTCGCCAGAGTCAGCCCGTTCGGGCGTTGAAGCGCATCACTCGTGTCGTATCCATTGACTCGCGTGACCGTGACCCCACAAAGTACGTGATGGTCAACGGTGGTGCCCGCGTCTCGGACCCCGGTGATTACGTGGTCTACCTGCCCCGTCCGTTTTCCAATGTGACGCGTATCCGCCTGAAGAACGCGGTGATTAATGCGCCGACAGGTGGATGGGTGGCGGCCATTGACCAGTATGTGATGATAGGCATTGAGGGTCTGAACCGTATTGATGAGACAGCCCCCGGCGCTGACCGCGCGGGCTATGCGGACTATGCGTTCGCAAAGATTATGAACTACAACCAGCTGACTCCCTCCACGTCCAGCACCTCGGCTGTCTTCTACACGGACCAGACCTACGACGAGAACATGACGACCTACAATCCTCCTATCGGGACACTGGACCGCTTCCACATTACGTTCCGTCGCCATCTGCCGTTTGCGAACATCAGCGGTGTCCCGGCCATTCCTCCCTTGACGTCTGCAATCCCTCTCAACGCCCCGATTAGCTTCGGAAGTGGTGAGAACAGCCTGACGTTTGAGATTGAATATCTGGACAATGTGTTTGAGGACGTGTCGTCGTTTGAGACGTTCCTTCAGGCGACGGCGGGCGTGCCGCGTTAAACACGCATCGTCTTGCCCAGCATCACAAAGGTGTCAAACGTGAACAGGAACATGACGCCCGTCAGAATGTACAGGAACATGTCGTTGGTACTGTTCGGCTCGTAGCCCGTCTTGTTCTGCTCCACCATGGCAAGAATCTTGTCCATCTTCATCTTCATGTCGTCACCCGCCGACTGAGCTGTGAAGGCCTCTTGAACAGGAATACCTGCAGGGCGCTGCTTGCCTGCGTACGTGTACACTTGCCTCCCACCATCGCCAAAGGTACTCGTGGGGGTTTCCGTGTCCAAGGGCAGGACGGACGTTAAGCCAGCCACGGTCTTGCTCGCATCGGGGTTCGTACGACGTTTCGCATCACGCGGGTCGTCGCTCTTGGTCTCCTTAACTGTCGTTCGGCTCTTGAAATCCCCTCCATCGGGGTATGCGTCCTCCAACAAGGTATAGTCCATACCACACTTGTTCTTGGGTCGGCAGAAAATTATGGGGAGTTCTAGTAAAATGCGTCTGTCTGGAACCAACGAACTTGTTGCGATTGCCGTTGTTATCCTTGTCACGTGCTTCTCCCCGAGCCTCGTGGGCCCGCTGGTTCGCTCCAATGTTGGCAAGGCACTCGCGCTTGCCGGCACCGCGTATGTTGCCCTCAATGTCAGCCAGCCGCTCGCGCTGTTCTTGGCGGTCCTGATTGTGTCGTGCTGCTCTAAGGACGGTATGGAGTACATGTGCAAGACGTCCATGTCCACGAAGGAGACGTGCGAGGCGACGGCGAACGGCGGTACTTGGGACGATTCCACGAAGAAGTGCAAGTGCGGTGGCGTGTAAACATATTTCCCGCTACTGAACAATGCTTGACATACTGAACAATCACAAGCTCTTTCTGGGCATCATGCTGATTCTGGTCAATGTGGGGTCGCGGCACTTCATTGACGAGCTCAGTGACGACCCGAAGGTCTATGAACGCAACATCCTCCTCCGACGCATCGCAATCTTTGCAGTGTGTTTCGTCGGCACGAGAGACCTTGTGTATTCCCTGCTGCTGACGGCAGGCTTCATCATCATTGCCCAGGGGACGTCCAGCCGCAGTCGGGAGGGCTTTGAAGAGTCCAAGAAGGAGAAGATGTGCAGTGCCCACGAAAAGATGAAGCCACTCGCCGAGGAGGAGGACTAGAAAACGGATTGTGCTGCCCATTGTCCACACTGACCTCATCATGGAGTCTCTCATCACCTATCAGGACGGCAAGTTCGGTCACCTTCACAAGACGCTCGGTCTCGTCTCCCTCGTCCACTTTGCGCTTCAGTTCGGGAACTTCTTCAAGTTCGGCGCGATGTACTTTGACAACCGCACATGGATGTTCCTTGTCTTCCATCTCCTCCTGTCTTGGTCCTCAATCATCTTCCACCTTCCCGCCATTCGGTCCGTTCATGCGCCCATGATTTGGCCCGAGTTCCGTGCACACAGCATTCTGTTTGCCACCCGTTCAATCGCAGCCATGGCGCTCACCCTGAATGAGGTGTCTAGCCCGTGGACGCGATTCGCCAATGTCCTGATGACCATGGCGCTCGCTGACCTTGCGACCATGTACTACAAGGTGACCGTCACCACCATGCGTGACATGCCCTTCCCTGACTGGGTGACGCAGACGACACGTGACCGTATCAATCTGTACTACTCGGTGAGTCAGGTGCTGGCTACGGGAATCCTGCTGTTCACTCCGTCCATGGAGAGGGCACTGTTCATTCTGTTCCCGATTCAGATTGCCGCCTTTCTGATGACGCTTGTTCGCAAGCAGATTATCAGTCCGTTGAGTTGGCACGTGCTGTATGCCGGAGCCTTGGGTCTGAACTACCTCCACTCGCTACTCGCGCTAGACAACCTCCCCGTCGGCTTCTACCTTGCGTGCTTGCTCTTCTGCGTGATGCGGTTCCGCTACCGTTGGAACAAGTACGTCCTGTGGACTCTGATTGGACTGGCACAGGGTATGGTCCAAAACGAATTCGTGCAGTCCATGGTGAAGCAGAGTGCAGGATGGACCTTCACGCTCTCTTCCTACGCGAACGCCCCGACGGCACCAGTTTGTTTGACCTGTTCCTAAGCGAGTGCCAGAAGTGGTACGATGAACCTGCACACACCTTCACCGAGATGCGGACCCGCGACAACAAGAAGGTCCGTGGCGATGTCTTCGAGGAGTTCTGCGTGAAGTACCTGAAACACGTGCGCAAGCTGGAGAACGTATGGCTCCTGAAGGACGTGCCTGAGGAGATGCTGACCAAGTTAAGCCTCAAGCGCCCCGACGTGGGCATTGACATTATCGCCGAGCATGGTGGCCGGTATTACGCCGTGCAGTGCAAGTACAAGAAGCACGTGAGCCACAAGAAAAATGTAGTGACGTGGAAGCAGCTGTCCACCTTCTACGCTCTGGTGTTGCGGACGGGACCCTGGGCACAGTACATCGTGATGACGAACTGCGACTATTGTCGGCACATGGGGAAGAAGACCCCGAAGGACGTGTCTATTTGCTTGAAGACGTTCCAGAACATCACTCAGGAACAGTGGGTACAGATGTGTGAGCTTCGTATGTCTCTACCCACTGTTCCGCAAGTCGCATTAACGTCTGAGCAGCTGCGCGCTGCTCGGCTCTCTCGTTTCTCTCCGTCCGCACCGCTATCCGCTGCTGGAGGTAGCGAATCCGCTGTGTGAGTCCGTCATGTGTCTTGCGGTAGGCGTCTCGCTTATTCATATCGAACCCATCTTTCCACCACTCGAGAGTGACGCCCGACTTGACGAGAGTGTCCATATCCTTCTGCGCCTTAGCAAGTTGAACTTCAAGAGTCGGCATTTTTACTTTATGTATCCGTTAGATGGGTGGAGTCCGTTTTCAGCGGTGACGGGTGCTGCGGGTTCCACGGCGACGGCGACGGGTGCCTCCTGACTTTGACTTTGCCTTCTCCAGTGCCTTCTCGAGTTTCGTGATATGCGCCTCCAGGTCTGTCTTCGACGGCAACTTGCGCAGATCACCCACTCGGCGGTGGTATTCGTGGTGTTTCAAGATATCCTTGGTCTCATGCAGTTCCTTCTCGAGCGTCTTGACTCCCTTGGGCATTTATGCTAAACGCAGATTTAACGACGACGAGTGTGGTGGCGACGGCTGTGACGGCGCCGCGTGCCACCGTGAGTACGAGAGTTCTCTTCCAGCTTGCGATACTTCTCATTCAGGTCCGCAACCTTCTTCTTGAGCTTCTCTACGTGAGCCGCGTGGTCCTGGGGCTTAATACGTTTCAGGTTGGGGTCGCTGGTCCAGGCGTGTGCGTGTTTGGTGCGACCCAGGTCGGTCTCGGCCTGTTTGATTTTCTTTAGCAGTGCCGCTGCCTTCTTCTGTATGGCTTCAGACATTTATATTGGACGCAGAATTAAAGGCGAATCACCACGCTGTTCTTCCCCGTGGACCCGGCCTTGTTGTTCGGCTTCTTAGGGGCAGGTGGTGCGTTCTGCTTGATATCCTTCAGGAGCTCTTCAATGCTCGGCGGCGGGCGCATCTCGGGGGCGGCGTTCACTACGGGCTGCGGTGCGGGCGCGGCTTGGGGAGTCTTCCGCACGCCGATACGTACGGGCTTGGTCTCCTGGGGCGCGCGCGGCGCCATGTTCGGCGGCGGCGGCGGGGGCTGAGACTGCTGCATGAAACTCATGAGTCCAGCCAGGGGGTTGGCCTGTTGCTGGGGTACAGACGGCTGGGCACGCATCTGCTGGGTCTGGTTCTGCATCGCAGCCGCGGCCAAACTACGGGCAATATCCGGATTCTGACGCATGATATCATCAATGTTCGGGATGGGTGCCTTGCGAGCCATCTGGTTGGTCAGGTGGACCATGTACACCATCATGCAGGTGCGAAGAGGAATGCGGACCATCGGGTGCATCTTGAGGTTTTCGCCGTACATGTCGTAGAGCTCCTCAAAGTCGTCCTCCAAGTCCGCCACGTTCATCTGGGCCGCCTCCGACAGACCGTCCAGCTGCAGACCAAACGCCTTCATCATCTGGATGTTCTTGGAGCCGTACTCCAGACCGCTCATGCCCGTCACGAACCACTCAGAGAACTGCTTGATGGTGGCATCCATGGACTTCTCACGCTTGATGAACTCCAGCTCCATCTTCATCTCCTCCATGGACGAATCCATCGTGAAGCGCTTGCGCATCGGCACACCCAGCTTGGACAGACGCTCAAACTTGCGCAGGATTTCATACTTTTCCCGCATCATGGCATCGTCCGACACGTGCTTAATCTGCGGGGCGGCAGAGTATGACTCGGCATTGAAGTTGCGCATTCCACCCACAACCTCGGGGCCCACGTTCTCAAAGGAAGGCACCAGGTTGGGGGGTGCGGCGGCCGGAGGTGCCGAGCTGCCACTGAACTCCTCAAAGTTGAGGGTCGGGATATCAATGGTTTCAATGTTGGCCATTCCGCCCGTCACCATATTGGGGTTCACCAAAAGGTCGGTCTCCATTTACTTCTCCTTCGGGTGCGTTTCTTAAGGTTGGAACGCGGTGGGGCACAAAGTCTTGCAGTTGAACAATGAAGACTCGCCGCGTCTTCAAGAAGAAGCGGTTGATGTCGCGGGCCTACTGCAAGAAGACGCCGTGCAAGCGCATGGGCTTCACGCAAAAGGCCAGCTGCCGCCCGTACAAGAACTGCTACACCCGGCGGCGATAGGTCCGTCTCTTACGCCTAGAACGCAGTGTGCGCCGACGGCCTGCCTTCTTTGGGAAGAACCCAGTCACATAGACCCCGTCCACTTCAGGAGACGACCAATCTTCGGGCTCTCCAGATTCCTTAAGGAACCGACCTGCGAATGGGTCAAGCAAGACCTCCTTTTCCTTTCCAAGTGTTGCGAAGAACGCAGCGCGCAGCTGACCGGGGGATTTCGTCTTCCACGCAGAGGAAGGAGGCAGTTCATCCGTGAGGAATTCAAAGGTTGCGTCTGAATTCACATCGTACCCCTTCAACGAGTCTCGAAGGTCTGCAATCCGCACACCTGGAACCACATGAATTGCAAAGAGCCGTCCTCTCGGACTGCATGAGAATTCACGAATCTTGTCCGTGAGTTCCCTGCTTGTCGAGATGGGCTTTCCATAAGCAAGCGAGATTTCAAGTGGGTTGCTCCCGACTCTCGGTATGTTCTTTGTGGACTGGGCACACTGCCCTCTATATACGACGAACTTTTCGCCGGGTCGTCGGGGTTGTGTCGTCGTCCATGCAAGTGCGTATGGATTGAACTTGTCCGATGAGGGGTTCATAACATATCGAATGACCGCCTTGACGCGTTCGGGGACTGGAACGAACGCCTTCGCGTTTGGGTCCATTACTACTTACTGGTAGGATGTTCCAGACACCACAATCCCTGCAAGAATGAATCCGCCAAATCGTCCTTCTTGGGGTGCTTGGCAAAATGCTCCTGCCACACCTGAGGAACAAGTGCGCGAGCATGCGTTATGCCTGTCGCTTTGCGTCCTTTATAGCTTGCAGTTGAATCATCCACTGTCACAATGTTCGACAGCTTGTGAGTCGCTGAAACACCCTGCACCCGAAACCCTCGGCAGCAAAAATACATCTGGAGCATCGCCTGCACTCCGAACATCCGTCGGTCCATCTGGTTCTCCACGCAGACTAGGTCCGCCCCGGCCCAAGACGCTGATCGCTGGTCAAGACTACGAATGAGCGCCCCCGCCAAATCCAGAACAGACCCTTGGATGGCCGATGACACGCACTTCTTCCACGTGTTCTGCTTGCGGTGATTGTACAGCAGATTGACCAAGTCGGCCTTCTTGGTGGCCTCGGTCGTCATGCCTTCGGCGCGGATATGCTCCGTCAGTTGCACAGGGGTCAGCTTAGCCAATTCCTTCTTGGTGACCTTAGCCTTCTTCTTGGGCGTGTGGCGGGCACATGCAAACTGGCCGTTAGACGCGTGCTCATAGCGAGCGGCGGTCTGGCACTGATGACATCTTGGGGCACCGACACCTGCCTGTTCCCCAAGTACGTCAATGATATTCCAATCGGTGATGCGAACATCTGCGCGACTCGTGCCCTCAAGCACACAATATGCGAGGTTACGAAGTCCTACGTCAAAGGAAACCACCTTCATTGATATTTAAGGCGGTGTTTGTATAAATGCCGTGTGACTGCACCAAGTACAAGGACCCGACGCCAATCAGGTTGTCGTGGATACGAAAGCCGGCTCCTCAACCCCCACCCCCTACGCCGTTGCCTTCAACAACGAAGTAAGCGTCGGCTTGGAGTCGGTCTTGCTGAAGGGCAGGCCGCGCTTGGTGAGCATCTCCTGCAGCTCCTTCTTGGACTTGGACTGAAGCGAGTCTACGTCCAGCGGGGCAGGCGGGCCATCCACAACTTCGCTCGCCGACTCCTCAACCGACGCGCGGTCATCCTCGTCCTCGTCGGCCGCGGGGGCCGCAAGGGGCGCTACGGAAAGAACCGGAGGGGCTTCGGGTTCAGGCTCGGGCTTCTCAATCATACGCGTGATATCACCGATGGCCATGAGCACGGAGTTCATGTTCTGGAACAGGCGCGTCTGCTGCCAGTACAACCAACCGACCATACCCGCGAGAACAAAGACCATGGACGCAAGAAGCGCGACAGCGGCGTGAAGGAGCTCCATTTGGCTTGAACGCAAGACGCGATTCCGCCCAAGAGAAACGAAGAATCTTGCTACACCATAAATGAAGACACTCTACTTAGTCGCGGGTCTCTTGGTTGCCGCGTTGCTGCTGCGTATGTACTTCAATGGTGTGGACCGTTTCACACTGCAAGACGAGTACTGGGATGTCCCTGGAGGTACTCCTCATGTGCGTGAAGAAGTGTGGGTAGATACGGGTGCGGGCAATAAGGTCGCTGCCTACCACGACCCGCCTAGCACTCTCAACTAACGGCGACGAGTAGAGCGGCTACGGCGATGACGGTGGGTACGTCCACCGTGGAGACTAAAGAGCTTCGCCTTGGGAAGGTCGTCAATTGCTTCTTCAATGTCGCGCTTCACGGTTGGACTCTTCGCCAGCTTCTTGGCCTGATTGAGGAGCAGGTATGTCTTTACCGCGTTAGACCCCTTCACATGTCCGTGGGAGTCTGCTGTCTCATGAAGGGCGCTCGCAATATCCATCGCACCCTTCTTCACAACGGCATCCCGATTTCCACCCCGACGCCGAGTCGAGCGTGCGCCGCCGTCAACACCCAGACGTTCAAGGTCTCGGACGTGCTTCGTGTGCCTCTTGGCATGTCTCTCCGAGTTCAGCCGAGCAGACCACAACAAATGCGGATTCTCCTGCAGCTTCTTGTGGTTAGCTATCCATTCCAGCCGCTGGTCACGCTCGTGCCTGCGTTCCGCCGGCGTCATATGAGCGTAATTCTTGGTCGGCATTTATATACCCACTAGAAATCTTCGTCCAACCGCAGCTCGTCGCGAGTGGTGCCAATGGCCCGCGAGTAATCCGACACCTTCTTCTCAAAGAAGTTGGTCTTGCCCTCCAGACTAATCAAGTCCATAAAATCAAACGGATTCTGTGCACCAAATATCTTCGGCGCGCCCAGCTGGACCGCCAACCGATCGGCCACGAACTCAATGTACTGCGACATCATCTTGGCGTTCATTCCAATGAGCGAGCACGACAGGGCATCGCAAATGAACTCCTTCTCCAGCTCCACCGCCTCCTTGATGATTTCGTGGATGGTGTCCTCGGAAATCTTGGTCTTCAGCGTGTGGAACAGGGCCACGGCAAACTGCGTGTGGAGACCCTCGTCGCGCGAGATGAGCTCGTTAGAGAAGGTGAGCCCCGGCAGCAGCGCCCGCTTCTTCAGCCAGAAGATGGAGCAGAATGCACCCGAGAAGAAGATGCCCTCCACGCAGGCAAACGCGACCAAGCGGGTCGCGAAGGACTTGTCGGACCCCATCCACTTTAGCGCCCACTCTGCCTTCTTGCCAATGCAGGGGATGGTGGTAATCGCATTGAAGAGCTTGGACTTCTCCTCCTCGTCCTTGACGTACGTGTCAATGAGCAGGGAATAGGTCTCGGAATGGATACCCTCCATGGCGTTCTGGAAGGAGTAGAACAGCTTGACCACCTGAGAATCCACCTCGCCCTGGAAGCGCGTCACCAAATTCTCCATGACGATTCCGTCGGACCCTGCAAAGAAAGCCAGTACGCGGCCGATGAAGTGCTTCTCGGGCTCAGACAGCTTCTTCCAGTCGGCAATGTCCTTGGAAAAATCAATCTCCTCGGGGGTCCAAAAGACAGCGACGCTCTGCTTATACATGCGGTACAGGTGCTGCTCGGACGACTTAATCGGGAACAGAGTGAACGCCATTACTGTATACAGCGATTATTGCCTAAACGAAAAGGTGTGGATACTACACAATGAGTAGCACGGGCAACGTACAGGCGTATTTGACCTCGGTCTTTCGGCCAGTCTATACATACACCAGTGCGACGTCCAACTTCACCACCCAACTTGACTTGTCCAATGTGAACACGGTGACGGCTAACCTGGTTGAGTGCCTGCGCGTCGACGTATCGGACTCGAATAGCAACGTGTTTGTGGGCACGAACTCGGGTGTCAACTTCCTGAACCTGCAGGCATGTGCGTCCAACGTGGCGCTCGGCTACGGGACTGGGGGGCTGATGTCCAATACATCCAACGTGGTTGCAGTGGGCATCAACACGGCTGCGGGTGTCACGAACACATCCAACTCTGTGTTCATGGGGAAGAACGTAGGTCCCGGAAGCATCGGATTGTCTGCGTGTCTGTGGCTGGACCCCACGGGTGGCGGGGGCGCGGGGAACACGTCCAGCAACACGATTGCCCTTGGTGCGTCAACGGGTATCGTGGGCAGCAGCAATATTTGGATTGGTACGAATGCGGGCAATGCGAACACGGGCATAGGCAACATCACGATTGGACACTCAATTCCCGTGATGGCGCCCACGAATTACCTGCTGCAAGTGGGTGTAGGGTCCAATGTCGTCATTGCCGGAGACATGTCTCAGAACGCAGTCGCCATTGGAAAAGCCGATGCGACCATGCAGTACATTGACGGGGCCGGTCGTGTGCCTGGATTGGTCCTGGACGTTTCAGGGTATGCGCGAATCGCAAACGGGTTGGCGATTGGTATGGACCCGCTGCAGTCCACGCTGGACGTGAACGGAACTTTCCGTGCCAACGATGGATACGGTTCAATGTCGCTGGACCACGATGCGGCTGGCAACTCGCGGGCGTACACGTCGGGGTTCATGCAGGTCAAGGGAGGCAGTCACTCTCGCGAAGGCACGTCGGGGCTGTCGGGGTCGCAGATAGGGACGCTGTGCATGGGCATCACGATGATTGCAGTCTCGAACGACGCTCGCATCGTGTTCTGGAGTGGTTCGGGTGCAGCATCCACGATCAGCACCAGTGCGGGAGTGAACATCAACGTGTCTGCACCTCCTGCGATTACGACGTCTCTGGCCTATACGCCCTACACCATCTCGTACTTCCCGTTACCCACTGCGGGCTTATACCCCAATGGCACCGGTGTTTAGTTTCTCCACCATCTTGCGAATGGATACAGACGAAACCCCCGAGACCTTGGACACATCTGCCAAGCGACCCTTGAGTACGTGGCAGACGACACCCGACACAATGGTCTTGGGCGTATGCTCCATCTCTGGCAACTCTGTCAGGACCAAGAGAATCTGGGTTCGCTCGGACTCGGTCACATTCATCTCTGCACAGATGCGCTCGGCAATGCCTAGCTGTGTGTTCAGAACGGACGACACTTCCGATTGGAAGCGGGCTAACCCCTTGCACAGCGCTCGGATGGACACATGGAACAGACCCGACACCTCTTCATGGGTCCGCGTGGCATTGTGCTGGCGACACGCCACAAAGACTGCACCCGCCATCAGAGCACGACGGGACTCGCCGCGTGTCTTGCGGGCATCTTCGACCCGCTTGAAGGACGCACATGCGTCCTGAATGATGGCCTTGGGAAGTCCGATGCGCGCACACGAGTTTTGGATTGCATCAAAGATACCCATCCACGAGCGCTCACCATGGCTTGATAGCGACCATGACGAGAGCTTGCCGATTGACTTGGACTCATCCGACTGCCCTGGAGTCCGCTTTCGCATCATCATGGACCCATACGACGACTCGGGCAGCAGTTCATTGGTCACTCCACCTGTGCGCGACGGGTTGCCCTCTGTCTCTGCATAGATACGCCACTCGGCCGACTCGTCAATGTGGCTGCCGAGGATAGTTCCGCAGCAGACACAGACCTTCTGCCCCTCATCAAGCTCAACGTCTGGATGTTCACAGTTCATGGGATAAACAAGTTTACAGATTCAATGTCCATTTTCAGGACCGATACATGCTTCCCATGACAGACGGGTCATATACTTGTGGGCGGTACGTGGTCAGCAAGGGTGGACGGTGAGACGCACGAGCCTGTGTCTTCAGCCACGACACCAGCAGATACTTGCCGTCATTGACGGGCCACACCAGAAACCCAGAATCGGTCAGAGTCTTGGTCAAGTACTCGCGGGCTTCCGACACTTGGAACAACGGATAGCCAAAGACAAAGTTGGGAACCTCAAAGACTACGTAGGGCGCATTGGCATTGTGGATGGCTTGGGCACGAATCTTTGCATACAATTGGGCTAAGACAGGACGCATAGCCGCCATACGCCGTTCTCTGCGTTCTTCTTGCTCATTCCAGACGTCACGGGCTTTCAGCATCCTTGCCTTGTCTACACACTATGTTCCGCTCAATTGCTCTTGGTGGAGGCGGTGTTCGTGGAGCTGTTCATATCGGAGGGCTGCGCGCCTTGTCTGAGAGGCAGCCCCTTGAGTTTCCCGACGGAATCTACGGCTGTTCGGTGGGGTCCATCATTGCCACGGGACTGGCGTTTGGTGTCACTGTGGACCAGCTGGAGTCCATGCTGTACACAGAGTTTGTGCTGTCCAGCTTTGTTCCACCCATTTCATTGGCTGCAGCCATGTCGTTTCAAACCAAGAAGGGCATGTTTCCTATGGACCTGCTGGAGGAGACCATTCTGCGAGGATTTGATAGGTTGGGAATTGACCTGCGGGGAAAGGTCATTGCCGATGCACCTAGAAAGTTGTGGATTCTCGCAACTAACTTGACGACTCGCAAGTCAACTCTGCTTACCGGACAGGTGCCTGTGTTGGCGGCTATCAAGGCCTCGTCCTGTATTCCATTCGTCTATCAGCCCCAAGTCATCTACAACCAGGTGTTCCTGGACGGAGGTGTGAGCTGTGATTGTATTGTAAGCGTCGTCCCAAAGGGCACCTTGGTCTTTCACCTCGGATACTCGCAGGGTCCGTTGATTCCGTCTGTGGTGGAGACGCTCTCGATTAGTGACTTCTTCCGTAATGTGTACGCAAGCGTGCGCGAGGGTGTGCGTCCACTCTACCCCAATGTTCTGGTGTTTGACGAACCGAAGCTCGGTCCCCTGTCGGATGTGAACGATGCGGAGAAGAAGTACATGTTGGAGACAGGGTATGAACAGGCCTCACGCTTTCTGTCCAAGTTCCCCAGTCAAGAACCCGTCGAGAGAGGACCTGGTGACCCGCTGAGTAAAGTCGGCGATACCGCCTGAGGTCTCCAGCTTGATGGTCGGATACGAGTCCACGCCATACGCCGTGCACGTCATCACATCCTCCTCGCAGTTCACCGCCTTGCCTACAACTTTGGTAGAGCCGTATGTTGCAGGTAGTGTTTCCATCAACGCTTCCCATTCGGGCTTGGCCCTCTTGGAGTGTCCACACCACTCCGTGTAGAAGAAGTAGACTGTTGCATCCCCTGCGAGCATCTCCTTCACGGGCGGACGAAGCCACGGCTTCCAATAGACGTACGCCGCCACCAAAATCAAGAGGAGGATGGCCGACTCAAGCCACTGCATTGTTGAAAGAGGTGAGAAATTCTACGCTGCTTTTCATACCACCTGCGATAGGCCTCTTCAGCGGACACGCCCTCCTTCACTTGCAACCACGCAACATCCGTGGTTTGGCGCTCGGGCTCGTAAGGACGCGGGTTGATGGTAAACCATCGTCCTTGGTAGCGAATCACATACTCAGGCATTAACATAATATCAACTACTCAAGGTAAATGGAAGCACTTGGTAAGGTGCTTCTTGCGGTCGCTGTGAACTACGGTGTCCATTACGCGTCGATGGCGACGCATAATTGGATGTGCATGCCGCACACGTTGGAGGAGGTGGCAAAATCTATCTTCATGACGGCTAGCCCGGTGTGTTCTACGCTCTTGACGGTGGGGCAGTACACGCAGAATGCCTATGGGGCTGGAGTGACAACTGGGGTTGTGACGTTGGTTACGAGTGCATTGAAGGCTGTTTAGACCTTCAGGCCGCCTCCGGGGAAGCCGACCAGCCCAGCGCCGATACCGAAGCCAGCGCCCGTGCGAGCCGAGGCCCCAACGCTCGGGGCGTAGATGTCCAGGATGGCGAAGGTGGCGGTCGCGACGAGCGCAATCATGCCGACCTCCTGCACCTTCAGTGTCTTTCCAGGGAAGACGTACGCGGCAATGGCCACCGCGAGGCCCTCCAGCGCATACTTAATCACACGCATCAGCAGGTCCGACATGTCCAACCCAGGGGCGGCAGTGGGCTTCGGCTTAGACTCCATTTTATTCATTGGACGCGAAAGAAAATTCATTGGGCGGGCATCATTGTCAAACGACCCGCCAAGACAAGGGCCGCCAGAATCCACACGAGCCACCACTTCACGTAGTTGGACACGTAGTACACAACAACGTAGAATACGATTGCGTGGAGCAATGCGCTGAACACAACGCTTCCAGGCAAGGCAGGGACAATCACACCGGGGCACAGCAGGAAGAACACGATGGACAGGGTGTAGAGGTCGTACATTGTATCACCCAAAGGTATTTTCACAGTGGACGCCCAACAGACAAAATGCCCAAGGATACGTACACGCTCCCGAATACAGAGGACGACGGGACCATTGTTGACTTTTTGGACGAGGACCCCGAGATTCCGAACCAGCGTTACTGCATCATCTCGTTCCTTAGCCCGGAGAAGGTGATTCAGGACAAGAGCGAGTTCTACTTCCGCGAGTTCATCACCTGGATGGACTACCAGTGGAAGGTCAAGGGGCTTGAGCACCTCATGGCGTTCGTCTCCAAGAAGTACTCCATCAAGATTGACGACCTGCTGAAGGACGCGGAGGACTTCGTGAAGGTGCGCAACGAGGAGGTCAAGTCCACGGATGTCCACGAGGAGTACCAGGTGTTCATGCTCAAGCACGAGAAGGAGCTGCAGGAGAAGTACGACTCTGCGGTGAACTTCCGCACGAACATCCGTGGCGTCAAGGTCCGCCGCGCGTTCCCGTCCATTGAGGAGACGCAGATGTTCGCCAAGGTCCTCCAGCGCAAGTACCCCAAGGACAACCTGTACATCGGCAAGGTCGGCTGCTGGCTGCCGTGGGACCCTTCGGAGCACCTGATGCCCGAGGTGGAGTATGCCGAGCGCGAGCTGAACGAGCTCATGCGCAAGTACAAGGAGAACGAGGTGAACAAGGAGATGTTCTTTGCCGAGCAGCGCGACGACTCCATCAAGAAGCAGAAGGACGAGAACGAGCGTCGTCGCAAGGCCAATGCCATTGAGGCGGCTGGCGGCACGAATGCCGCGTCCAATGCCGCTGCGGCTGTGTCCACGGCTCAGCTCACAGACCTGAGCATGCCCGTTCACCCCACGGAGGGCGTTATCCGCGAGTAAAGTATTGGGGGTAAGTAATGCGACGAAGGAGTCAAAAACAACCGAGGCGCTCTCCGAGGGTCGGCGGAGAGGGGGAGACTCACGTGTCCTTGGACATTGAAAAATTATTCGGAGTCAAGAAGGATAAAGTAGAAACCTTCATCAATGAACTGTTCCTTACGGCGATTGTTGCCAATAGTATCAACGGAACGGCGGCGGGCGAGGCGGCGGGCGAGGCGGCGGCGGCGGAGCGCAGGGCGCGAGCGGTGCTCGAGCTGGTTGCATATTGGGTCATAATGTACGAACAACTTGGTCTGGGAGATGCCCTTATTCCGACATTTGGTATCCAAGAAGGCGGGAACGGAGAGCAATTGGCACTCCAGAACGTGAAGATTCTAAACAGTGCACAAGAGGCAGTGCTTGCCACTGTTCCAGAAGCCTACAAAGGTACACTCGCGACGAGCTTCAATACCCTAAACATAAAGAATGACGATCTACAAGCTAAGATAAACGACATCAAGACGAGTTCTAAGGGTGGGTGGGGTGGGTTGCTTGTAACGGCTGCACTTGGTCTTGTAGGTGGTCTGGCAGCTGCGGCGAATAATATTATCGACATCGTTGGCCCATCTGTTCTGCGCGCGGAAATAAATGCGGCGACGGCTTCCGTAGCAGTGGGCGCGGTTCTGGGGGTAGGGGAGACATCTATCGATGCCCTTCAGCAGGGTACACTGGCACTTTTTTTCAACGGAGACGCCCTTGCAATGCAAGGTGTTCACGCAGTTGTCACGACTGGACAAGCCGCGCCTGGTGTAATCATGGGTGCTGTGTCAAGTGTATGGGGGGCTATTGGGACAGTGGCGAAGGGTACGAGGGGTGGCGTGGCGGCGGACGCGGCGGCAGCGGCAGTGGAGAAAGAGAATATGTCCAAACTCGCCCAGGCGACGTTCGATATAGAATGGGCTACGGTCAAGGCGAGTGAAAGGGCAGAGAACATCACGGGTCAAACGTCTACAGCACTTGTAGCCAACCCAAAAGGAACGGAAACGGATACACTGGAGTTGCAAACCTTCTTTAACAGCATCGCGAACAGAAAACTAGCTGCTCAACCAGTCTTTGCGGAGTACACAACTAATTTCTTAAAGATAAACTGGGCGTGGGTATCTGCATACAATGCCGAGAAGTGGGCAGCCTATTCCATGACACAAGCTAATCGTCTCGCTCTGCAAGTTCTCGTGGTCGCAGCAAAGAATCCAACTGCAGTGTCGCTCGTGTTGTTCAAACTAGGCATTGGCGCTGTTGCAGGACTTGCGATACTCCCTGCAGTGGACCGCTATCTCAAGGGTATCCACTCCAAACAGAAGCTAGAGCTTGTACTTGCAGAAATGAAACCTCAGATTGATAGTGTGAACAACGAAATTGACCGACTGTTGACTAGGTTGCGTCCACCAGCCATCGCTGACGCCCAAAGCAACGCCGCTGCCGGGGCCACGGCTGGTCGTCGCCTCACTTCCCGTCACCGCCGCCGCCATGCTCCTTCTTTACCCAGACGGACCCGCCGTTCTTCTTCTGGACGGCGCCAGCGGTCCAGTCGTCGGCGGCGAGAATAGCCGAAGTGAACGGCTGATTGTTCGCCCACAACGATGAGTCGCACATCCTGAACGGCGGATGCTCGGCGGCCTTGTACCAGAACACCTGGTCTTCCAGCTTGTTGGAGTTGACGTTGTTGCAGATGACCAGGCACTCAAAGTTCTCTGTGCACTGGTCCATGAAGGTACAGAACATCTCAAACGTCGGAAACATACCTGCGTAATTCTCGTAAATCCTACGACGATTCCCTAGGATATTCTCGCGGAGAATGAAGACGAAATCCACGTTCGTGCGTAGGTTGGGCGTGATACCTAACGGATACTGCATGGTGATGATGGTCATCATGTCAATGTGACGGCCGTTCATGAAGACGTACCGCGTGGACTCTTCCTTAATCCATGACGAATCATACAGACAGTCGTCCAGAATCAGAAAGGCACGAGGGTCAATGTTGGACTGGCCGCCTGAGCCATTCTTGGCCGTGTTGCGCTTCTGCTTCATGGTCATCTGGCGCTTGATGACGTTCATCACGATTTGCGGCGTATACTTGTCGTGAATGAATTTGGACGGCACCATATGCTGAAAGAACTCGTTGGCCACCTCCGTGCCCGAAATCACTGTGCCCACAGGGAAGTCCTGCTGGCAATTGTACAGGATATCGCGCACCAAGAAGGACTTGCCCGTGTCCTTCTTTCCAATCACCACCATCATGGGACTCTTCCGCGAATCAATCTCGCATCGGGACTTAATCATCCCAATGTCGAACTTCCGCAGTGAAAAGTTCATCTTGTGCTCTCCCGTGGAAAGAGTTTGGGCGTTCAGACCCAGTGTTTCATTCCCGCATCCCAAGACAATGGTGAAAGAATTGAGAACCCAGTCTGTGGACATGAAGTTACATCGCTCTCCGAAGATTCAGGGTACGTCATGGGGACTGACGCATGTGCAGCCCTTCTTTCCTCCACTGGAGACGCTGTTCAAGACGGAACGCCTGTCCAACCTGTCCGAGTATGGTGTCAAGCTCCCCGAAGAGGTGGAGACGGTTGTGGACGAGACCCACGTCAAGACCACCAAGGGACGTGTTCTGCCTGTCCACCGCAAGACGACCATGGTGTTAAGTCCATACAAGACGATGAAGGGGTCCTACGCCGTCCCATCCCTTCCGAAGCCCGCCGAGGTCGCCAAGGAGATGGAAGAACAGACGCAGAGCCCGTACACGGCTGGCTACGTGGGTGCCATGACGTCGGTTGCCCTGTCTCTCACTGGATGCGCACACTTTCCGAAGGTCTATGGCGTGTACACGGCTCTCGCAACCAAGCACGAACTGAACATCTCGGACGACTATGAGGACTTGTGCGACCGCAAGTGGTTCTCGGACCAGATTGGAAAGACCTTTGACCTCCGTCTGCGCGAAGGCGATGGCGAGGGTGGGTTCACGCATACCCGCGGACGTCGTTCGGCTGTGGATTTGGAGGATGCGGCCATTGAGTTGGAAACGACGGACTTGGATGCAGCCCATGTGGAGACACCTACGGCAGGGTCGGTCGTAGAGGAGTACGAGATTGAGTCCAGTCATAGCAGCGAAGAGTCGTCAGATTCAGAGGAGGATGTGTACGAGATTGAGTCCTGCGACTGCGGTACGGAGTCAGACGAAGAAGGGTCGGAAGAAGAGGATGACGATGAGCCGTTTGCATGGGCCACCTTCAAGGATGTCCCTGTTATCACCACGGTGATGGAGCCGTGTGAGGGCACATTCTACGATTTGCTTAAGACATCCACTGACCCCGCGCACCACACGGCGTGGGTGGCACAGATTGTCTTTGCCCTTGCCTATGCTCAGCGCAGCTACGGATTCGTGCACAATGACCTTCACGGCAACAATGTCATGTTCGTGTCTACGAACGAACCCACACTCTTCTACAATGTGGGTGGAACCTGCTATGCTGTGCCGACGTACGGCAAGCTGCTGAAGATTATTGACTTTGACCGGGCAGGTGTCTCGGTCAAGCTTCAAGGCATGAAGGAGCCGCGTCTGTTCCTCAGCAGCCAGTTCAAGCCCGACGAGGAGGCGGGAGGACAGTACAATTGCGAGCCCTTTTATGACCAGGCGTATCCCCGTGTTCCCATGAATCCGTCGTTTGACTTGGCACGGTTCGCATCGTCAGTGTTCTGGGACATGTTTCCGAAAGGTCCCGATGCGGCGACAGAGAGCCCGCTGCGAGACATCTTCTTGGCGTGGACCACGCTGCCCGATGGGACCTCTGTGATGTTCCGTGCTAAGCGCGACAACCACGACCGCTACCACGGGTTCGGGCTGTACAAGGCAATTGCCCGGTACTGCAAGGACACGGCTGTTCCTCGTCGGGAATTGTCCAAGTTCAAGCAGTTCCAAGTGCCGCGTATTCCCGCGGGACAACACTTTTTGCTGATTGAAGGATAATGGCGCTCACTGAAGGTCTGAAGTTCAAGTACTCGCTGTACACGACGCTGCTGTTCTTTTTGCTGGGAAGTCCGACGTCTTTCCGCGTGAGCAATCGGTTGTTCGGTGGGACCGTATCGTCAAAGGGCGGCTGCCCAACGGCGGTAGGGTTTGCATTGCACACGTTTGTCTTCTTGGTTGGATTGTACGGTCTGATGTCGTTGCCCCATGACGAGAAGTTGACAATGCCGTTGGCACCTGCAGACTTTCAAGCGCCGCCTCCCGAAATGGCTCCGTTACCCGGCTCGGACCCGTCAACTTAAACTCTCTATCCAAGACAATGAAGCACGACCGCGTAAAGGCAGAACAGAAGCGGCTGGTTTCGGTTACACGGCGAGTCACTCGGGCAAAGAAGATACTTGCCCAAGCAAACGCTGCGTTAAAAACCACGAGGAAGCGTATTGTGGAGGCCACGCGGGCACAGAAGCGGGCGGCCAAGGATTAGAACTCGGGCTTGCCCACGAACATGTCCTGAACCGCGGCAACCATGGGCGCAGTGACCGCAGTCGTGCCCTCTGAACCACCCAACGCATAGACGACTCCACCTGCGAGCGTACCCGCTCCAGCTGCAATCTTCGCCCCGTCCAAGAAGACCATCGGCTCGTCCTTGGACCTGCGGTCAATGTAGTACATTGCAGCCGCGACCGCCACAACAACTCCTACTATCATTCCGTAGTAATACACTTCCTCCATTTGTTTGGCGCGCATCTTTTTCAACTCACAGATTCAACGCGACAGCCTCGGACGACGGCTTGACGTCCACTTCACCCTCTGACTCTGTCTCAGAGTCAAAGTCGTCGTCGTTCAGCCCCACATCCTCGCCCAACTGGATAGCAGGCGGCTCGTCGTCGTCAGACTCCGACTCTTCGTCTTCGGAGTCAGCCTCTTGGACCTCGTTCTTGCCGAACTTGACTGCGGGCTTTGGCGGTTCCTCCACCAAAGCAGGTGCTGGAGCTACAGGGACAGGCGCTTCAACCACAGCCGCAGGGGCTGCAAGGGCCGCAAGGGGCTCGGGCGCTTCAGGGGACTTGAAGTACGCCTTGCTGATGTCCTTCCACGGGATGAAGCTGTCAATCACCTCGTTCAGCGTGTCGGCCAGCATGACCTCAATGTCGCGGCGATTACGAGCCTGCTGCTCGGACGTGATACCGACCGTACGGAACAGGTATGCATTGCTCCAGAAGCCACGGGCAGCCACTACGTAGAACTTGTGGACAAAGACCTCAACAGCTGGGCGCGTGAACGGAATGTCCACGTGCTCGGACTGGGTCTGCTGCAACGAAGCAAACGCACGAATGTAGCTGACAAACACCCCCAGCAGCAGGTCCTCAATGTAGTCGCACTTGGAGGCGGCGGAGATACGGTCCACCTCCTTCTTCAGCGTCTCGGTCGACCACTTGGGCACTTGAGTGAGCAGGTTCTGAAACGTGCGAAGAACCTGGTCGGGCTGCTTGTTCCGTTCGCACGCAGACCTAGCATTGTCGTATATACTCCAGAACCCGTCGGCGACATGGGGGACCAACGTGCGTCCCAAGTTCTCACGAAGCGTCTGCTTCACAAAGTCAGTGCTCATTTGTTTACACACGAGGAGTCTGGATTTCGTAAACCGACGCAGATGAAGTTGGTACTTATCTTGATGGTCAAGAACGAGTCTGCAATCCTGAAGCGATGCCTTGAGGCGGTCAAGGGCGTCGTGGATGCCTATTGTATTCTGGACACCGGGTCATCCGACACCACAGTGGAGATTGCCGAGGAGTTCCTTGAGAACCAGGTCGGATGTCTGACGGTTGAGCCTTGGAAGGATTTCGGATACAACCGTACCGTCAGCTTCCAGCGGGCCCATGCGTACCTGAAGGAACAGTGCTGGGACCTGAAGGACACATACGGACTTCTGCTGGACGCAGACATGGTGTTCAAGGCCGGAACGCTGAAGGAACAGAACCTCCAGGAGACCGGGTACACGGTTGTGCAGGTTGCGGGAACGCTTGAGTACCCGAACACTCGCTTGGTCCGCATGGATTACCCTTGGACATGTATCGGCGTGACGCACGAGTACTGGGGAGGACCCACCAAGCACCTGTCCAAGGATGTGTGTTCCATTGATGACCGCAACGACGGTGGATGCAAGTCGGACAAGTTTGAGCGCGATGTGCGTTTGCTGGAGGAGGACTTGAAGCGGGACCCCACGAACGGTCGGTCCATGTTCTATTTGGCCCAGTCGTATCATTGCTTGCGCCGATGGGACGAGGCGCGGAAGATGTACAAGAAGCGCATCTTCACGGGCGGGTGGGACGAGGAGATTTGGTACAGCCACTACATGGTAGCCAAATGCTGGCTGGAGCTGAAGAACGTTCCCAAGTTTGAGGAGTGGATGCAGCGGGCAATTGCCATGCGTCCTTCGCGCGCCGAGGCGTATTACCAGCTGACCAAGCACTTCCGTGAACATTCAAAGCACTACAAGGCCTACCAGTACATGCTGGACGGCAAACAGATTCCACTCAGTCGCGACGCCCTCTTCTTGGAGACGGATGTCTACAAGTACCTATTTGACTACGAGGCCACCATTCTTGACTACTACGTCCAACCCGACCGCAAGAAGGGCATGCGCACATGTGTAGACTATCTGCTCAAGACGGATTTTAACCGCTCCAACGTTATCTTCAACTTTCAGTTCTACGCACAACCTGTGTGGTCCCGGCAGACTGACCTCCTTCCACGACTCCCGAAGCCCTTCCCCGGCTACGTGCCAACGGCCATCTCTGTATGTGACTACCCTCTTGCGAATGTCCGCTACATCAACTATTGGATGGAGGGTGGAGAGTATAAGACCCCGCCCGGAGAGCCTGTGTTGACCGAGAATGCGTATGTGAACTTAGAAACCATGGAGGTGGTTGCAAAGATGGACGACTCCACCATTGGACTGCCCAAGTTCTCAGCCAATGTAATGGGGTTGGAGGACCTGCGGCTCTATCGCAGTACGAGCGGACTATCCTTCGTGGCTACGACGCAGGAGTATGCAGAGGGGAAGGTGCGCTTATTGCAAGGGCGGTACAACCCAGACGGAACGTACTCGGACTGCAAGGTGTTGGACTCTCCGCATGAGCGACCGTGTGAGAAGAACTGGCTGCCCTTCCAAGGCACGGACATGATGATGTACGGATGGTCGCCGTTTGAGGTCCTTGACCGCACGGGAATCCGTCGCTCCATTCCCATGCCGCCCTTCTTTCAGTCGTTCTGTGGGTCCGCGCCTCCCATTTCGGTGGGCGACAAGTTCTGGACGCTGGTCCACGTGGTTGAGTATTCCAAGCCCCGTAAGTACTACCACTTGTTCGTGGAGCACCAGTCGATTGACAAGATTACCCGCATCACACTGCCCTTCGTGTTCCGCTCGGCGGCTGTAGAGTATTGCGTGTCGTGTCGGTTGTCCGACCCCACAACGGTAACGTGCTACGTGAGTTTTGCCGATGCGAATCCTGCACAGATTGATATTCCGTTCTCGTCACTGGACTGGGTTTCAATCTAAGTACGCAACCACACACTGTTTCAGATTTGACCATGACGGACGTTGGAACGCCAGTTTGTCCTTGAAGAAGTATGTCTTGGGCAGGCGACCACACCAGTACGTATCAATGCACCCCTCGTTTTGATACCCTTCACCAGCCGTAATCTTCCTCAATCCCTCATCTACAACTGCAAGCACATCATGGGACGTCCGCTTCGTCAAGAAGTATGCAGCGGAGGTCGTACAGGATTGCTTGGTTTCCGACAGCAAGTCATCGTGGGGAAGCCGGTCGCCCAACCTGCTAAGAGACAAGAAGCAAATGGAATACTCGTAGGCGCGCTCAAAGAAGGTCGTGATAGATGAGTGGACGCGGGATACATCGTCGGTGAACACAATGTCGTCTTCCAGAACCAGGCACGTGGAATGCCCCGATTCTTGGAAGTGCTTGATGACGTCCACGTGGTTCTTGGTCGCACCCACGTAGGGCGGGAGGTCCTTCTTGCCTTGATAGTGATGGACCTTCTGCAAGGGCGCGGACACACGGGCCAACGATGCCATTGTTTCCATGAATCGGTCCGACCTACCTTCCAGATTCAGGATGTAGATAATGTCCACTGCAGCCCAACAGGGGTGTGACTCTACAGTGTCGTGGGTGACTTGGGAAAAGAGGGACACATGACGATATAGCTTGCGAGTGATGGGAAGGGCGCGATGCCAGTCTGGGTAATTGCCGTAGACAATCACCACCTCTCCGTCTCCGGGTTCGCGGCTCGAGTCAAAGGATGCCACTGTACGCCCCAACTTGGGTAGCAGGTAGTTCGAGTTGATAACCATGTGGGGATGAAGGTCGGCAAACTCAAATCGCGACAGCCATGTCTGAGCTTCGGCAATCCGGTTCGTGTAGAAACATGAAGTAAACATGTCTTCGAAGACCTGAGCCCGTGAACCGTATGGAATAGACCACGGGTCCACTGATTCCATGAAACGGATGGCGATATCAAACTGGTCATTGGCTCTGAGTTCGGATACAATCGCAGGAACGTCCTTCATGTACCCGAACTTTGGCTTCCCGTCCCAAATGACATTGCCAACGAAATCGGTGGGCGACTCAAAAGGGCGCTCAATCCAGACCGCGTGCTCGCCCTGGAATGCGCGGTAGGATGTGTGAACCAGCATATCCGACTTGACGGATTCATACACGGCATGCGCCAGAAACTGCTCGTCAAATCCATACCCGACCTCATGCGTGGGCAGCATCACGGTCATTGGGCGTTTCCAACCAAAGGTCCCCGCCATCAACTTGGATGCGTGCCAATAGTGGTCGCGAATGGTGTGATACGACTTGTCTGAAGCCAAAAACTGGTCAATGCACCAACGGTCTCGTGCATCAACACGGGAGTCCGCATCCCGCACAAACCCGACCTCTGCATAGTTCAGAGGGATGTAACGGAGCAGGGCATTGATGGGACCTGCGCGATTTGTGACATCAATCGTCACTCCCTCGGGCAACACCCAGCTGGGGTCACACTCGCCCTTGTAGACCACAATATCAAAATCAGGATAGTACTGCTTGATTAACTCAATGTTCTCAAGCAGCCCTGTGTAGTAGTTGGGTTCGGTGCCGTAGAGGCAGAAGGAGAAGACCTTCATTATGTATACATGTGCCTGAAGGATTCGTTTCCTGACCGCAGGGTGTCCTCGAGGATGCGGCGGCACAGGTCGGGTGTGATGAGCAGAGGCAGTTTGATGGGTGTATAGAAGACATACTTCTTGGCCGTCGTCTCGCCTGCGATGCGCAGGAGGTTCACACGGGTCACCAGCGTCTCCACGATGCGAATGAGGTTGCGCACACCCTCCTCCTCTTTGGAGAACTCGGAAATCAGGTACTTGATGGCCTCCTCCGAGATTGTCAACTGGTCCTTCAGCTGGATACGGTCAAGAATCTGGGGCCAGATGTACTGGCGCACAATGGATGCCTTCTCCTCCCAGCTGTACCCCGAGCACGTGATGACCTGCATGCGGTCCTTCAGAACAGGGTGAATCTTGGACTCGTCATTGAAGGAGAAGACGAACAAGCACTGGGACAGGTCAAAGTCCACCCCTGCAAAGTAGCGGTCGTGGAACTGGCTGTTCTGGGAACGGTCTGTCAAGTGGATGAGCATGCTGGCAATCTCATCGCCATGGGCCGTGGTGGAAATCTTGTCCACCTCGTCAAAGTACAGCACCGGGTTCATGCACCGAGCCGACATGACAGCGTCGGCAATACGCCCCCATGTGGAGCCTTCGTAGGTGTACGAGTGGCCCACAAAGTTGGAGGCGTCGGATGCGCCGCCCAGCGAGAAGAACTCAAACGGGCGCTGGAGAACCTTGGCCACGCCGTTGCGAGCAAAGGACGTCTTGCCCACTCCCATCGGACCCTTCAGCGCAATGACATTGCCGACAGACGAAGGGTTGGACATCCACTGGGCCAGAATCTGCATAATCTGCGTCTTGGCCGACACCATGCCGTAGACGGCTGTATCCAGTGTCTTGGTAGACTCCTCCAAGAACGCCGAGCACTTCTCGGGCCCGTCTGCAATGGTCACGGGCAGAGGCACGCACTTGCCGAAGGGGATACGGAGGAAGGACTCCACCCACGCGCGAAGCTTGTACCCCTCGCCCTCCATGGACATCTCAAACAAATTGTCAATCTTCTTGATGACCGAAGCCTTGATGTTGTCGGAGACGTCCATGTCCAAGACACGGAACTTGAAGGGCACATCACCGTCCACGACGAGGGTGGAAAGCTTCTTCATCTTCTCGTTGAGATGACGGCGCTTGGACTTGGACAGGTCCTCGTAGTACTCCTCCTCGTCCTCATTGAGCTCCATCGCAGGAGCCTCCTCCTCCCGCTCCTTGCGCTTCCGCGAGGCCGGCTTGAGTCGGCTGCACCGCTCGGGGTGCACATACTTGTTCATCAGGTGTCCGATGAAATCCTCCTCCTCGGACTCCTCGTCCGACTCCTCCTCCGACTCTTCCTCCACGTCAATGCGCCCGCCCTTCCCTCCCGCAATCGTGTGGATGTGTAGCTTGACGGACACCTTGGCGCCCTTGGGGATACGAAGAGAACTAGAGTCCATCTCTTCCTCTTCGGACTCCTCCTCCTCCTCGTCTTCGGTCTCAGCCGTCTCCTCCTCTTCAGAATCGGACGGAGGGACGTACTCCTCGTCCTCAGACTCGGAGTCGGGCTGCTTGAGGGTCTCGTCCTTTACCCATGTTGTAGACTGCGCACCACGCTTACGAAGATTGTAACGACCAGGCATCTTGCTGCCTCACAAGGAAAAAAGAAAAGGCAATCCATTTTTGTCGGACTACTAACAATGGGAGACGACACCGCGACGATTAACAGAATCGCGGAGGAGCAGCTGGAGAAACTGGAGGAAAAGGCTGCCGAGGACCCGAACATCAAGAAGTCCATCGTGATTGTTGAGGCCTTTCTGAAGTCACACCCCGTCTTGTGTTACGGTGGTACGGCTATCAACAACTTGTTGGATGAAAAGGACCGCTTCTACGACTTTACACGCGAGACGCCGGACTACGACTTCTACAGCAAGACTCCCCAGGTTCATGCCATGGAGATTGCCGACAAGCTCCATGCAGCAGGAATCCCAGACATTCAGGTGAAGCCGGGTGTGCACCTTGGCACCTTCAAGGTCTTTGCCGACTACACGGGCGTAGCCGACGTATCGGAGATGAGCCCTCAGTTATTTGACCGTCTGTGGGACGAGGGATATGAGGAAGAGGGCATTCACTATGTGACGCCCAACTTTCTGCGCATGTCCACCTACCTGGAACTGTCTCGCCCAGAAGGCGATGTGTCTCGCTGGAACAAGGTGTACAAGCGCATGATGCTCCTGAACGACAAGTATCCCTTGAAGTGCATTAAGGAAGACGAACCCGTAGAGGAGGCACTGACGGCCGAACGCAAGAAGGGAGTCATTAAGATACTGAAGTCCGAGGAGATTGTTCTGCTCGGGTTCAATGCAGTGGCACGTCACTCGGGCAAGACACGCTGGACAACACCTGTAACCTTCTTGGCTGAGCGCGAGACGATTGAGAAATTGACTCATGGACAGAAGACCTATGTTACGGCTGCGGATGCCATCATGCCCGAGTGTACGGAGGTCAAGGAGTCGGATGGAACCGTGTACCGCTTCTACGAGACTCGTGCGTGCCATAGCTACCATGAGACCGCGGACGGTATCAAGGTTGCGAGCATTCCGACGGTCTTGCAATTCTATTTTGCGTACATGTACTCGGGAGTCGACGAGGATACGGTCCAGCATATCTTGTGTGTGGCTCAGCGGGTTATGGAGTTGGCCCACCATGCGCAGAAGCGGCGGTTCAAGCTCTTGACGCCAACTGACTGTTTGGGGAAACAGGAGGACCTGCACGGGATGCTCCGGGAAAAGACCAAGCTGTACTCGGAGCTTTCCAAGAACCGCAACAGCACTGAGTTTTTAACCAACTTCTTCTCGTATGCGCCCGGAACAGACAAGGAGAAGAAAACAACATTGCGCAAGCAACTCAAGGGTCTGACTAGGAAAAAGCAGTGATGTTGCCCGTGGTCATGCGAGGAATACCACCCGAGCAGTCGCACTCACGCCATCCATTGAGGAACTGCCGAACAAAGTCGTTTCCGTTGGGCGTGTGGTTCTGGTAGGCATTGCGTCCACCCCACGCGGCAATGCCCGAGTTTGAAATCGCATTATTTGTGGTGTACACCAGCTGGACCTTGGTTTGGTATGTCACATCGGATGCATTCTGAATCCGCATGCCCTGTCCAAGATTGCCGACCCCCGAAACGTCAACACCACGACGGCCTCCTGAGCTCATTTAGTCATTAGGAAGATTTAAAGGGACCAATGTACCACCCAAGGTCTGAATACGGGGGCATGACCGGCATCAATCCTGACGCCGAGGGCTGCTGCGTCGCGAGTTTCTCAATCTCCTCGGGCTTCAGAGTCCGAGAGTAGTAGGTCAGTCCTGAGATGGTGCCGTCCCAGCCATGGTTGTTGGACCCCGCCACCAACGATTCCGTGTTTTGCAAGGGCAGCTGGTTCAGCGTGTGTGTCTGGCGGAGGATTCCATTGATGAACACGCTTAAACTGTATTGGTTCACCTCGACCACTACGTGAACCCACTTCTGTGCGGGAATGTTGGGAATCAGAATGCTCTCCTGTCCACCGCCGTAGGTATTCACCTTCACGAGCAGAGAGTTGGATGTGGAGTCCAAGTACACACCCGGACAGTCTCCCTTGCTAAAGACGACTCGCTGCTGACCATAATTGAAGGTAAAGTCGCTCACCGACATCCAGAACGTGTAGGTAAAAACCGCGCCATCTGGCTGATTGAAAGAACGGAAGATATGCGCTACCGGAGTGGTCTCCGACTTGCCCGACTGTGAGTTCGGGATAATCTGCTCCATTGTCGTATCCGACTTTCCAGGCACCAAGAAGAAGAAAACCAACACGCCGACAACAAGGACCCCCGCTGCGACAATAAGCCACACCTGCATTGCTTCTATGCTACAAACTATGTTCGCGTGAATCCCCTAGGTCCAAGACGGAACTGTGTGGTTGCGGGACGGGGGGCTGGCTGTTCAGTGTTCGGGGTGACGAGAACGCTCTTAAGCTGATGCTCGTAGGTCACGATTCGTTGGTATACCAATGTGGACTCTTCTATCTGCCTGTCGCCTAGGTCGTACAAATAGTGAATACGATTCTCATCCGACTGATATTCAGTGCGCAGAAACCCCGTGCGTGCAAGCTTGATTGTCCAATCCAAGTCTTCACCAGAGCTTGCGTCTCGGAACTTGACGGTCTTGGCAATGTCTGCCTTCATAACATTAAGGTGGTTGGGCGGGCGCAGAAAGGTGGTTTCATTGGCCATGGGGTCGGTCAGTTTGTTCCCGATGCTGTGCGTGAAGGTCCACCGAGAAATCTGACCGCGCAGGCGCATGCAGTCAAAGTTCCCCGCGATGCACGCTGCGGCATCCTCAAAGTAGTGAGCAGTCACCTTGTCGTCATCGTCGATGAAGGACGTATACTTACCCTCTGCGGCTTGAAGCATAGCCTGGCGCTTAGTTCCAATGGATGCCTCGCGGTTATCAAAGCCGACGGCGATTGCAACCCGAAGTGCTGGGCATACGCGCTGGTGCAACTCGTGGATAGACCGAATCAAGCTTTGAAGGCTGCGTTCACGTCCAGGGATGGTCGGAATCATAATCGTCCAATCAACAGGATACTGCTTGCGATTGATGTAATTGTCCATGTCATGTGTCCAGGCAAACTGGTTCTTCTGATACAGCGAGTCAAACCCTCCGTAGCCGTGACCTGGGTGCTCGTGGCGAACAATACAGGTGGGAACGTAGACGCACTTGCTCTTCAGGCGTCCACGACACAGGTCCGTGAACTCCGTGTCGCAGTAGAAGCTCTTGTACGATGGATGGTAGATGTATCCGAACGACTGGTACATGGCTCGTCCCATCACAGACAATGTGTTCAACTTGTCCTCTTGATGCCCGTCGTTGAACCACAGAATTCCATCCGTGTCGGGGAACGACGCCATCATGTACGAGCGAATCACGTCGTCGTATCCCTTGAGTAGAGGAACCATGTCGTCCGACACCAACACGACAATGTCCCAAAGGTACTCAATTTTCTCCATATCGGCATTGCACGCTTCAATCTTGGTCTTGCTGTCCCCGTAATAAATCTGATGCCACTCAAACTCCCCGAGAATGCGGTCAAACTCATCCTTGACGAGCGTGCGCGTCATGCTGTCATCGTCGGAATCACACGACATGGCGACCCCGATGAACTTCGGGTTCGTTGCCATGTTGGAGTAGTGCTGAAGAACCCGCATTGCCTGCTGAGGCCTTGACCGCGTCGGAAACTTCAGGAGGATACGCATTCCTTTAGTTGATGGTTTGTTTGTAATTGGCTTACGTGACGCACTGATTCTTTTCTCGCAAAAAGTTCGTACCTGTCGGGCACCTGCAGTATGTTGAGCCCAGCGGAGCGGTTGAGCCCGCAGGACATGTGGTGCATCCCGCACCCTGTCCATCGGTATCACTACCCGTTGTGCTCCATTTGTTGGATGGACATTGGGCAATAATCGGAGCGTTGGATATCTCGTGTGCAAGGGGATTCCATGTGAGACCGTTGGACCCAGGACTGAGAATAGAGGACGCGCTGACCTGCTTACCACTTGAGTCCTCAATGATAATCGTGTACCCGAAAAGATTGTATGCGGTGCCTGTGGGACCTGCCGCGCCTCCCGAATTGACGAGAGTTGAGCAGCTCGTGCCCGCAGCGTAGAAGGACCGGGCATCGGCAGGCACGAGTTGGCTGCCCTGACCATGGACGTTGCACACGTAGCCAGAGAAGCCGCCATTGGCACCCACCAACAAGTTACCCGTCGCCGACCGCGGCACGGCGGGAATGACCGCGGACTTGACTAGGTTGCCATTGATGAACACATCCATGTTCCGCTGAAACACTGTAACGGATACCGAGAACCACGTTTGCAAGGGAATGTTCTCAACCGCAGTCACGAATATGGTTCCGTTGGAAGAAGACCCATTGGCCGCACCCGCTTGAGCCGCGCCGCCTGAATTTGATGCGTACGTCGTCAGGTAGACGTTAAGCGTATTGTCTGTTGGATGTAGAGTGATACGGGGACTCACGATGGTCGGGTCGGCTGTTGCTGTTCGCATCAGAACCTCCTTTTCTGTACCGAACTTGTAGTCCCAGTCCTGCACAAACATCCAGAATTGTAGAGCGTAATCGGACCCCGGATTCAATGGAATGCCTGTAGCGGGAATGGTGCCACCCGTCTTGCCTGAAATCGGGACAGGTGCCTGGTCTACAGTTGTTGTCGCGGTCGTTGCGCGCATGGCAGCCACAACCACAACAATGACAAGGAGCCCAACGAAGATACCAAGTATGATAGAGGACGTCGTGGACATGGTGGAGACTGCGACGGGCACTGCGGGAACATATGCGGCGGGTCCTTGGGGAAAGTACCCCGCTGGAATCTGGGGTACACTTGCAGTCGCACCCATTTGTGCTTTACAAGGGAACTTCTTTATTTGATTAATGGAAAAACGGAGTCTACCTCCACAACGAAACACAGTTGTAATGTACTGCAATAACTGCGGAGAGAAAGGACACGTGTTCAGAGGGTGCAAGGACCCGGTCTTGTCGTGTGGCTTGGTGGTGCTCGAGACGCCCACAATTCCCGCGCCTGTTGGGACCGTGCGAGTCTTGATGATTCGGCGGAAGGACAGCATGAGTTTCGCGGAGTTCATGCGGGGGAAATACGACCCCGCAAACAGCGAGTATGTGGGACGTCTGTTGGCAAACATGACGACGATTGAACAGTATGACATTGCCCACAAGCCCTTTGACGAGCTGTGGCGGCAGCTGTGGGGCGATGACCACTCGTCCAACGAGTACTTGGTATCCAAGGAGAAGTTCACTGCGCTGGACACGGCCAAGCTGGTGTCGGACTTTGCCTCCGTCTATTCCGAGCCCGAGTGGGGGTTCCCAAAGGGACGTCGTGTGCGCACAGAGACGGACTTGGAATGTGCCGTTCGCGAATTTGGAGAGGAGACGAATGTGCCCCGCGAGGCGTATGTGGTCCTGAACAATATCCTGCTGGAGGAGACCTTCACAGGCCTGAACGGCGTGCAATATCGCCATGTGTACTTTGTGGCGCTGTTGTCCAAACCCGAGCTCGTGAATCTAGGACAGAAGATGACCTACATGCAGAAGCGGGAGATTTCGGGGATTGGCTGGAAGACAATGGCTGAGTGCCACGGATACGTGCGTCCCCACCACGTGGAGCGAGCCAAGATGCTGGACCAGCTGACGGAGATTGTGCGGACCTACGAATCGCACTGAACGTCAATACCCAGAGCCGTCAACCCCGCGGTCTGTGTTCCGAATGCATAGTGGCTCACTTCAGCCAGCAAGAGGAACGCAAATAACCACGCGACAAAGGAGAGGACGCCGACCCATTTGTACGCCAACCATGCTGCGAGCACGGTCAACGCAGTGTCTACGACAGCAAAGCCCATGAAGCGGTAGGCATGTGGACCTGTACCTGGTGCGCCAAAGATGTTTGCATATGGACACGTACCCATTGTGCTCACACGCGAAACTTTGCGAGGTACACAGTCAAGCAATACGCAACCACGCTCATCACAAAGACCCACCACCATACAGGAAAGACGGTGGACTCACGGTCACCCGTCCCGAACGGCCGAATCCGTCCTTCACGCCCAAAGGCAACCTGGGGCTTGAGGTACAGGAACCCCGCCATGAGGAAGAGGAAGATGGACACCATCCAGATGCGATGGTTTTTCCGTGTGATACCCTCCATTACTTACGGGAACGACGAGATTTGCGAGCACGTGACTTGCGACGCGTGCGACGGGTGCGACGGGTGCGACCACGACCACCGCTGTTTGGCTTGGCGGCATTGGCAGCGGCTTCATCTGCAGCTGCAGCAGCCTCAAGGTTGGCATTGGCAGCGGCAAGTTTGGCATTGGCAGCGGCAAGTTTGGCTTGGGCGTCTTTATCATTGGGCGCGGCGGCGGCAGCGGCTGCGGCAGCGGCGGCGGCTTTTCTGGCCGCATTTGCCGAAGCCGTCGCCGCCTTCGTCGTTCCAGGCGAGTGTTTGTATTCCCCGGAAAACTCCTCAACACCAATAGGGTATGCCGACATCTTGTTAACTACCTACGAAACTTTCCGCGCTACCATAGAACAATGGCGTCGGCGAGCTACGTCCTCCCCAACCGAAAGGCGTTTGCGGACTTTATTACCCGCACCTTCCTGAAATACCGCAAGTCACCCCGTGAGCCGCAGGATGCGGACGACAAGGAGGAGGATTTGTGCAAGAGCCAGTCCAATGCTCGGGAACTGCTCCACTACCAGAAGCTCATTCGGGATTACCTGCTCATTGAGACACCGTACCGCGGCGTTCTGTTGTATCACGGACTCGGTTCAGGCAAGACGTGTTCGTCCATTGCCGTGGCCGAGTCGTTGTTGACGACCATGAAGGTCATTGTGATGACGCCCGCGTCTCTGCGTGCCAACTATATCGGCGAGTTGCGGAAGTGCGGCGACCCCGTGTATGCCTACGAGAACCACTGGCGCCAGCAGCAGCTGAGTGAAGAGACACGCAAGACAGCCAAGACCATGGGGATTTCCGATGGATTCTTGGACCGCACCAACCGCTTCTTCTCCACGGTGCCCAATGAGAACCCGAACTTTGCCGACCTGCCCAAGACAGAGCAGGATGTTATCCGCGCACAGATTGAGGATATCTTGACGCAGCGGTACACGTTCATCAACTACAACGGACTCACGCGCTCGGCGGTGAAGGAGCTCGTGCCCGACGACGGTCCGAATCCGTTTGAGGACAGGGTGGTGATTGTGGACGAGGTCCATAACTTCATCTCCCGTATCGCCGACAAGGAGGGTGTGGTTGGACCCGTGTACCAGGCGCTGTACCACGCCAAGCGATGCAAGATTGTGGCGCTGTCGGGCACGCCCGTCATCAACCGCCCCAACGAGATTGCGTACTTAATGAATCTGTTGCGTGGACCCATTGAGCGCATCACGATTCCGTTCAAGCGCATTGAGGGCTGGGACGAAGAGAAACTAGCCGCTACGTTCCGTCAGCAGCCCGAAGTGGACGTGGTGGAGTTCAATGCCGCCAAGAAAGTGGTGATGATTACTCGCAATCCCCCGCAGTTCCGCTCCGTGTACAATGAAAAGGGCGACCGCATTGCAGTGCAGTACAAGGCGGATATGAAGTGGGTTGCCGTCCCCGCGGACTGGATTAACGGCTGGAAGGTCAAGGTGGAAACAGAGCTGGGCGGTGCCGAGATTGCCGTGGAGCGCGTAACGACGGAGGAGTTTGAGTGCCTGCCGTCTCCGTACGGCGAATTCGCCTCCATGTTTCTGGACGGGCTGTCCATCAAGAATCCCCTGCTGTTTCAGCGGCGCATTCAAGGGTTGGTGTCGTACTTCAAGGGCGCAGACGAGCGCATGCTGCCCCGACGCATTGACGATGAGAAGATGCTGGAGAAGGTCCCAATGTCAGAGGAGCAGTTCACGCATTACCTGCAGCAGCGCTGGGTGGAGCTGAAGATGGATTCGCAAAAAGGCAAGAAATCCATGGACGAGAACCTCGGCAGTTACCGTGTGCTCTCGCGATTGGCCTGTAACTATGCTGTCCCGGGGGACTTGCGTGTGACGACTGGAGAAGAGCTGTCGGAAGACAAGGTGGCCGACAAGCCTGAAATCTTGGCCAAGCTGAAGGAGAACCCAGAGAAGTACTTGTCGGAAAAGGCGCTGGCGACCCTGAGCCCGAAGTTCTTGAAGGTCTTGAAGAACATCCAAGAATCCATCGGGGCCGACAATCGCAATCAGTTCGTCTACTCCCAGTACCGCGAACTGGAGGGATTGGGCGTCTTCTCGGCTGTTCTGGAAGCAAATGGATGGCAAGTGTACAAGATAGTCAAGACGAACGGTCAGTGGGTGGAGGGTGAGATGGACCCCGCCAAGCCTGCGTACACCTTCTACACGGGGCAAGAGTCAGCGGAGGAACGCGAGCTGACGCGCCAGATATTCAACGGCAAGTACGAATCGTCTTTTCCTGCGTCCCTGAAGACGAGTGTGCAAGCCCGAGAGAAGAAGCTCTTGTGTCTACTGATGGCGTCGTCCTCGGGTGCAGAGGGTATCACACTTGCCAATGTGCGCCACGTCCACATTCTGGAGCCGCATTGGACTCCTGCGCGCCACGACCAGGTCATTGGTCGTGCTATTCGCATCTGCTCGCACGCAACGCTCCCTGTAGAGGAGAGGACAGTGCGTATTAGCTTTTACGTGGCGGTCTTTACGGACAAGCAGGCCAAGTCTAACGAGTTTCCGAACATCACGCCGATTCGTCGTGCCGACACAGCCATGAAGCGCTACGAGGGTGGTGGACCTGTGGAGACCTTCATGTCGGCTGACGAGTATCTCTACGAGATTTCGTTTGAGAAGAACCAGGTGAACCAGAAGATTGGAACCCTGCTGAAGCAAGCTGCGGTGGACTGCGAGATTCACCGCAAGCTCCACGCCAAGGAGAAGCCAGTGATTTCGTGCATGCGCTTTGATAGCACCATCACGGGTGAAGATTTGGCCTTCAAGCCGTCGGTGAAGTCCGAAGACCTTGACGCCACGTACTTGCGAAACATGGAGCGCAAGTCGCGGAGGTTACAGCGCGTTGTCATCAAGGGCATTCTGTTTCTGATTGACCCACTGACCGCAGACGTGTTTGACGGGATTGCGTTTGACGACAATCACCGTCTCATTCCCGTGGGGCGCAAGATATCAGATACACAGATTCGTTGGGTTCTGGAGGGCAGGCCGACTTACGCTGAAGGCACCGCCGTGTGAAGGTCCTCCAGCCACCCGTCGCAAATCTTCGTCCAGCTCTTGAAGGGAAAGGACCGAATAGCCACCTTCCGGGCATCCAGTGTCTCAACCATCTCGTCCATCTTGGCGGCAATGACGTCGGGGTCAAAGACAGGCGCCGAGAACCCGAGGGGCATAGAGCCGGCAAAGTACTGCAGGCCAGACGGCGGAACAAACACGGCCACATCATCGTTCAGAAACGACCGGTAGCTGCCCACGTCCGTCACCAGCTGTGGTGCGCCCGTGTACAGATGCTCCAGCTGACAGAGACCGAATCCCTCGCCATCTGACGTATTCACACCAATGTCCGTCAGATTGTAGATTTCGTTCATCTGTGTGTCCAACAGGGTGTTCGGAGGCGCCGTATCCACAATCATGAGTCGGCTGGCGAAGGCCTCGGGAGAGAGACCTGCCCGCTTCAGCTCGGTCACGTAGATGCGCTGGATATCGTAAAACGCACCGTGCTGGGGATTCATAGCCGTGGCAACCATCAGGTATACGGGCTTCTTTGTCGTGGACAGCAGCTTCACGAACCCCATAATCATCGTGTCCAGGCGCTTGCGCTGGCTGTTGCGATTTGCATTGAGAAACACGACTGCATCGGCAGGAATCTTCAGGTTGCGACGAAGAGCCAGGCGCTGGTCGCGCGACATGCACGTAAACTCGGCAGCGTCAATCCCGTGCTCAATGACACTCGGCATCTTGGAGTCAGGGGAATATGCAGCATACGTGTCCGCCCACGACTGTGTGAAACAATAGATACGGTCCGCCTGCTTGTTCATGGTGTCCACTAGCGGCTGGGCAATGCCTTGGTACACCTGGTCCACATAGAGCCACAGCTTGAAGGACGAGGTGGTCTTGTCGTACTTCATTGCCTCGATAAACTTGCAGATGATGAGCGGGTCATTGTAAATCATCACCACGTCGGGGCGCACCATCTCCACATACTCGGCAATCTTGTTGAACCCGAAGCCCTCCTCCTTTGGGTCCTCATTGGACGCGGCGTCATACCCCACGATTCCATCGGGGAGCTTGCGAACATTCTTGCGGTCGGGGTGGCGCTGAAATCCAAAGTGAAACGTCTTGACTTTCGGAGACACCGACGACACCTGACGGAGGAGGTTGTAGGCTACCTTGGCGTACCCAGTGGTCTGGTCTACGTGTGTGCTAACCAATACAAATCGCATTGTATCAATTCTCTCCGCTCTGTATAAATAGAATGCAGGTCAACTCTGCCCAAGATTACCTCACCCAGTACAAGCGCCAGGTGATTGGCAATAGCTACATCGCTGACCCGCCCGCAAAAGCCAAGAACAAGTCTAGCTACAATTACACAATCTTCGTAGCCAACCGCGCAACCCAGTACAATAAGTTCGTCGGAGGTGCGTGTCGTGGAAATCAGACATGTAACACGGCTTCCATGGGCAGGACCTTTACTTCGTTGTGCTGTGTGTCGAGTGGCGCGGTTCTCTATTAAACAATGATGTTCCTTAACTACAAATGCCTGGTGCGCTTCTCCAGTTGGTGGGCGTGGGGGCTCAGAACGAGTTGATTAACGGCAACCCGTCCATGACCCACTTTCGCAGCACCTACAAGCGCCACACGAACTTTGCCATGGAGCATATTCGTGTGGACTTTTCAAGTTCCAACCTCAACTTTGACGTGGCCCAGACACGCAAGCTGTCTGCGCGCATTGACCGTTACGCTCAGTTGCTGAACGATTGCTACGTAGTCTTGACGCTGCCCGACATCTGGTCTCCTCTGGTTCCGCTGACGGTGGCACCTCCTGTGGGCTACGATGCTCGGTGCACAGCCGTTGGCTACGAGTTCCAGTGGATTTCAAACATTGGCTACAACCTGATTGACCACATTGAGCTGACGATGAATGGGCAGGTTATTCAGACAATTCCCGGTGAGTGGCTGAAGCTGTACTCCCACCTGACGTTCAATGGGACTAAGCTGTCAACCGTCAATCAGATGGTGGGCAACGTGCCTGAGCTCTACGACCCTGCCAACGCATTTGACCGACAGGGACAGTATCCCCACGCAGTCTCGTACGCCACCCCCGCGCGCGACGCAAATGGAGTCTTAGTTTTCCCAGGCGCGACCATTCCCGAGCCGTCCATTCGCTCTCGTCAGCTGGTGGTGCCGCTGCATTTCTGGTTCTGCGAATCTGTGGGCTCTGCACTGCCGCTGGTGTCGCTTCAGAACACGGAGGTCTACATCAATGTCGTGCTCCGCCCCCTGAATTATCTGTACACGGTGGTTGATGTTGTCCCCACATCCCCGACCTACGGACAGCGCATTCGTCCAACGGGGTCGTATCCATTGAACCTGTTCCTGACGCCGACCCTGCCGAACGGGTCCCCTACGAATGCAGGCGTTGCGAACTTCAACCCCGACCCATATCTGGAATGCAACTTCTTCTACCTGACCGAACAGGAAATGGAACAGCTGGCCGTGGCTGACCAGAGCTACTTGATGAAGGAAATCAGTTTCGTGGGGTCGGAGGGACAATACGGTCCAAACACAGACCTGCTTCTTCCCATGCGGAACTTGGCGACGCGCGTTACATGGGTCGCTCGGCGGTCCGATAGCACTGCGACCAATGCGTGGGACAACTACACGAATTGGCCAGACCCCAAGCGAGCGCCATGGAGTGCGAATACGTCCGATGTGGCGACCAGCCTGTATGCATCGGGACAGCAGCAGGTGACATCCGTGTTTCCCAGGGACATTGTGATTGACGGTACTATACTGTTCGACGGCAACGAGCGCCTTCAGGTCAAGCCGTCAGAGTACTACTCGCTACTGGAGACCTACCGCTTTGCGAGTGGCACAACACCCACTCAGCTGCCGGGTGTCTACATGTACTCCTTTGCACTGAACAACGACCAGTACCAACCGTCGGGAGCCGCAAACGGAAGCAAAATCAACAAGCCCGTACTGCGGTTAACTCTGCAGCAGCCCCTGCCCGCTACGAACCAGATTTTCCAATTCGCAGGTGTGGGCGGTATCTCGGGAACTACGCTCACGCTGACGTCGGGGGGTCCGTTCGTGGTTGGCGCTATTCTATCTGGAACAGGCGTGACTCCAGGAACCACCATCACCGCGGTCAACGGGTCCACCTACACGGTTACGCCCTCGCAGACTGTGCCTCCGGGAACTGTGATTATTGCGACACTTCCTGCAGCCACCACCACAACCGTGTGCGTACTGAAGTCAACGGCACTGAACACGAATCCAGTCATCATTCCACCGGGACAGATTTCGCTGTACACGCCTGACCAGGTCTTGACCATCGTTCAAAACTCGAACAATGCGACAGTGGTGTTTGCGTACACGTACACCGTGAACGCATATGTAGAGTCGTACAACTACCTGCGTGTCGTGAGCGGGTTGGCTAATCTTGTGTTTGCTTCTTAACAATATGAGCAACCCTCCTCCCGTGAAGGTAAGCCCTAGGCCAACAAGGCGAGACGTGGACGAGAACATCGCCAACACTGGGATAGTCAGCGTGCCACTGTCGACAATCCCGCAGCCACCCTCGTACTCATTTCCTAGCCCGGAGACTCGAGACCTGCGAATCGTAGCTGCAAACTTCGTCTATGGAGAACAGAGCGTGGACTGTATCAAGTACATTAAACCCCACATTTCCTACGGGTATGTTGAGTATCCTATGAAATCCCTGCTCGCCGACCTGAAGGATGCAAACGCGATTACAGACGTTGACAATGCAGATGCACTCAACCTCCACCCACCTAAACTCTTCATCAAGTACATTGACCCCGAAGGGTATCACTCCAAGGAGTTCGCAATGGAAGACATTATCATCATGGGGAAACTGACTGCGTGGGGTCTGTTTCTCAAGAAGCCAGGTGAGTTGAGCATGAAGGCCGGATTGGCGGCTGGGAAGATTCAGTTCTGGTTTGCGGTGGCGGTGTTTTGGGTGCTGATGATTGTGTGGGCGTACAAGCTGTGGGACCATATGGGTACGAACAACCTCAGGTGGAGTACCGCGACCAAGGCGAACTTTGGAGAGTACGGACAGTGGTTTGCATTGTTCGCAGCCATATTTGCTCAAATTGGGCTTACAAAGTACGTAATGGCCTTCATTGCCGCCTTGGCCCCCGTGTGGTCCTTCTGTATCCAGTTCGCGCTGTGGTTCTTTGTGGACAGCCAGATTTACAAACCGCTGCAGTAGATAATGGCACTCCCAATTGACGGTATCTGGTTCGCGGCGGGCGTTACATTTGGATTGCTGCTGTCGTCTGTCGTTATCCCCCCTCGTCGTACGGTCTCCAAGGTCCCCGACCCATCAGATGGGAAGATTGTGTACCACACGGACACGGGATGCGTCCACGTGGAAGCCATGGAGGTTCCTTGCACGTCCGAGACGGACTCCTTCAACTTACTTGCCTCGCTTAAGAAGTAAGGGAATGCTGAACATCACCCATGCAATTGAACGGGCCAGGCCGTTCTTTTCCTTTATTGTCGGCCTGGGTTTGGCGGCACTGCTGTTCCATCGGGACTTTGTGACCCACTACACTCTGGCGCTGCCCCTGGACGACGTGCGCACCAAGACGAATCGGGTGGACGGCAAGTGCTATCGCTATCGCGTGGAAGATGCGGTCTGTGAAAAGATGCCTTCAGTATAAACAATGGACAGTGACTCAACCTCTTTGGATGCTTTGCTTCCCTCGCCGCAAGGCAATCAGTCTGCACCGCCACTGATTCCCATGCCGTCAACTGAGCAGACGACACAGGGCTCAATGATTCCGTCCTTCAAGCCGACCTTGCCCCAGATGGGATTCATGTTTCGCAACCTGAAGTTGTATTTCTGCTTCTTTGTGGCTGCGGCTATCATTTCCCTCTCCACGCCCCGCAACATGCTCCTTCAGTACCTGCCGTCCATGTACACCAGTGGCGGCGTGGTCTCGTGGCAGGGAGCGGGCGTTCTGGGCGCCGCCGCGGTGGTGATTGCCCATCTGTTGTCCGTGTTCCTCGGTAGCGTGGGGATTTAAGAGGCTTGGGGGTGAATAAGCAATGAGCACTCCTGCATGGGTCTATCCCAACATCTGCTTGGGAGCGGGCGCATCCTTAACTCCGTTCTTTGTTGCCACCAACCGCGTGACCCACGTCATCAACTGCGCATACAGAGAGAATTCACCTGCGTGGTTTCAGCAGACACACCCAAGTCGCTACGCCCAGCTGGATGCTCACGACGACGTGCGTGTCAAGATTCTGGACTGGTATCCTGCATTTGAAACTGCAATGCGCACTTTCCTGCGAGCCCCAAATGCCGTCGTCTTTGTCCACTGCCAAGCAGGTATCAACCGGTCGGCCTTCTTGTTGCTGTACTTCATGTGCAAAAACTTCGGGTTGGACTTCCCGACCTTGCTAGCCGCGGTTCGCAAGCAGAGGCCTCAGATTTGCCAGAACCTTGCCTTCATGCAGGAAGTGACGGAGGCCTTGAAGGCCCCGAAGGCCCCGAAGGCATCTACATAAACAGCCACAATAGACACCATGGATGTATTCAAGGTGAGACGGACACGGGAAACGGGATCGGCGTCCATCGGGACGCTCGATTCGGTTCACCAAGATATTGTGCAAGGACTGCGGGAAACCCAGTCCAAGGCAGATGCGGATGCGGAGTTGGCTGGGTTACGGGAGAAAATTGCGGCTGTCCACGGGTCCAACGAGATTGGAGATGTCATCCAGTGTTCGCAGTGGGAAGCCCGCGTCAAGGAGTTGGACGCGGAGGCTGTGCAAGCTGACCCCGTCCAAGAGTACTATCTGAAGAACATGGACATTCTGATGGGCTATTACAATCGTGAGTCCGGGGGCACGTCAGCGACAACCGTTGCGCCCAAGGATGCCCATACGTTCCTCAAGTACTTTGCGACGGCAGCATCCACGGATACGGGGTCCACGCGGAAGCAGATGTTTGACGAATATGCAGCCCGCATGAAGTTGGGCGCTGTCCCCGAAATGACGCAGTTGCAGACAGAACATTGTGCCCAGTGCAATGTGGCTCGTGAGGAAATCAGTTCTGAGGGAATTCTGGTGTGCCCGAAGTGCGGGTCTGAGGAGTACTCCTTGGTAGTGTCGGATTTCCAGTCGTTCCGCGACCCGCCCAAGGAGCGGAACAATTACGCGTACAAGAAGATTAACCACCTGAACGAAATCCTCAACCAGTTTCAAGCCAAGGAGTCCACCATGATTCCTGAGGAGGTGATGAACGAGGTGGTGTTGGAAATCCGTAAGCGTCGCATCGACAATATTGCCGACCTGACGGAGAAGGAGATTCGCGAGATTCTGAAGAAGCTGGGGCGGTCAAAGTACTACGAGCACGCGGCCCACATTCTGTCGCGCTTGAACGGCAATCCACCGCCCACCATCACGCCCGAGATTGAGGAGAAGATACGCGCCATGTTCCAAGAGATTCAGGCGCCGTTCCTGCTCTACTGCCCCAATGACCGGACGAACTTTTTGTCGTACTCGTACATCCTCTACAAGTTCTTCGAGCTGCTAGACCTGGACGAGTACAAGGTTTACTTTCCGTTGTTGAAGTCGCGGGACCGCCTGATTGCACACGACCACATCTGGCAGAAGATATGCGACTACCTGCACTGGGAATTCATTCGCAGTGTTTAGATAAATGCCAATTCCGATTGGTCAGTTGATTAAGGGTAGTAAGTACGTCGTCACGAGGGTTGGAGCCACGAAACCGACAATGACTGGAATATTCAAAGGGACGCGCTGGCTGCGCGTCAGCGACTGGCCGAGGTCGACGCGCGTGTATAGCGTACTTGCCGCTCGGATCGCGAATGCTAATCACGACGGCCGAGTGTATAATGACAAATATACGTTCGAATTAGCGGCTCCGGCCGAGGCGGCGGCGGCGGCGGCGGGGGGCGCGGCGGCTGCGGCAAAACTCGGGGGTCGCCGTCGTCGCAAGACCAAGAAGTCGTCCAAGCGTCGTACACGCAAAACTCGTCGCCGTCATAAGTAATGGAGGGCGGCGCGTTCGCATACACGGTGACCCGCTACGATTGCGGTAAACCAGATGACAAGGCAAGTGTAGCAGGATTGTCGGCACTAGCCAAGGCACAACAGGAGGTACTACAACCTCCCAACCCCGACAATGTTGTCTATCTGACTCGGTTCCAGCGGAGAAAGTTCATTCAGCCATTCGACTCCCGGGTGGTGCCATGGACATATGAATGCACTCTTCATACGAAGAAGGTTGCGATTCGGCATTACGTTGCCCAGATGTCCAATGGTACGATATGTGGATGGATGTCAGCAGAGAAGAAGACACGATTTGGGGTCACCTACATCTACCTCTCCGAGATTAGCACGATTCGCGTGCGCAAAGACGAGTATAAAGGTGTTGCAGATGCATTGTTGGGACAACTGCGAAAGGACGCTGAGGCTGAACAGGTCGATTTCATTTACCTGTATCCGTTGCGCGAAGACCTTGTGCCCGTCTATGAGAAACGCGGGTATCTCAAAGAGGACAAGCTGGTCCCACTCGACAATCGGTACACAGATGTTCGCCACATGTTTCTGTTCATCAAGGGCACTAAAATACCAGATATGATGCTAATTCTCTTGAAACCCGAGGGTCCTGGTAAGGTAGTCGCTGAAGCAGAGAGAACATTGTCGGCGATGAAGGGCGCCCCTGCCGCTGCTCTACTGACGCAACTAAAAAAGGTCCATCTGAATCTCCAGGCAGACAAGACTCTCGTCGAGGAACTCCGCAACGCAAACGACAACATCGGATTGTTCGAAGAGTCTGGAACGCCACTGACCGACGCCGAGAAACTGGACTCGATAAGGGAGATAGTCGACGTGGTCCCCGAGAAAGCTCCTATGCCACCAGGAGTACCACCGGGCTTTCGGAAGGGTGGTCGCCGTACCCGTCGACGCAAGACCCGTCGTCGTCTAACGCACAAGCGAAAACACAAGAGGGTCTGAGACCACGACATCCGCAGTGCGATGCGACTCATTGAACAACGGGTCCTCCCAGAACCCCCAGTGTGTGATGTGGTTCATATCGCAGAACGCCTGGAAGAAGGTCTCGGAATTGAAGGCGTACTTTGACCCATTGTCCCAGCACCCGTACATGTACATCATCGGGCCCAGCAACGCAAACACATCGCGCTTTGCAAACCACGTCTGTTCCATGCCTAGAGTGATGACCACTCTGTCCATGGACCCCCCAATGGGCGTCAACTTCTCACGAATCCGAGGACAGCCCAGACTCCGCACCGTCAACTCATCCTGCGAAAACAGGGCGGACAGGTCCAGTTTCTCGGTAACCAGTGCATCCGTGCGCCAACGGACAACCACGTCAAACCGCATCTTGTGCTTGCGTTCGTACTCGAGAACCATGAGCCACGCCTTCAGAACCTGATAGTACTGAAGAACGCTTGCACCCTGAAGCACGTACCCAACTTGGTACGTCTCCGGGCGAGTACGTTCAAACACGCTTTCCAGCAACGCGGGGCGCCCACCCGAGTGGAGCATGAGGGTAAATGCTTCGAAGTCTGGGGTGCGAAATGAAGTGCTGCGAATGTCGTCGCCGCCAATCTCGATTCCATCAAAGTAGCCCCTCATTCGGTCGGGATTGTCGACTTCGCATGCCAGAAAGAGGGTCGAGTTGTTGGGCTCAATCAGGTTCTTGCGAGTATGCTTGTATACCTTATGGAGTGACCGTTCCTGTCCTGTAAGAATCACTGCTGTCCTCATTCTTTCTCGGTATACGCGAATAATGTCAGGGCAACCAAACTCATACCCACTGCAATCCAACGGGTTCCATGAAGCTTCTCGCCGAACCAGAAGACTCCCATCAGCGTCACCAGGACGTCGCTAGACAGGTTCCAGACCAAATTGACCACCGATAAGCCTTCACCTGTGTACTTCATGGCTTGAAGGAAAAGGAATGGCTCCAGTGCGTACACCAAGGTGGCAAACGGCAAGCCCGTGCGGACAGGCCACGTGCCCGCGCCTACTTGCTTCACAGTGGACATCATCACCAAGTCCAGCACCGCCATCACCACTCCAAATGCGACAGGAACGACGGAGAAGCCCATTGTTCTTCTTGGGAGTATATAAATGCCCGGCGAAACTGAAGTCACCAAGGGAATCTCGAACGAGGTCGTCGTGGACTACTTTTACATCATGTTCTGGATCGTGGGAGTGACGACAGCGCTTGTCCTGCTGCTGGAGATATACGGCATGTCCATTGCCCCGAAGCGTGGCTTTGCAGTCTTCTTGGCGTCGGCGCCTACGCTGTTCCTGACCCTCGCGAACGCCGCGTTCCTGTACATCCTGTCCGCACGCGCGCTGAAGTAATCGCACGTGGAAGTAAATGTTCTGTATTCTGATGCTACGCAAAGTAACCTCGCCCGAGTTTGATATACTGTGGATAGAGTCGTACAAGTCGATACGAAGGGTCTATCCTGAGGTCCACATCAAGATATTAGATAATAAGTCAACACATGCTTCAACGATACCGCTGGAAAACTGCGAGATTGTTGAAACAGAGTATTCAAATTCTAGGTTATTTCGCCCTTACCATGAGTTTCTAAAGATGGACGGCTACTCGCATGCAGTGATTATCCACGACGGGTTCATCTTTAACCGTCCGATTGACGTTGATTCTGTTCGCAACGTAAAGTTCATGTGGCACTTTGAAACCCATGCATACGATGAAACCCCCCGTATTCTACGACAGTTAAAGACACTTGACAGTAGCAATGACCTGATTCGCTTGTATGAATCTTCTGCATGGCACGGTTGTATGGGGTGCATGACAGTCATCACGAAGGACGCCATTCAGACGCTGGAACGCGCATACGGTCTCTCTCGTCTCGTGAAGATTGTGGATAATAAGGAGGATGCAATTGCGTTTGAGCGCACACTTGCAGTCCTCTGTTATCACGCATTTCCAGACATGCGTACTGACCCATCGTTTGAAGGGGATATACGCAACATGATATGGGGATACAGATATACGAATTACGCAGAGGATCTATCCCGGGTTGCCGATAAGCCGTTCTTCAAGTTCTTCGGAGCTCGGTAAGTCAAAACCGTCCATATGACTCCGAATATGCTTTATCTTCGCTTCCGTGGTCAATGAGCACGGGTTCGCACCAATAGGTGATAAAGTTGTTCTTTTCAATCTGAGTGTTCAGTTCGTGGTCAATTGCCTTCGTAAAGGGTATGGCCGTCTCAAGCATCCGTTCACATGTCTCGCGGTTGATAATGTACCCAGAACACGTCCGAGACCAAATTACCCTGTACCACGTTTGTTCGGGCGTTATGTTCTTTGCGTGCATCTGACACCCACCTCCGATGAACGCCAAGTCGCAGTCCACAGGAAAAGTCTTCATATACGATGCAAACTTCTCGGTGAATCCATTGCAGATGATAGCGTCGTCCTCCATGATGAGACATCGTGTATACCCAGCCTCGACTATCTTGCGATATATCTCAATGTGTGCAATTGTAATACATATCTGAGCAGGTGCGAGGTTGTCGAGCTTGAAGTATTTGTCCATCGTTTCCTTCGACGTCGTGTTGCGATTGTACTCTTCAAAGAACGTATAGTTCGTGATACCGAGTTCCTTGAAACGCTTGGTTAGGTATGCCTTACGGTCGGTAAGGGGTGTGTAGTGTACGATGAAAATGTGGTCTACACTCATTTAGTATATAATGTAGACTATGTTAGTCTCTTCACACGCGAAGTAATCACACAACAACACACACACTTTGTACGACACCACCCACAACCCCGCCAACGACCGCTTGCTTGTATCCGTTGGCGGGGACGTACACAACCTTGGGAGGAGGAGGCCGGCGAGCTGGACAGGCTGCGCAGTGATGAGTCGTAGAGCGACAATGAGGGCACGGCATTGAAAAGATGGTTTGTGTGTTGTCCTTGTATTCGTTTTCAGTCGTCCAGGTCGTTCCCGTCGGTATCCGTCTTCGCGTAGCAATCGGGTGAGTAGTGGCTAGCACGTCCACATCGGTAGCATGCACCCGTCTTCTTGGCGGCTCGCGGCTGGGGCTTAGATGTGCAACGCCGTTCGTGCTGAATGGCAAGTGTCATGCGCTTGAACTCCTTGTCACAATATTCACAGCCCCACACCTCCTCTTCAGGTTCGGGCTCCTCTCGGACTGTAATCGGACACCGATTCGCAAAGTGTCCTCCCAGCCCGCACTTGAAACACTTGTCGTTGCCGCTGCGAAACTCTCGCTCCAGCAATGCCTTGGTTGCGTCATCCAGAGAGATGGTGGTATACGCCCCGCCGCGCACATTGTCCACCCCGTACTTCTTCATCAAGTCCTTTGTCGTGTTTGTCTCGTCGTGCTCACTCTTCAGAGCGCGTATCTCAATCATCTTGGTCGGCTTGAACTTCTTGGTCCAAGCAGCCCCCGTGCCTGCGAGGTGCTGCTTGTATCTGTCTGAAGGAGATGCTGTCTTGCCGACGTAGTACTTGCCGCTCTCAAGCTGAAGGACGTAGAGTTGCTCCATCTTGAATGGAAAATTGGTTTGGGTTGGGGTGAAGGAATCCGTTTTTACTGGAGCGGCAGTTCGTGAATCTCGAAGAAGTTCTCCTTCTCGAGGTACATTGAGACCACATTCTTCTCCATCGTGGCCTCGGCAAGGCACTCCACCCAGAGTGTATCCGCGCAGCCCCCGTCGTATTTCACGAACTCTTCTAGAAACGGCATCCATCTCGCCTTGATTGCGTCTGTTGCGTCCTTGAGGGTCTTGTAGGTTGTAGGGAAGATGGTTCGGCTGCACTCGCTGGTCGCTTCGAGGACAATGAAGATGGATGCCATGGTGACTGCAATGGGAGTTTGGGGTGGGGTGAAGGAATCCGTTTTCTACTTGTCCCTGCACACCTCGCAGACAGCCCACTTCTTGTCCTTGATTTCCTTCCCGCAGTCCTCGCATGTCTTCACGTGCACCTTCGCCACAGCCTCATTGAGATTCGCGACAAGCTCTTCTGTAATGGACCCCATGAGCATGATCGTCATGGGCTTGTCGCCACCTGAATTGTCTGCATAGGAGAGCCACGTCCTCCCGCGCTGGAACCGCACGTTCTCTTCCTCGTAATAGTGTGGGTTGAAGTAGCGCGTGTAGTACTCAATGAACTCGCAGATGACCTTGTCTGGAGACACATCCCTGTCGCCGTCGTAGAGCTCGGAGTATTCGAAGATAGCGATTTCGTAGGTGTCCATCTTGAGCGTAAAGGTTGTTTGGTCTGGGGTGAAGGAATCCGTTTTTGGACGGTGAAAATGGACTGCTTACATGCTGGGTTGTATAACCACCAAAATGTACGCAATCTTCTGGATTGACTCTGACGGAACAAAGGGCAATGGCGAGTACATCCTGAATGAGCAGACACTGCGGGCTTGGCTTGGCCGCATGCGCTTCAAGTATCCCGAGATGCAGCACTGGGGACAGACGGCGGATGGCGAGCGCTACACTGAGACTATACCGATTCCCCTGGAGGCGGGGGCGGAACCCGTATCTTGGGGAGGGCGGGACTGACCTTCGCAGTTGAATCCACGTCCACCGACATGTCAATGTCCTTCCCACAGCACTTGCAACGGACTCGCTTGTGATTGACGGCGGCGTAGATGACTCCTGCTATAGACACCAAGAACGCGATGATACCTAGGGCTCCACTTGTATCAGAGTCCATTGTTTACTTGGCGAGAATCTGATTGACAACGTCCGCATAGACCTTCTTAGCCACACCCTGGGGCAGTCCCTTCCGCTCCTTCCACGCACTCCATTTTGCTTTTCCCACTGGGTCCAGAAACCCAGGTTCAGGAGTGGTGCAGTCGCCGACCGTGGCCTGCTTGAACAGGCTGTACAGTGTGAGCTTGTCGGCATCCGACAGTTTGGATGCCAACGTCTTTGCCTTTTCACATGCGGAGTCAAACGGGTCCATCGCTTCGTTTACGTCATCTCGCGAATCTCTTCTCTAAGCGCAATGGACTATCGGGTGTTTATCATCCCCGTCCTCTTGACCCTCAATGCCCTGTTGATGTACTTGCTGTTCAAGGAGAACCCCGACTACATCGCCATGGCGGAACACAAGAAGCACGAATTCATTGCCCGTATCAATGGAGTCCTGTTTTCAGGATACATGATGATTATGTGGTTCTTTGTGGGAACACCCGATGGATACTTGTCTATGATTGAACAGTCATTGGCGTACATGGTCTACGATGCAGGGCACCTAACTCTCTACGCAAAGTCGCCGGACTTTTTCATTCACCACGCCATCATCTGGCTTGGCTACATCTTTGGAGACCACTCAGATGCACATGTAAAATTAGTCTTTGAGGCCATGTGCATTCTGGAATCCACGAACCCCTCCTTCAGCCTGAGTTGGCTGATGGAAGCCCTGAAGTATCCGTATGACGATATGCACATGGGCATTCTTGCCTTCACGTTTGGAATCTGGACCCTGATGCGCATGGTGTACTATCCGTATTGGGCCTACAACAATGCGCTAGGGTCCACAGCCTCCATAGTAGTCAATGTCGGGTATATGGCACTGAACGCCTACTGGTTTTGGCTGCTGTGCAAGAAGGCCCACCGCACGGTTACCAACTTGTCTCCTTCTCCAGCCGCCGAGTCTCCAAATCCGAGGGATACGGACTCGGCTCGCTCCAGTCCACGCGAACAGCATACGTAGGGCTGTGTCCAATGTGTCGAATCTCCGTAGACACGTTGCAGTCAGGGAAATGCTCATTGGTCCAGAAGAGCAAGGTGTCAAAGGCAGGACCAAGCTCCACGGACTTGGAGGATGCCCCCGTTGACTCGCCCACCTCTGCAATTCGCCGAATCTCCTTGTAGAACTCCTCGGCCGCCAGCTGTCCCTTGATTTCCTGCTCTCGGTGGGCAATGCGGTCCTTCTCGGCGACTGCGGCGGCGCGGGCATTCTGAAGTTGCTTGCGAGTGATGGACTCCATGGTAATGGAAAAGAAGTAAGTAAGTGGGCGGGAATTCGTTTTTCACCGAATCCACCAGCCCTCGGTGTGCTTGACCTCGTAGCACCTGCTGGCGGTGTGCTCTGTGCGCCCACAGCGTGTGCACCAGTCCTTGGGTGGACTGCACTCTACGCTCGGAGGACGGCACCCCTTCTCATGCTGCTCGCACGCGTACCGGTTGGGGTAGTCGGACACGCACCATTGGCAGGACCAGCTGGTGTTCTGTTCCTGCGTGCAGTCATTGTGTCCGTGCCCAGTCGCGTGGCACTTTGTGCAGGCATCGGCAGGTGCGTGCATCTCAAAGCGGAGGGACTGCTCAACCTCGTCGCTTAGCCGCATCTCTCCGCAATCGTAGGGGCGCACGGCGTCAATCCCGTGCTTCTTCATGAGCGCCATGGTCGCTGCCCGCACGTCGTTAGCCGACGTAACGGGGCGAGTTTCAATGATGCGGACGGGGTTGTAGACGCGAATCCAGGGCGGACCGAATCCGCAGGCGTAGTAGGCGTAGGTGTGCTCGACATCGCGAGACTTGCCGACAAAGTACTTCCCGCAGGTGAGTTCGAGAATGTAGAGGTGCTCCATGGTGACCGAGACTGTTTGCCCTTCCCGAGCGAAATCCGTTTTCTGCGGTTAACACAATGCAGCTGTACCAAGTGTACTTTTTCGTCCTGAAGATAGTCGTGTTGGCACAGGTCGTGCTCCTGTCTCTCGGGTACAAGGTGGCAGAAAGTCCGATGTTTGCCATTGTGGACACAGTGTTCAAGACGTCGCTGGGTCTGTTCCTCGGCATCTACTTCTGGCTCTTCCGTCCGAAGGGCATCAACTGGGAGGATGGTATCATCATCTCGGTCGGTGGCTTTCTGATTCTGACGGAAATCAAGTTCGGTCCATTGATTGCGTTATACAATCTGCGCGACGAGACGGCTACGACCGCCGTCCATACAATCGGCGTATAGGAATGTGTGATTGCTTGAAGACGATTTCGTCCACAATCTGAAACGTCGCCGTAACGGGTACAAAGGCAACCTCGTGGTTATGAATCGTTGTAATGACAGCTGTATCCGGGCATTCGCGCCCTATAAACCGCAGGGCGTCCTGATACGTCTTGATGCCCTTCATCTGGCTTTTCCGCACAGTCTTTGTTCCTATCGTCACCATCGGCTTATCTTCAAATCCGAAGCAGTTGCCCATTGTCACTTTGCCCAGCTAACTTTAAAGCACCTTGTAAACCACCCCGACGTAATCCTGCAGTTGGGAAAGTTGCCAACAAGAGCCGCCTTTGCTTGGTCTCGCGTAAGGTTGTCGGGGACATCAATGTACTCGCTCGTCAGTCCTGCGCGGGCCGACAACTCAATGGCTCGGGTGGCGGTGTTGATAAAATCTTCGGTCGCATCGTAGTTTCCGGAAATAGCCTGCAACTCCTCGGCGGACGGCATAGCGGCTTACACCAATCCAATAGTATCATCTAAATGCCCGACTGCTCCGTGTGTATGCAGGAGATGGACATGGAGGAATTCCAAGACCCACGCGAGTCGACACCGACTTGCGTGAAGCTTGAATGTCATCACGCGTACCACACCAGGTGCGCGATTACCTACCTGAAGCGAACAAACTTTGACTGCATCATGTGCAATCGGCACAAGGAGCCACTGGAACGACTAGAGGAGGAGGAGCTCGCACTGAATACCTTTGCTCTCGCCAAGCGGGACCCGGCATACCGTGAACTGAAAAGGGATGCACTGGCGAAATTCAAGGCATATACGACAGCCAAGAAAGCCGCCAAGAAAGAGATGAACACCTTCCTCGCATCCAGAAACTGGTTCGGACTCAAGGAGGCGCGAGTCGCCGCCCAACGGGCATCCACCAAGACGCGCGCATACTTGTGTCGCACGGCTGTTCGTCGGGTCCCACTTCTTCGGGCTGTCTTGTCGGGTCATATGCAACGAGGCAATAGGTACCATCTCAACCGTTTGTGTGGACTGCCCGAGGCGTGGAAGTTTCGGAAGGTGTTTTACATAAACGGATTTTAAAGGTGGGAAGGCGTAGTCACTATGGAGCAGTTTGGTGCCAACTTCAAGACATTGTCCATCGCGGACCGCAAGACCAAGCTTGACCAGATTACGACGTTCTTACGCCAGCAAAATGCACACGCAGAGGCGGATGCATTTCAGGCGTTGAGGTGTTGTTATCCAGCGTTTCCGTTATCGTCTAACGAGCGGGTGTTTCAGGAGTACATTGCGTGGGAGGAGATTGCGAAGGTTCAACACCATCCGACGGTGCGGCATATTCTGTCTCAGTAGTACTGCGGGAAGGTCTTGCGCAGACCATAGTACACCAGGCCGAACACCAGCGCGTGGGTCACAGCCTGCACCTGCAGGGACGACCCCGGCGGCAGGGCCAGCAGCACACCCGGGGTCAGCACCACGAAAAGAATCATCGGGATAATCACGTTGAGGTCCATTTTATATCTTATCCCAGACAATTCCTCCGGGGGTGCGGCTGACAACAGCCACCCCCCTGTACTTCCGTTGGAGGGATATCACGACGTTAAGTACGTGCTTCTTAAGGACACACGGCCTGGGCTGATAGTCGCCGTCCACAATCTCGGAATAGAAAAGATGGGTCTTGCCGGCCTTGAGCGCGTCCTCAATTGCGAAGGAAACTGTTTGGACTGCGAACTTGATTTGCTGGCGCTCTGTGGCTTCATCCATGGGGTCCATTGCTCTCTACGCAGAGTTGTATCCGTCCCTCTCTCTCGTGATTCCGTTGAAGTCCAAGTGGGTCCAGTAATCCTGTCCTCGCATTCCGTTTCGCATGCGGAACTTCATATCCGAGTAACTGTTCCAGTGGTAGCCTCCGCCATCCCCGAACATTTGCTGAAGAAACCACGCCGTGGCTTGGTCGTCTGATTCTCTCTGCATCGGGTCACGATGCGCCGGCGGCGGCCGCGGTGTCACCTCGTCGGGGCTCGTCAGCATGAGAATCGAGTTCACAATGTCGCCTTCGTAGCGACGCAGGGCACGGACCGCCTGTCCACGCGTGACTTCTGCGTGCAGCATGACGAGTGCCACGTCTGCGTCCGACACCTGCACACCGTCTCCGATGTTGATGATATCCTGTGGCGGTCGTGGAGGCGGAGGAGGCTGGGGTGGCTCAGGACCCAACGCCTCCTGAATAAGGTTAAATAGAGCACCCTGTCCCTGCCCTTGCCCGACATGTATCCTCCATCTCGACATATCCCCCATGAACAACGGCAGCTGTTTGGCGGGCGCTTCGGTCACACCAAGCGGGTGGCGGCACATGGGACAGCTGGGATTCTCAGCTGACCAACGAGTCAGACAGGCAATGTGGAAAGAGTGCTTACACGACAGCGTGCAGTGGCCTGTAGACTCGGATACCTTTTCATAACAAACGGCGCAGTCGTCCATGCTTGATACTCTGCAAGATATGCGATTCCGTTTTTCAGTCATATAGCCCGTCTGGGCATCGGGGAATGCGGATACGGAGGGGCAACCCAGACGGCGCGGGCGGCGGTTCAGGAGCGAATCCACCCGAGTGCTCAAAGTGAATCTCAGCCATGTTCCCAAGGTCCTTGATTCGCCCCTGCATCCACAACCACATGATGGCAAAGGCGTTTCGCGCCCTGTTCGTTGGGCGGACGATTCCGCCGGCTTCTACGCAGAGGATTACAATGTATGACAGGTCGCCACGGAGTACACTTGCTCGGATGAACTCGGGGGTTAAGGTGTGGGCTGCCTTGGTGATGCGGGGCATGCTGACGGTGTGCTCGAACATATCAACCCGAGCGCGGGAAGCAGGGCGGACCAAGGTGTCGTAGGCGTAGGCGTAACACTGAGGGCAGTTGATGCACTCCATGTTAAAAGTATCCTTGTTCTGTGCTGCGGATTCCGTTTTTCAGCGGGCCGATACGTAGGCAATGTGCTCCTCAAGTGTGCGGAATCGCTTCTCGTCGGCAACCCACCACGCATTGTCAACCTCGAACTCTGGGACCTTGGGCTCCAGCTCGTGTCCCTCCTCGCCAAAGAGGTTGCGTAGAAAGCCCTCATAGCTGGCGAAGTGAGGCACATTCTCAATGAAGACACACATTCCGTGCTTGGCGATGGTTTGCATGGACCGCATCGTCCTTCCCATGGAAGAAACCGAGTGTCCCTTGTAGTCCATCGCAGCACCCGTCGCAGACATCATGGGGTCCATTGTCCCACCAAACCCCTCTGGGTCGTGAAAGTCGCGAACCCAGTACCATGCATTGAGCTTGTCAATGGCCGTCTCCGCAGACTGGAGCATGTGGTTGAAGTTGTCATCGTATCCGAGGAGCTTGTAGTCGAAAGGCATTGAAAAATAAATAGATGGATGCGCGCGGATTCGTTTTTAGCGGCTGGTGTTGAAGAATCGCACCATGTCAAGGGCACGAGCGGCTGCGTTGCGGATAGCCAGTTCGGCCAGCGTTGTCGAGGTTCGCCAGTCCTCGCCCAGTGACGCCCGAATGCAGCGGTCGTAGATGACCACCTGCGGAATGTCGGACGTCTCTCGCTTGCGGGCCAGTTCGAACACCGCGTACCGAGCCGTCTCAATCTGGTAGACATCCAGATTGTTCCAGTGAATGGCATCTGCTGCCAATGCCTCGTATCCGTGCTTGAATACGTACTGGACGATACGGAGAGAGGAGACAAGGCTGCCGCCGCTATGTCCTTGCTTTGCCATCTTGGCGAGGATGGCATGAAGAGGAGGTTCGTGGATGTCGGTGGTTGTACGAATCCACGCAACGGCGTCTGCGCGTTGTGTGGCTTGGATAGCGTCAGCGTAGTCTGCAGATTCGTTCGGAGTGAATCCGAGTGTGAGGAAGAAGGACTCCATGATGTATGTGGGGCAATGTAAAAAGTGTTTTGTGTGAGGGAATCCGTTTTCAGTAGCGGCTCATGCGGTCCAGCTTGCGCAGGTCGTCCTGGTCGTATCCCTCCCACATCTCCTTCTCCGCCTCCGCAAGGTCTGCGCGGCGGTTCTGGAGAAGCCAGACCCAGTCGTCACGCTGGCCCTTCGTCAGGCCGCCACGAAGGCGCACCTCAATCTCGGCAATCTCGGCACGCATGGACTCAAGAGACATGTGACGCGGCTCGGGCGACGGAGGGAGTGGCGGGTGTGCGGGCGTGAAACTCCACTTGTCCGGTAGGTTGGCGAGAAGCCCTGCCTTGAGTTCCTCTGAAACTCGCACCGTCTTCGGAAACTCGTCTCCGTGACGCGCCACGAAGCACGCGCGGCAGTACGTATTGTCCGTCCACAGCTGGGACGGCACGCCACATCCGCGGCATGGCTCCGCGTACTCCTCCGCACAGTGGTCGCACATGCGACCCGAGCCGTCGCAGGTGCATCGCGGCTCAGGCACGCCGCACCAGATGTCGTACTCGGCCTCGTCGTCGCAGATGCGAGTGCCATCGTCGGACCAACCGCAGCGGCCCGTGTGCTCGTGCGGGTACTCGATGAAGGCCTTGTTGCATGGGTGGTCACGCACCGACATGCACTCGTGGCAATAATTGGACCCGAGAACGGTGGCGCCCACGTCCCCGCAGCCAGGGCAGCGGCGCCAGTCCGCGCGGCAGGCATCGCAGGTAGAACCGAGGTCGGTTGTCATGTTGGAGCAGTCGGTCTGGTGGCAGGAGTAGAGGTGGGAAGGCATGGTGTTGGTGGTGGAAGACATGGTTGCTTGTTTGTCGGGGCCCAATATAAAATAAGATATGACCACACGAATCCGTTTTTAGCGATGGCTACGCAGGACGCCCTCAGAACCGAGAGCCAATGTCGAAGAGCGCCCCGTTGTGCTCCCCCGTCGCAGCCGTCACTGGGAGAGCCATTGTCCAGCTATCTGCGCTCTCGGCCTCCCAGTAGTCATGCATCTGAGTGGCCTCGTAGTCAAGCTGCTCATCTGACTTGACCTTCTTGACATGAATCTTGCGCTTGATGGTTGTCCATCCCTTGGTGTCGTCCTCCATGAGCGGATAGGAGGTGACGGGATAGTGGTCTCCCGTCGGGAGAATCACCTGGTACGCAGGTGTGGTGCGGCACTGCTGGAGACGGAAGATGTAGTCCTCGCGCAGCTGCATCTGGGACGGGAGCGGGTAGCGAGCAGCGGCGAGGGAAGAGAAGTTGTTGGTGGAAGACATCTTTGCTTGTGTGTGCGGGGGTATGTTTCTTCTCCCTCCGCCGCTCGTTTCCGTTTTTAGCGGTCCGTTAGAACAGCCTTGTGGCTGCGGTTGGGATGCTATGTGGATATATGGAGTGTTTACTTGGTCTTGAACACCAGCTTCCACACGAGGCTGCAGACAACGGCGAACAGCAAGGCGTGGGTCAGGTTCACCGTCAGGGTAGAGCCACCCGGCGGCAGGCGGACGAGGACACCCGGGATGAACGCATAGAACAGAACCGCGTGAAACAGAAGCTTTCCAAAGTTCATTTACTCCTAGCTGCGACAATTTTCACGCGACCCAATATAAATGAGCAGCACACCTGCCGCAGCTCCTCCTCCTGCTAACAAGGTCGCGACGACCACGACGGTGGATACTCCTCTCGGGACACTGGGTGCATCGTCCTTGCTTCCGTCTTGGATGGCAGGCGCGTATGCGATTATTGTGTTGGTGCTTGTCCTCGTGTGGGTGGTGCTCTACTGGGTTGGCGCGGCAAAGCTCTCGTATGACACGTCTGGCTCGGCGGTGTGGGCATTCCTTGCGTTCCTGTTCGCGCCGTTCTACTACCCGTACTACGCGTTCTTTGTATCCAAGCCCGCTCCCGCTCCAGTCGGCATGTTAGGTGGTGGTCGCGGCGACCCTATCATTGGACTGTACAAGGCAGCCAAGGATGTCTACAAGACCTTCAAGCCGAAGGCTTAGGTTCACCCCTGAATAAGAACAGCATCTTGTCCGCCAAGTCGTCAAAGAAGATGAAGATTGCATAGAGGAACATGAAGTTGCTACCATACTGCTCAATGTAGTGCTCCAGCGCAGGCTTGAGCGGCACAATTGGAATCACGTAGCGAGCCAAGTACGTTACCCAGAAGGCTGCGATTACCAAGAGAGAAATCTCTGCAATCACATCCGACCACTGAATCCACGCAGGCTCCTTCTTCCATTCGTCCGTGAAGTCGGGAAAGAGAAGACCGATACCGTAGGACACAAAGAATCCCAGAGCCGCATTGAACAACCCCAGTACAGCCAGGTTGACGGTCAGAGCAACAATATGCCCTTCAACCTTTGGTAGGGAGTTTACGCCTGCGTTCTTCATTATTTAAACACGAGACAAAGAGTATACTCATGCAGCCACTTCGCACCTGGGGCAAGCACCTGATTCTTGACGCAGCGGGTTGTTCTCCAAAGATGATTGGTTCTTCGAAGGTCATTGCCAGCTTTGCACGCACGCTGGTGAAGCGCATAGACATGGTGCCGTACGGTAAGCCGCAGGTTGTCATGTTCGGGTCGGGCAGCAAGAAGGGCTACACGCTTGTGCAGCTCATTGAGACCTCAAACATCTGCGCGCACTTTGTGGAAGAGAACAACTCCATGTATCTGGACGTGTTCTCCTGCAAGGACTTTGAACCTGACATTGTCAGGGAGGCGGTTCAGGAATTCTTTGATGCCCAGACGTTCAGGACCAAGGTCGTGTCGCGACAGGCCCCCACTGAGATTGACGTGGCGCTTCGGCAGCACAACCGTCTGGTTTAATACGGCATAAGATGGGCGCCGCCGTTCTGGGAGTCCAGTGAGCACTGGTCTTTCTTCGCCCGAGTCTTGTCTCCACATGTAACCGTCTCTTCCATGACTCCATACGGCGCTGGGTTCAGCCCCATATTGATGTCAGTTGACGGACCAAACCCTTCACGGGAGAAGTAGGCAGCCAAGACCACCAATGCCACGGCAGCGTAAAGCAAGTACTGGCGCTTCATTTATGAATCTAATTGAAAATCATTGGGCATCGCGTGCAGCCTGCTTGGGACAGGATGCACACTTGGCGGGTGCATTGTCAAACACCTTGCCACCCGTGAGGGCACCGATGTTCGGAAGGAATGCCATGGCGGCGATGGCCAGCAAGACAAGGAGAAGGAGAATGAGTTCCCACATTTACTTACGAGCGAGAATCCCATCTGCGCAATCGGAACACACAAACCCCCACGTCTTGTAGAGCTCCATATTCTCCTTGAGTGGCATGTCGTAGGCGCCGCACGTCTTGCATCCCACACGGTCCTCGGGCTCGTCCTCCTTCGGTGCGGGGTAGAACTCGGTGGTGGTGTTCTTCCGAGCGCACCCACAGTGACGTCCACAGATGAGCTCGTCGCGACGGCGACCGTGCTTGCGGCAAACAATAGAATCGCCAACCCGGGTCACGTGCGTACAGTAGCGGTCGCACGGCGTCTCGGGTTCAGCGCGAAGGGGGCAGAAGTAGCGAGTCCCCCAGTGACACTTGGGACAGACATACTTCTCACAGGCACTGCAGTTGGGCTTGAGGTGGATGATGAGGGTGGTAGAGCAGTCAGGGCAGGACATTTTGGCAGGCACTGATATTTACCTATCGCCACGTTAAAATCCGTTTTTAGAGCAATGGCACCCAAGGGACACAAGACACGGTCCAGACGGAACAAGAAACAGACACGCCGTCGCCCCCGCGTTGCCCTTGCCCGCCTGTCGTCGTCTGTGGGCATGATTGAACCCGTGCGTATCCAACCACCCACATTGGTCCCGCGGAAAGGCTTACAGATGAAATCTGGAGAGGAAACAAAATGAGCACGGACACGGCAGCCGTTCCAGAGCCAGTGAGCGTAGCGGTCCCGGTGGCCCCGGTGGACACGGCGACAAAGACCGCAGAGGAGATTGCGGGCATGTACAATGTAGTGGATTGGAAGAAGCCCGTGCCGACGGCCCTGGCTATCTACGCCCATGTGTCCACCATGACGGCGCTGACGGGCGACCAGCGCCTGAAGGCTGTCCAGCAGGTGATTGTTATCATCGCCAAGCGCGCGGGTACGTCTGAGGACGAGAGCGCTGCGACATTCTTTGCGACTCAGGTCCTCCCCCACATTGTCCACGCGGTGGAGGTGGTCGCGTCGGGCAAGGCACCTGCAGTGGAGGCGGTGGCAGACTTTGCCCAGAAGGAGATGAAGGCTGTTGCACCGGTTGTGCTCGCCGAGGTCAAGAAGGTTTCACGCTGGTGCTGCAAGTAAACCATGGGTATTCCGTACTACGTAGCCAGTCTGTTACGCAAGAACAAGTCCATTCAACAGCACTACACTACGTTTGAGTCCGATGCGTTCGGCATTGACTTTAACTGCTTCATCCACGCAGTCCTTGATGACACGGACCCTGTGGAAAGTATTATACGAGGACTCCGAGAGTACTTGGCACGCATCACATGTCCTAGGATATTCGTGGCCTTTGACGGACTGGTTCCGTATGCAAAGATTGTCCAGCAGCGGTATCGCAGGTTCAAGATGGCGGACCACGCAGGTGTGTTTGACCGTCACCAAATCTCTCCCGAGACTCCGTACATGATTGAGTTGCTTCGGGAGCTGCGACTGGCTTTCCCGTTGGTGACGTTCTCAGGAACAGATGAGCCCGGCGAGGGGGAACATAAGGTTTTTTCATGGCTACGAGGTCTTGAACCCGATTGTCGCAAGCGTATCGCCATCTACGGGTTGGATGCCGACTTGGTGCTCATCGCGCTTGCGCAACGCGCGCTGGGCGATATCTACCTACTGCGAGATGATAGTGCCTTCTCCATCCGAGTACTTGCTGGAGCTCTTCCAATGGACGTGGATGCCTACGTTCAAACGGCCATCCTCTGTTTCGGCAATGACTTCATGCCTACGTTGGCTTTCTACTCTCTCCGGGAAGACGGCCACTCCCGTGCGCTGAAACATACGCTGGAGCAGGCTGGACCTATTGAGTCCAAGGTCTTGTCCGAGCGCCGCAAGCCGGGCATGGGGTCAGTTGACGGACATATGCTTGAAGCCCAGGTGGGCGCCCAGCTCATGGACGGTGTTGTGAATTGGGAACCCGTGTGCGAGTCGTTCTGGAAGTCGTTCATGTGGACACACGAGTACTTCACCACCTCTCGCGTTCCCGACTGGTGCTGGGTGTATCCCTATGGAGACGCGCCCCTGATTCAGACACTGCTTGACTTTTCCCCAAAGCCATACGAAATCAAGTGGGAGCATCCGACGCCTCCATTCCATGTGACCAACCAACTGCAGTGTATTCTGCCGCAGGCGTCACTGAAGACAGCCAAGCGTCGCGTCAAGTACCCCGACGAGATGTACGACGAATCCAAGGACACTCGGTATTCGTGGATGAAGCGGTTTGCGTGGGAGACAGACCCGTATATTTCAGTCCCGTGGCATCCTGTACATCCACTTACCTCCGTAACCGAAATCGTCCTCCCGCGATTCCCAGCTTCTGGTTCGGAGACGGGGCATGCGGCATCATTGACTTCGGTTGGATACCCTCGGGCGGCAGCTGTATCAACCCCAAGAAAGTCAGCCCTTCGGGGACGAGTTCGCTAAAGTCGTCGGACCGGGCCGCGGCGTACATGGCCTCAATCTTGTTCAATTCCGCAATCTTGCGAAGGCCAGCAATGCCCGACGCATCCTGCATCATCCTCCAATGACGTGTAATGTGTGCGTAGTATGCTTGGCGGTACTGGGTTGCAGTCCGTGTCTTGACGTTGTTCTGCAACACCTCAAAACACTCGGCTACAGTTGATTGAATTGGCTTGTTCAACCGTCGGTTTACCGAGTTGTGAACGCGAAAGGAAAACAACAGGAAAGAGGCCCGTGACTCAAGGAGCTGGGGAAAGCGAGCCTTGTACGCTTGGAGTTGTTCTTGGAAGTGCTCTTTGCAGGAGGGGCACGTAATAGTGCCTGCGAACAGGTCTAGCCACGTGTCCATAAGCGCCTTTTCTGCCGCAGTTGGTTCATCTGGGTACAGGGATGCCATTGAGTGGAGTGTCATCCACCCTAACGGACCCCAAATGGACGTCATTACTCTTTCCAAGGAAATCAGTTACTTCAAAAAACCACCAAGATTCGCTGCCTTCCAAATCTGACGGACAAGGTCGTCTGGGGCCTTCCTGCTCACCCCGTGCCCAGACTTCCCGAGCTCGGCGCGCATCCTGGCGACGGGCATTGTACCGCCTTCTTCCTCTACCTTCTGCTCCTTCTTCTGCTGCCCGATAGGGGTCAGGACACGGATTGTTTTGCGGACATCCTTCATCGGCGGGCTCTTGCTGGGGTTGTTCGTGGGTTCAAGCTTGGCTCGGCGAGTCTGTCGCGTTCCCTTGAGTGCGCCCATCGGGTATGTCTTGTGTGCAGTGGCTCTGCGGACAGCGGGTTTGGATTTGGGCAACACACGTCGGCTCTTCTTGATATCGGGTGTGGGTTGGGGTTTGGAGGACTTCACAAAGACCTGCTTGACCTGGTCGACGACATCCATGACGCCTTTACTTAAAAACGGATGATTTCGTTTACAGCGAATGAAATGCACACAGTATGGAGTGGGAAGCCGTCAATGCCTATTTTGAGAAGGGTGTGCGCCGTCTCGTCGACCATCAGATTGACTCCTTCGAGGATTTCGTTCGCAACAAGCTTCCACTGATTGTTCAGTCAACCCCTCCCATCACCGTCTGGCATGAGCAAGACGAGAAGTTGAAGAAGTACAAGTATGAACTCAGGTTATCCTTCGAGAACGTCACCTACCTGAAACCCCGCCTCCAAGAGGCCACTGGGCGCGTGAAGCCAATGCTTCCGTCTGAAGCCCGGGTCCGCAACTTCACCTATGCTGCACAGATGCACGCCGACGTGCGCTTTGTGGCCCGCACCTACAAGGGACCGTTGCTGGACACGTACGATGAGGAGTTCCGCGTGTTTGAGGGTATCAGTCTTGGCAAGCTCCCCGTTATGCTCGGGTCGTCGCTGTGCCTGCTCAAGGATTACCCTGCAACACTGACGGATTTGGGCGAGTGTTCTCACGACCCGCTTGGGTATTTCGTGGTTCACGGCTCGGAGCGGACCATCCTCTGCCAAGAGAAGGTGGCCGACAACCGCATCATGATATTCCAGAACAAGAAGACGGCGTCCAAGTACTTCTACTCTGTGGAGATGAAGTCCCTGCATGAGTCGTTCACCACGCCGCCCAAGAAGCTGGAGATTCGGTTGAGCTCCAAGTTCAACGGGTTTGGATATCCGATGGTTGCCTGCGTGCCCCGCTTCCGTGAGGACATTCCCATCATGGTGTACTTCCGTGCCATCGGAGTGACCCGCGACCGCGACGTGGCCCGACTGATTTGGGGCGATGAATCAGATTCCCACGTGGAGATGCTGGGTGCGTCCTTCCGTGATGTGGCGGAGTTGGGTATCTTCACGCAGCAGGAGGCGGTCCAATACCTGACGGGCCACCTGCAGTACGGGACCAACCAAGAGGACAAGTGTGCATATGTTCGGCAGCTGCTCACCACCGAGTACCTGCCCCACGTGCGCTTCGCCGGGGAAGTGAGCACGCCTGAAGTCCTGAATGCCCGCCGCGCCCTGCTGACGGCCTCCATGATTCGTCGCCTCCTGTTGACGTACGGTGGACACATTCCGCTGGATGACCGCGATGCCTATCCGAATAAGCGCGTGGTGACCACAGGAGCTCTGCTGACGCACCTGTTCCGCCAGCTGTTTCAGAAGGTCTGCAACGACACTCGCAACGAGTTCGTGCAGGAGGTGAACAATGACTCGTGGAAAAAGGCAGCGGATGGCAAGCCTGCACCGCTTGAGATTCTGAACATCAACAACCTGTACAAGATTCTGAAGCTGTCCACGATTGAGGGCAAGTTGAAGCAGGCACTGGCTACAGGCAACTTCACGGTTCAGGGTCTGGGCACCTCCAGCTCCACTTCCCTGTCCAATGCCACCAAGGTGGGTGTCTCGCAGGTGCTGGCTCGCATGTCGTACGCCGCCACACTGTCCCATCTCCGCCGCATTCAGACGCCTGTGGAAAAGTCGGGTAAGCTGCTGGCGCCTCGCAAGCTCCACGGCACTAGCTGGGGATTCATGTGCCCGGTGGAGACTCCCGAGGGTCATTCGGTGGGTATCGTGAAGACCATGTCCCTGCTGACGTCGGTCACGCAGCACGTGCCCAGTCACACGGTGCTCCACTTCCTCCAGGAGACGCCCAAGATTACATGGATTAAGCAGGCGGTTGTCTACCCAGGCACCTCCATCACAGTGAATGGTGTCCTGACGGCGTACACGGAGAGCCCGCACGATGTGGTCAAGGCCCTGCGCACGGCCAAGCAGTCCTTCCGCCTCCACCCCCATACGTCCATTGCGTGGTACACCCTGCTGAACACCATCATCATTGAGACGGACGGTGGTCGCGTGGTGCGGCCCGTGTTCCGGGTGGGAGCGGAACTGCCTCCGGTCGCTGACCGTGGTGATTGGAACAACTGGGTCAAGGCGTGTATGGAGTACATTGATGCGTCCGAGACCGAGACGCTGCGGATTGCGTTGACGCGCCGAGAAGTCACGACGCATTCTCACCACGAGATTCACCCCTCCATGCTGGTGGGTCACATGGCGGGGACGATTCCCTTGTCGGACCACAACCAGTCGCCCCGAAACACCTATCAGTCCGCCATGGGTAAGCAGTCCATGTGTGTGTACGCGACCAACTTTGCTAAGCGGCTGGACAAGAACGCCTATGTGCTGTGCTCCATCAGCCGTCCACTGGTGGAGACGCGGTCCATGAACATTCTGAAGATGCACGAGATGCCCTTCGGTATGAATGCGGTGGTGGCCATTGCCTGCTACGGCGGCTACAATCAGGAGGATTCCATCATCATGAACCGCACAGCTGTGAACCGCGGCTTGTTCCGTGGTCTGTACTACACGCTGTACAAGGACGAGGAGCACCGCAACGTCACAAGTGGAAGGGAAGAGAAGTTCATGCGTCCCCAGAAGCACGCGACGCGCAAGTTCAAGACCACCAGCTACGCAGCCATCCACGAGTCGGGCATTCCTATCCTGAACTCGGTGCTGAAGGAGAATGACGTGGTCATTGGCAAGGTCGTGAATCTGCGCCACGACACGGCTGGGTATGCGTTCCGTGACGCGTCCACCACTCACAAGAATGGAGAGGATTGCCGCGTGGACGGCGTGTGGCAGGACAAGAACTCGGATGGGTATCCCTTTGTGAAGGTGCGCGTGGTGTCGGAGCGTGTGCCGCAGATTGGCGACAAGTTCTCCTCGCGCCACGGACAGAAGGGAACCGTGGGCATGCTGCTGAACGAGGAGGACATGCCCTTCACGGGGTCTGGGTTGCGGCCCGACTTGATTATGAACCCCCACGCAGTTCCGTCTCGCATGACCATTGCGCAGTTGATGGAGAACATCTTCGGCAAGATTTGTGTGCGCAAGGGAACGCTGGCGGACGGCACGCCCTACGACCACATGAAAGTGGACGACCTGCGGGCGCATATGGTGGAGATGGGCATGCATCCGTATGGAAATGAGATTCTGTACAATGGCCAGACAGGCGAGATGATGCAGGCGGAAATCTTCATGGGTCCCACCTTCTACCAGCGCCTGAAGCACATGGTGATTGACAAGCAGCACTCTCGGGCTCGCGGTCCCATCGTGTCGCTGACACGGCAGCCGTGCGAGGGCAGGGCACGGGATGGCGGGTTGCGCGTGGGAGAGATGGAGCGCGACTGCATGATTTCACACGGTGCCTCGGTGTTTACCAAGGAGCGTCTGATGGATGTGTCCGACCCGTTCCTGACGGGTATCTGCAAGACATGCGGAACTTTGGCGGTGGTCAATCCTGCAGAGGGCATCTACTCGTGTGGCTCGTGTGGCAACAAGACGGACTTTGTGCAAAAGACCATTCCCTACGCCATGAAGCTCTGGATGCAGGAGCTGGAGGCCATGCATATCGTGCCTCACATGGTCATGCAGTAATTTCATATTCGTCTTCATCCTCAACCGCAACCCGTCTCTCAAAATATGAACAACATGCACAGCTCAGAGCAACCGCTACCACTGCGCTGATGGCCACAAGGGCAATGATACCATCCACCTCCATTGCTACTTTTTTTAATGGGTGCGTATAAATGCCGACAAAGCGGACTCACCGCATGCTCTTCAAGAAGTGGGCTGCCCAGGAGGCACGCGAGATGTCTCACAAGGGCAAGCGCATGACGTTCCGCAAGTGGGCGGCTAACGAACTGAAGGAGAAGTCGCACCCTGGAAACCCGTCATTCAAGAAGTGGGCGAAGCAGGAGATGCGTGAAAAGTCGCATACACGCCGGCGCCGTTGAATACCAAATGTCGCTCGAAGTCGTACTCGGCCCGATGTTTGCGGGAAAGACGTCCTATGCCCTGAGCGCAATTCGCAAGCACACTGCGTTAGGACAGCGAGTGCTGGTGATTAAACCGACTTGTGATACACGCTTTGGAGTGACTTCGGAAATCACGACTCACGATGGAGATTCGCTTCCTTGTATGACGACCAACACACTGAACTCTGTGACGGACGACGTCTTTGCGAGCTGCGACGTGATTGTGATTGACGAGGCCCAGTTCTTTACAGGACTGCTCTACTTTGTGGTAGCTGCGACCGAGCAGAAGCACAAGTCTGTGTACGTCATTGGCTTGTCGGGTGATTACCAGCGCAGGGCGTTCGGAGAGGTGCTTGCAGTTATTCCGTATGCCGACAAGGTGACAAAGTTGTCGGCAATTTGTGCATGTGGAGGTGAAGCACACTTCACTCGCCGATTGAACCCCAACGCAGGTCAGGTAATCATTGGGGGCGCAGAATCGTACGAGGCAGTGTGTCGTGCGTGTTTTGTGGGGTAGTCGTCGCGCCCACTATTTTTTCTTGCCAGTGAACATAACAGCAATATGGGTGGTGGTCTCTTACAGCTTGTCTCGTACGGCGCGCAGGACATCTACATCAGCGGCAACCCCCAGATTACGTTCTGGAAGGTGCTGTTCAAGCGCCACACGAACTTCGCCATGGAGTCCATTGAGGTCACCTTCAACGGACAGGCGGACTTCAACAAGCGCGTGACGGCCATCATCAACCGTAACGCGGACCTGATGTACCGCACGTACGTGCAGGTGGTTCTCCCGGCGGTGGACCTGAGCGCCGCGAACACGGCAGTCTCGACCTACGTCAAGCGCTTCCGCTGGCTCAACTACGTGGGCCACCGTCTCATCAAGACGGTTGAGCTCGAGATTGGCGGCCAGCGCATTGACCGCCAGTACGGCGACTGGATGCAGATTTGGACGCAGCTCACGCAGGATGCGGGCACGGTGCGCGCGCTCGACGAGATGGTGGGCAACAGCCACGACCTCGTGCTGATGAAGGACGGCAACGGCTATGCGCTGGACCAGTCCTGCTCGGGTGCTGAGCTGACGAACTCGTGCGCCCCGCGCGCGGGCACCCCGGCTCGCACGCTGTACATCCCGCTCCAGTTCTGGTTCTGCCGCAACCCCGGCCTGGCCATCCCGCTGATTGCCCTCCAGTACCACGAGGTGCGCATCAACGTGGAGTTCGAGCAGTGGATTAACTGCTCGTACACGGAGCTGAAGACGGGCTCGGCGCCGACGAGCATCCAGTCGCTGACGGCCGCGTCGCTGTACATCGACTACGTCTACCTGGACACGGAGGAGCGTCGCCGCTTCGCCCAGCAGACGCACGAGTACCTGATTGAGCAGCTGCAGTTCACGGGTGCCGAGTCCATCACGAGCTCGTCCAACAAGATTCAGCTCAACTTTAACCACCCGGTGAAGGAGCTCATCTGGGTGTGCCAGCGCGACTCGTTCGTTGACTGCAGCCAGCCCGCGTCGACCTTCATCGCCGAGGTCAACGGCATGCAGCCCTTCAACTTCTCCGACGACTTCACCACAGAGGGTGTCATCATGGACGTGCTCGCCCGCGGCCAGCTGGGTGGCGGCGGCACGGGCCTCGTCGTCCCGACGACGTCCGATGGTCCCTCGGGCCCCTACCTCCCGGGTCTGGGTATCACGCAGGGCCCGTCGCTGGGTGGCTCCAGCTGGCTGGACACGGGCGGCGACGTTAGCAACCAGTCGGCGCTGTTTGAGGACACGACGAACTACCTGCTCGCCAAGGTGCTCCTGGACTCGGGCATCAAGTGCTCGGGCAAGAACCCGATTGAGGTCGCCAAGCTGCAGCTCAACGGCCAGGACCGCTTCACGGAGCGCGAGGGTCGCTACTTCAACTTCGTGCAGCCGTACCAGCACCACACCCGCACCCCGACGGTGGGCATCAACGTGTACTCCTTCGCGCTCAAGCCGGAGGAGCACCAGCCCAGCGGCAGCTGCAACTTCTCGCGTATCGACAAGGCCACGCTGCAGCTCACGGTGTCCGTCAACACGGTCCGCGGTGGCCGCACGGCGCAGGTGCGCGTCTACGCCGTCAACTACAACGTGCTGCGCGTGATGAGCGGCATGGGTGGCCTGGCCTACTCCAACTAGAGACCTCCGAGACCCCTGCGCAAACTCAACTACAAAACCACAAATGTGGGTGGAACACCACCCGAATTTGTTGTTGATTACGCCTTCTTGTGCTGGTTCGTTCCGATAACAAAGACTCCGATGCCGTTCCACCAAGGTGCGTCTGCTGGGCGGCTTGGATCAAAGTGTGTAACTGTTGTGAGCAGTTCGCGTGTGTGGACAATTTCAATCTTTAGGTCACGGAATGCGTCCAGCGTTCCCTTCCGAACATCTGTCCAGTTCCAATCGTCCACCATGACAATGCAACCGTCGTTAAGGTGCTGAATGTAATGCGAGATTCCCTTGTATTGGTCATCGTAGGTGTGACCCCCATCGTAGAGATACACGTCATACATACCAAGCTTCGAATGATCAACTGTCCACGCATCTGACTCAATAAGTGTATACGTGCTCTTTCCTTTATAGGTTTCAAGTGCCGACACCAATACATCCTTGCTTCCGCCGAACTGCGACCAATTGTCAATGAACGTTGCATCTACTTCGTTAGAGTAGAGTGCGCCTACCGACGAACTTCCATGCCACGTGCCAATCTCGAGATACCTAGTGTTCGGCCTAGAACATATCGCATTGTAGAACCGACGGGTCTTTGTGCCGGTCATTCCAGTGAGTCCAAGGAGTTCAGCGGGCAGTGTAACCTGTTCGGCGTCGGCTCGGGCAATGGAGTCATCAACGAATGCGGATATGTCCATTTATAATCAAATGGAGGGTTTTCTTGCAAGAATCCAACATTGACATACATTGTTCTCCTCGTTGGTTACTTTACCATTCCTATTGAGGGTATCGTATCCACACCAGTCAAAATTCTTGAAGATGTGGTTAATATACTCAAGATTTCCCCACTGGCCAGTTTCTATGATATCAAACCCTGCATGTACAAACATGACTGCCAGACCCATCGGGTTATAACCGCCATAATGATACGGAGTCGAATGAGGAATATTGATGGTGGGTACGCTCGTGAAACAGTATCCACCCGGCTTCAGTGTGTCATAAATGCTCTTCACTGCAACAAATGGGTTCTGCAAGTGTTCAAGCGTCTGACTGAAAAGGAAGAAGTCAAATGCGTCAGTATAGCGAGACGATACTGTGTGCAGGTCAACGGGCGGGTAGGGGAGTTTGACCATCGTGGTTGCCTGAATGAATTCAAGTTCGGGGTCCGTGTCGCACGTAGACGCCAGGACCTCGCTCTTGATATTATGCTTCTCTATCCAATTCTTGAAGTCAAGAACGGTATGAACGCGCGGGAAGTCATGATTTCCCCAACGATATCCCCACGAGGCGGCAGGGCAAGGTGGAACGACTTCGTACTGTGTGAAATACGACGCCGGCTTCTTTACCTTAGTGGTGTACAGCGTCATGAGTTCGTCGTCGCTGAGCATTCTTGTTAGATACGAGAACCTGTCTAAATGTTTTTTACGTAGAGGTCCTTGTACTTGTGAAGAACCTCGATCGTATCCGCATTCATCCGTTCTTGGTAGGTTGGCCACCATGTCTCGCAATAACCATCATACTGTCCCATGGTTCCTCCGTGGATGTGTGTCAAGAAGGATACGATGCAATCGGATACCTTGACTCCTCCCGCTTTGTAATAGTGTCCAATGTATACTCTGATTACATTCATGTCAGCGAGTATCTTCTCGAAGAACGACCGCCTATACATACATCCGCCAAACCCAGCCAACGCAAGTTCTTTTCCAACAAGTTGCGGACGCGCCCGTGTGATGATATCTTGCACAGGGGCTAGCGCATGAAGTGCTGTGTCACGGTTGAATCCACACAAATCATACTTAAGGTGACTGGGATGTGTGGCGCGTTTCACCCAGACGTCATCTTCTAGAAGCATTATGTAGTCTTCGGTCGCATTCATCACCGCTTCACGTAGACGGGTAATCCACACCATAGCCCCATCTGGTGTATCGAAGCATGTGCCGAGCACCGAGGTTGACGCGCGCTCACAGTAGGTATATCTCGCCGAACACTCCCGAGCAATATCGCCGAGAGACTCGTCTCCGCCGTCATTGAACACGAACAGGTTGGACGTTGGATAGGCGGCCCTAAACGAACGTATCGCATGGTCAAACGCGGCTTTTTGCTTATAGCACTGGTAGAACCCAGCAACAGATGGCAAATGGCGTGCATAGAGTGCCCCGACTTTGTCGTAATCACAATGTCCCGCGAAGTGCACGAAGTAATTGGATGCGAAGCAATCGTCTAGCGTTTGTCCAGTCGCGCTGGCCAACGACCATATCCTATCAAACTCATTCGGAAGTGTGGCGATAATGTCCCTCTTATGCAACTCTACGTTCGTGGTTGCCTGTTCGTAGTGAAATCCTGCGTGATAGCCGATGTTCTTATGTGCAAACTCGTTGAAGATTTCTTCGCACATCTCGCGGTGGAGTTTGGGCTGGAACACCATCACACCTCCGTTGAATACCTTGGTCGTATCAAACGTAATGCCGAGCATCAACTTAAAGTAAGCGGGGGCACTCGTTTCCCATCCATTGCGCCTTTGTACCTCAATTCGGCCTTCGGGAGTGGGCTGCGAGTATTCATCCACCATCCCAACCTTGCCACCAAGCCCAGCAAAGGGTATCGGTGGTGACAATGGATTTATCAATATGTCCGCATCAAGATACACAATGTAGTCGTAGGCATCAGCCCACTCGTTTGAGCATAGGCGATACTTCTGAAAACACACTGCATCTGGGTGGGTAAGGTCGGTCTGATACTCTGTTATGACTCTGAAGTCATATCCATGCCGCTTCGCGTAGTATTCCTGACTCGGACGGAAGAGACGGGAATATTCTTGGTAGTATGAAGGGCCTATAGCGACGCAACATATGGCAACTTTCATTTGGTTTCTGCGATGAAAGAACTGCGAACGTACAACGCATCGCCCCACCCCCACCCAGTCATGGATATCTCAACACGCTTGAAGCCGCGGGCGCCCAGCCAAGAGTCCAACTCATGTAGCTGGGCGCATCCTGCATACAACTCCTTGACATTGACCTCCGTGTAGATGTAGTCAAACATCTTGAGTCCGTCCTCAAACCCCTGCAGACACTTGAGTTCGGCCCCCTGAATGTCCATGTTCAGGAAATTGGCTTCGATGCTTCGTTCCTTGACGATAGTGTCCAGCGTCGTGGTGTTCGTCCATACGCGCTTGATTACGTTGATACTCGGATGCGCCTCCAGGTGGGTCTTCAACTCAAGAATTGAGCTCGACTGGAAGTTGTTCGTAATCTTGAACTCAACCGTCTCCACCTTGTCGGAGACGACGCCATGAATCACGTTCGGGAGCCGCTTAGCCAATTCAGTGCAGAGCTCGGGAATGGCCTCTACCCAGTGGATGGCCTGCTGGGGGACCCCCTCGGCGAGATACGCATCGTTCTCCTCTCCTGTATGTGCACCCACGTGGAGGACGCCCGAGATTTTCAGATTGTACTTTTGCACAAGGTCGCGGAGGGGAATCAGCATTTGTGCTTGAAGCCGACCTCGTTGTAAACCACTTAGAACCACGCGCACGAAGTCTACAAATGAGTATTAGCGTCTGTATCCCTACGATGCGGAGGTTTGACTTCCTTCGCGAGTCAATCCCCAAGTACTTGGAGAATCCTCATAT